AGGTACCAGCATGACTACTGCACTGCGGCAGGTCACGAGGGAGTGTGCGGTCATACTTGGCAATGTCAACGTCGCGCTGGGCAACCCGCGAGAGCATGTGTGGACCCGGCGGGACAAGTACCCGCGCTGCATGGTGTGTGACATCGGGAAGCGTGCGGCCGGTCACGACATGCCATGCCCCGGTAAAGTTGACGCAGCGTCAAAACAGGGTTGACAGGTAATATGTCGTGTGGTACGGTATATTCCACAAGTCGGGGAGCGCCGCCCGTAAACAGGTGCGACACGTATAGCAGGTGACACAATGAAACCGGAATCAAAGTATCAGCGCAAGTTGGAGCGAAAGTCCGCGAAGGCAGATCGGAGGCGTCGCAAACTTTCACGTATCGCACAGCAGGCCAAGACCGAAGCGACAGCGACTACGGATGAGTGGCAGCCGTTGCAGCGGGCCGCGATGTACAACGATACGGTCGCGCAGATGGTGACCGCGAAGCACGACGATACTTGGATGAATAACCTGTACACCGTGCAGGTGACACGCAACGTGCGGTACGAAGATTCGCCGACGCACCCGCAGGTTCACGAGTTGTCGATTCGCCGCAACGATCGCCAAGCGGCGTTGGACTGGCGACACTTACAAAAGATCAAAGATGAGTTGGTTGGCGAGAACCACGAAGGCGTGATGTTGTTCCCGCACAGGAACCGACTGGTGGACACGAGCAATCAGTTTTACGTTTACGTGCTGGCCGACGCTGACCAGACACACCCGTTCGGCATGGACGGCCGGTTGGTCAGTGAGGGTGCGAGCGGCAACGTACAGCGACCTTTCCAGCCCGGGCTACGGCCGGACGACACAGTGGCGGCGTGTGGTGTGCATGTTGATGCAATCAAGGGCGGCGTGTATGGTGCGCCGTCTGCGTATGAAGTAGAAGTGGATTCGATTCTAAACCCCCCGAAGGAGTGACTACACGATGCCCGATGAGATCCTTATTGTGAACGAGGAGAAGCACCCGAACCTGTGGAAGCTGACGGCGGGTGTTGTCCCGACTGTTGACGACTCCACGCAGCACCGCGCCGCGGCGCTGTACGCGCAGCTTGCGGGGCAGTTCGGTGGTGACGACGAAATCATCATGGCCAGCCGTTGGGGTGTGAGGCTCGGCGACGGTAAGAAGTACAACTACGTGGCCGTGAACGCGAACCTGTACCGTACGCTCAACGACGCCGAGCGTATTCTGTTTACCGATGTGTTGACGGTGGCGTCACGCCCGAACATCAGCGCAGGTCTCATTGCAGGTGTTGTGATGTGGCCCGCTGATCCGGAGACGTTCGATCACAAGACGTTCGACCCGAATACGTCCGACGACCTTTAATCACGTTGGTGCAAGGCCGCCCCACCCACGTCGGGTGGGGCGGTTGTTTTTTATCTGTAGGGTTACGTCTGATGAGTCTGGACGATTTACACGGATTACTATCACGCCGGTTGCAACAGCGCGAGGTGCAGTGGGTGCTGCCCAAGAGTGACGAAGGGATTGACTGGGGCGTGGAGCGAGTGGTGTTGGTGGAGGCCGGGACGAAGCAGTTGTGGTGGATGAAGTCGGGGATAGCGTACGCAGGTCGGATGTTGGGCAATGCGTACGTTGAGCCGAGGCTGACGCTGGTGGACTACGACGGTACCCGATCGAATTGGCGTCCGCGTCAACGAGAGTTGCACGTGGGTGGGCGACTGACCGTGACCTTGTTGTGCAGGTACGCGGTGACGATTGATGACTGGTTTGATTTTGTGGGGCTTACTGAACAATTGAATCCGCATGTCACGACCGAAATCGTGACGGCTTGAAAGGCAAGAACATGCTTGGACACACGACAGAGTTTAATTACCCGGTGCTTACTTGTGTCGTCATCGACGGCGATACGGTTCGCGCGACGTTGGACTTTGGCTTTAACACCTACAAGGGGGTGTCGGTGCGCATTATGAATGTGGACACGCCGGAGGTGCGGAGCAGAGACCTGTATCACAAGGCTGTCGGCCACATGGTCAAGGCTGCCGTTGAGAAATGGATTATGAATCAGGGTGGCGTGGGCGGCTTGCGTGTGGAGTCGGCAGACGTGGGCAAATACTATGGCCGCGTTGTGGGTGACCTGTACGTGCCGAACCCAGCAGGGCCAGCCACGGTGTACTTGTCGAACTTCCTGCTATCGAAAGGCTTGGCGGTACCGTACGAAGGCGGGCAGCGCGAGTGGACGCGCCAAGCGCTGGAAGCGGCCGAAGGCGCGGCTGCCGAGTTGATCGGTCGCGAGACTACGGCGCAGATCAGAGCCGAGTACAACGTGGACCCACCGCAGTTGTCTGACGATGATTGATTGGCGTTGGGGCTACGTTGCCCTAAGATACTTTGACGCAGCGTCAACTAGGAGATGGCTATGTCACATACCGCTAAATCGAAGCACAAGCCCAAGTCGAGGGACCGTGTGGTGCGTCTGTTCACGCCGACACTGCCCGGGATGGAGATGGGGTGGCAGAGGATTGTCAGGCAGGCCGACCGCTTGGTATTGCTCGCCCCGGGGTCTGACCCACAGCCGGACGGACGCAGTGGTTACCGGCATCTGGTTGCAGGGGGCTGCCGCAAAGGCGGGGAGCCGTTACACCCAAAGCCCACGTGGACGCTTGCTGAGGGCACACAGGTGGCCGGTGCGGCGTTGATGGACGTGACGGGCACTGTGCTGGCCTATTTCCTGTACCGCGAGCCTGTGCGGCTGCTGACAGGCGACAGGGTCACAGTGGACCGTGTGGAGATTGACCGGAGCATCGCAAAGGTGCTGGCCTATTTCCTGTACCGCGAGCCTGTGCGGCTGCTGACAGGCGACGGGGTCACAGTGGACCGTGTGGAGATTGACCGGAGCATCGCAAAAGGTGATGGCGGCTGAGTTGCGGCGCTGACGCAGGAGTCACGGATGGCGTTGTCAGATATTTGGACTATCACACAACCCGGTGACTTACTGGCCAAGTTGGGGGCGCGGGGTGCGCGTGTGACGCACCATGAGTTGGGGAGCCGTATCGTAGTCCAGTCGGGTGAGATGGTGTTTCAGGTGCAGGCCGGGGTGTTGGAGAGAGCGATTGCGATGGGGCAACTTGAGTACGACCGGTACGAGAGCCAACCCTATCAACACATTTGGGTGTTGCGTCGTGATAAGCCCAGTCGTTGACATTTACACTGCATTCGGGGAAACTGTACAACGTACAGGGACTACCCACAGTTACAAGGAGCCTCGCGATGCTGACTCGCGCTAATCTGTCCACTATGTTTGAGTCCGAACTCGACGGTAGCGAACTTTCTGACGTGACCCCAGTTACCCACCTTCCCGAAGACACAACGCATCCGGCCTACATTGCGGTTGAGCAGGCACGCCCGGTGCTTGAAGAACTGTCTGACGAACCAATTTTTGTTACCGAGTCTGACGACGGTGCCGTGGTTGTAGTCGGGGAGGACAATGCCGTGCTGGTCGGTGCTGATGGCTCATTGCTGCTCAAAGACCTGACAACCGAAGGCGTGGGTGACGATTCGGACGATGACGTTGCGACCATGCTGGGACTTGACGACGATGATGATGATGATGATGACCCTGACTGGGGTGACGATGACGACGATGATGATGATGGCGATGATGTGGATGACGATGACGACGATGATGACGAGCCGTTTGAAGGCGTCACGCTGGGCGGCATCACCGGCGTCATGCCGCAGTTGACCGAAGATCAGTGGGAGTCGGCGTCTGACGCAGCTTTTGACGCGATCCAAGACGCGATTGAAAGCCAGACCGGGGACTACGACAGCGCACGGGAACTTGTGGCTCAGTTTGTGTCTGAACGCAAAGCCGGTGACTGGCGTGCATCGGTGTTGACTGCTGAGCGAATCGCCGAAGCGATGGGTCTTGACGCCACGGAATCCAAGGCCAAGTGCCCGGAGTGTGGGGAGGCGTTGGGTGCCGATGCAGACGAATGCGAAGAATGCGGATGGTCTGCCGATGACGACGAAGGTGACGACGACGATGATGAAACCGACGAAGAACTTGCCGAAGCTCGGCGTATGCCGCGCAAGAAGTCCGGCGCAGCCAAGGGCAACAATCAATTTGGTGGCAAAGGCCGCAGCCTCAAGACGCCCAAGGTGCCCAGTGATGTTGGCGGTGCATGGGCTACACATGAAGGTTGCACGTTCGCTATCTTCCCCAAGGGCCGCCTCCAAGAGTTTGTCACGTTGGCCAAGCAGGCCGGTGTGAAGACCGGCGACAATGTGGACCTGCAAACCGAAGGCGACTATTACGGCGTTGAAGTGCCCGACGCAGTGGCCGATAAGATCGCGCCGTTGTTTGATGGCGATGATGTCGCGTACCGTACCCACGAATCTGACTGATTGTTTGACGCCGCGTCAATTGCCGAGGTGTGACTTATGGCTGACTACGCACTTGCTTTCCGGAACGGGGCTTATGCCGTTTCTAGCACTGTGAATATGTTCAATGCAGGTGCGGTGACGCGACCCGCATGGCTGAACGTATGGTTGCGACCGGACGTTGCGCCGGGAGCGTCGCGGAGTCTGGTTGGCTTTACAAACGGCTCGCGGTGGTTCCTGTACATCACAAGTAGCACGATTCGCGTATATTGGGCAGGCTCACAATGGGACATCGGTCAGACGTTGACACAGTCCGTGTGGAATCATTTATTGTTTGTTGAGGTGTCTTCGACCGAGCGGTATTTTTACCTGAACGGCACCAAGTACAGCGACACGACCAGTTGGGGGTCTACGCCCACGGGTCTCACAAAAGCGTACGTATTCAATAGCGGTGCTGGTTGGGACTGTGACGCGGACGACTTCGCAGCCCGGCACAACGTGGCTGGGTTCGACGAAGCTGCGGCCGACGCGATGGCGGCTGACATATGGTCAGGCGGGCCACCCACGGGTAAAGCCGTGGCACCGTATCTTCCTACACACCATTGGCTCATGGACAACCGCTTTGGTGGCATCCCGGATCACGGCACGACTGCGGCACCTGTAATTATGATGGTCGAGGACGGTGGCGACCCCGACGATGTGGACTACACTGACACGCCGATGAGTCCACCGTCTGATTTGGTGGTGCTTGGTAATTCGATCGAACTAACACACGGTGACGTTACACCCGCAACGGCAGACCACACAGACTTCGGGGCCACGAACGTGACGGGCGGCACCGTGACACGTACGTTCTATGTCCGCAATGACGGTGGTGCAGACATTGCACAGGCTGTCGCGGCTGTCAGTGGCGACGATGCCGGTGACTTCACTGTGTTGAGTCAGCCGACTACACCTCTTGCGGCCGAAGGGTTGACGAGTTTCCAAGTGCGGGCCGACCCCAGTGCGCGAGGTGTGCGTACAACGACTGTGCAGATCGACCACGACGACGCAGCCAAGGCTGACCCATTTACATTCAAAGTGCAGGTCACTGGCCAGAGTTCGTTGATTGTGGTCAAGGGCAATAGCCAAACAATCAGCGATGCAGACACCACACCCGACCCGGCCGATCACACCGATTTTGGCGATGTGTTGGCGGGCCTTGCTACGGTGACCCGCACGTTTACAATTCAGAACACAGGCGAGCTAAGCCTAAACATCACCGACGTGGCGTTGTCAGGGACGGGCACTAGTGCTTACAGCATTGTGTCGCAACCGGACGCAACCGTTGCCGCCGGGCAGACGACTACATTCGATGTCACCTTCGACCCCACCGGGGCCGGGGATTTTGACGCGACTGTAACAATCAGCAGCGACGGTCTCGGCAATGAGTCCTATACTTTTGACCTTACTGGTACGGCCACTGCGCCCGTCATCAGCGTCACGGGTGATGTGCTTAGCTTTGAGCATGAGGTTGGCGAGACTTCGGACACTGTAACTTTGACAGTGACCAACACAGGGTCCGCCAATCTCGCGCTTGAAGTTGACGGTGGCTTGTCGTGGGTTATCCCGTCTGTGCAGGCTACGGTTGTGGCACCCGCCGGGTCGGTGCAAATACAGTTCCGCGCTATCACAGTGGGCCTGCCGCTTGGTACACACGCTTCGACAGTGACGCTATCGGACGCCAACGGGGCTACGACTGACAAGACTCGCGTCATGGAGTTGGTTTTGAAAGAACGTGTGCGACCCAGCAAGACCGCAGGTGCGCAGGTGCGAATCGAAGAAGGCACACCTGTGTTGCCGTTGAAGGAGAATTGACCCATGCCCGCAACCGCAACAGTTAGTGGTGCCACGTTTGTGACTGTGCTTAACGCCGAATGGCCGGTTACGGGCGGGTCTCGCAACGGCAAAGACATATTCAAGTGCCCCGGCAACCTTTATTGGATGTGGTACCACGACGATAGTGGCGACGGGTTCTATGGGGGCGGTAACTTTTGGACGATTGGTGATGCTGATCCCACGAGTTCGCAGCCCGGTTGGATGAATGTTTGGTATTTGGGTTCGGACACTACGTGGCCGTGGGACGACGCATCGTGGGGCGCTAGTGGCGTGGGGCCGCCGGACGGACCGTTGACTGTGACGGGCAACGCCGTGGTAGGCGTGTACGCCGTCACGAGCGCAACCCCTGCCGGAGCCAATGGCAATTATCACTTGGTCGACAATACGGGTGAGGACGACTGGAAACAGGACGACACCGCCCGTTACATCTACAAGCAGGGTGGCTTCTGGCGTCGCGGACCAACACAGGGCGGTGGCGGTGACTACGAAGCAACCGGGCCAGCCGACTCTACTTCACCTGACGATGGTGCGTGGGACGATGGGTCATCTGTTGCCGAGGGCACCGTGGCGCGGCAAGTTGTGTACATCGAGTACACGACCGACCCGGACGCAGCGGGTCAGTATTCAGCCCCCGTGTACGTCAAAGATGGCAACCTGTATTACACCGGACCTAACGGTTTTATCGCCGGTCGCGATCCCGGGACGCCTGACTGGCACATCGAAGCTGAGGATGGGACCGAAGGCGCGGGCGATGTTGCCGCCGACCACACAAACCCAAGTACCAGTGAATTACTGCCGATGAGCGGTTGGTCAGACGGCGTCGTTGTGCGCGATCCTTACATCACATTCCGCGAGAAGGTCACAAGCAAGTTTTATTCTGACAGTCCGGTTTTTAACGCGCAATACACGGCGTGCGACTTTGCAAACCGCATGGTTGTTTTGCAGCCGTACAATGACTACAGCAAGCCTGCCGCTGTGGGCGTGCAAGACGCACCGGGTGGCGATTTCACACTTGAGGCTTCGTTGCTACCTGACTTCGCGGGTCCGGGAAGCCACACGTGGACAGGTTGTGCGATGTCGCGCGTCGATCCGGATGACGACCAAGGTGGGTACCTTGCACTGTGTGGTGACGGCGGGACACCTGCACAGATTGTGGTGGTGTATCACCGCGCAGCCGGGGAGACTACGTGGGTTAATGTGATGGTGGCCGAGATACCGACCGGCGGCGGCAACCACGAGCGCACATCGGTCGCGTTTTCCGACGACGGGCGTTGGGTCTTTGGCACACGCACCGGCGATGCGGCCCCCGGTAACAACTACGTGGTGGTGTGGGAAAACCACCCGACGTTGGGTTGGCGTTACGTGCAGACGTTGGAGGCGACGGAGCCAAGCATTGCGCGCATGGGTGTGACAGTTGCATGCGATGGGTCGTACCTGTTCTTAGGCGCGCTGATGGCCAGCAACGATGACTCTGTCGCAATGTATTACCTTAACGGTGGTGTGTGGACGTACCTCGGCAAAGCACCTGACCCGGACCCCGGAGAAGTAGGTAAAGGGCGCGGGCAGATTGCGATGGTGTACAGCGACCCGTGGTTGTTCCTCCCCGCCGTTTATTATGGCCGTATTTACATCCACAAACGCAGTGGTGCCGCAGGTTCGGCGACGTTCCCGCATCACCAGACAATCGCACCCGTCGGTGTGCTATCGGGTTTAACTTTTGGTAACGATACCCGCGCGTACAACGGCAACAACATTGTGTTTTCTGCGACGAGCGGGACGCACGGCTACGTGGGTCTGCTGACGTATGACGCAAACGGGGACACGTGGATTGCGGCTGAGTCCGCAAGCACGGATGACGATGTCGGTGGTGCCTATTCCGGCATCATCCCACTAGACGGCACAGTTGTGTATGGCACCCCCGCGTCCAACGGCCGCCAGATGCAGGTGTTTAATTACACGGCTGCACTACCCCCCGGTCCTGATATTGAGGTGTACGGCAATAGCACGTTGATTGCCGACGCTGACGCAACACCTGATGCAGCCGATCACACTTCCGCAGGCAATGCACAGATTGGTGGCAGCACCGTGACGCGCACGTTGTACATCCGTAACGTGGGTGCGAGCGATTTGAACCTTACCGGGCCAACACCCGTGACTTTGACCGCAGGCCATACCGGTGACTTCACAATTGTGACGCAGCCGACGCTTGACCCGATTGACGTTGGCGAAGGCAACCAAGTATCCGTGCCTGTGCGGTTCTCACCAGTAGCACGAGGCGCACGACAGGCTACGTTGGCGATCGCGAGTGACGACCCGACCGGTCCGTACACACTTGATGTGGGCGGCACGGGTCAGAGCGCGTTGATTGTTATCAAGGGCAACAGTCAAACGATTGCCAAGGGCGACGTGACACCTGACGCGGCCGATCACACCAGCTTTGGTGCCGCGACCGCAGGGCAGACCACCGTGGAGCGCACGTTTACGATTCACAACACCGGCGAGTACGACCTCACGATTACAGGTGTGTCGCTGACAACCGAAGTCAATTACACAATCAGCGAAGAGCCGTTACTTTCGACGGTGCCCGCTGGCCAGACGACTACGTTCAAGGTGCTGTTCGACCCGGCGGCGTCTGGATCACTGGGCGACACAATCACGGTTGCCAGTAATGGCTTTGGCGACACGTCGTATGCCTTTGCGATCGACGGCACTGGTGTGGCTCCCGAGATTACGCTGACCGGCCCCGGCATTGACGTGGAAGTGAACAAGGGTGACTCACCGTCGCCGACTGTGCTTAATGTCGAGAACACCGGGGACGCCACGTTGAGCCTGCGCATCACCAAGGGCAACGCAACGTGGCTGACGGTCGCCCCCGCTGCGAGCGAGGTGGCGTCCAGTGCCGACATCGACATCACAGTAAGCATCGCGACGGCTGGGCTGGATGAGGGGGACTACACAGCCACCCTGACATTCGCCGACGTAAATGATGCGACGGCCGAAGTGACCCGTGTGATTGCACTGTCGGTCAAACCGTCCGTGCATCCCGGTAAGCTGGCGGGCGGCAATGTCGTGGTGGAAGAGTCTGACACAGCCAGTGACCCAGTTTCCGCTAACAGATATCGAACGCGATAGGAGTTCCAGTGGCGAAGAAGAGAAAAGCCAAGAAACGTAAGGCCAACACCGGGGAAGCGACAACGCCCGCCCCGGGCACGGAGACGGCTGCGCACGCCGTGTCACCCGGCGAGGTTCCCTGCCCACCCGCATTGCAGGAAGCCAACGCTGCGGCCTCTCCGTGCCCGGCTCGGCCTAACGTGGCGGTGATTGGACGGCCGTTCACCCTGATAGTCGATCCGCGACGCCGGGGCACCCCGGTAACGTCGGTCACGCTCCGCAATATGAGTCCGGACGCACTTGACCTTGCTGTGACGGTGGAAGCCCCGGGGGCAGCAGTACCCACTCAGTTGCACCTTGCCCGTAACGGGGAGGCTACGTTTCGGGTGGCTGTGACCGAAGAAGACGCCACAGGTGTTGTGAGATTGGTGGCCACGGTGGTGCAGGCCGGTACGGGAGAAGTGGTGCAGATGGTGCCCATTTTCCTGTCCCGTGAGGCACCCGAAAATTGACGCTGCGTCAATCCGCTTGGCAGAGACTACAAGGTGAGGTAATATACACGTGTCGGCCGCGAGGCCGCACCGAACAGAACAACAAGGAGCGCATCCCATGCCCAGCATCATTGAAAGCACGCAGCCGCAAGGCGCAGACGACGAAATCACGGACGAGCAGGTTGAAAGCCTGTTGGTTGGCGAAGGGGACGAACTCTCCATCGCAGGTCGTGTCGTGGAAAGTTTCATCCAGTCAGTTGACTTTGGCGCACTGATGGACGACGCCGACGTGGCGGAACACATTGACGCCCGTCTCATCCCGGCTGAGTTGCTGGGCGAGTCCGCACTGGGCCTTGACGAACTCATCACACTTGCCGAGGCCAGCGGGCAAGACGTGGGCGAGGACGTTGCGGATGACGCCGTCATCATCGAGACGCTTGACGGCGATTATGCCGCCGCGTTCATCGACGAAGACGACTTGAGCGGCATGTTCGACGACTACGTCTCGATGGTCCTTCACGAAGACGCACAGGGCGATGACCTTGACGCGAAAGCGTTGTACGTGGTCGCTCTCGAAATGCTCGATGACGGCGATGACGACAGCGACGAAGTCGATGAAGGAAGGAATCCGACTATCACGAAGAAAAGCCCGAAACTGACCGGCAAGGGTGGTTGGAATCGTGGTGCGTTTCGCGCTATTCACAAGAACGGCGACAAGACGTTGGTCAACCGTATGCTTGGTGCGATGCTTCGCAAGCAGGCAATCACACGGTCCACGAAGGGGGCTGGTTATCGCCCAAACGCCGCGAGTGGTGCCAAAGGCGACTACGGCCCGGCAAAAGGTCCGCCACCCACGGTGTGGTCGAAGTACCCCACCGGCGGCGCTGCGGGCGAAGCTAAGAGCAAAGCCATCCAGAAGAAGGGGTCGAGCAAGGCTAAGTTGAAGCGCAATCAGAAGTCGAACAAGTCCCTGCGGCTTGCAGGCAAAGCTACCAAAGCCAAGGACGCTGCGAATAAAGTCGCGGCCAAGATCAAGGCCAAGAAATCCGAGAAGAAGCCCGGCGGCGGCAAGGCCAAAGAATCCCATGACGCGCCCGCCAACCTGACCGAAGGGGGCTACCCTGTTTCGTACGGCGGGATTACCGAATCCGACGCCTGTCCCGGTCAGATGACTGCTGGCAGTGGCCAACACGTTGCAGCCAACGCCTTGAAATCGTTGGGTCATAAGCCCAAGGGCTGAGCCAACATCGCGTCCCGGCTGACGAATCGACGTACATGGGCTGGGCATGGGCGACGGGTGTAAACCCGGACCGCGTGCCCAGCCTTTTTTTTGAGGTATCACGATGTCACAAGCACCCGGCGGCGCATTACCACCAATCACCTCCACAAAGCAGGCCATGCAACAGCACCCTGCGAAGTATGGCGGCGATACCCCAGTCAGGGAGTCGCAAGCACCAGCGCCGACGACTACACCAACAAGCGGACGGCTGACGTTCGGGGAGTTGACCCGGATTGCTGAGGGCGCGAAGCCCAAGCCGGTACGACCGGTGGTTGTGGAGTCTGCAATACACACAGAAGACCCAGCGCACGGCATACGGTTGGCAGCACGTGGGTTGGCCGGTTTAACAGGGGGTGGACATTGAAAGTACATGACCCGACTGCAAGTGCGCAGGTTGACTTGGACGATGTGAACACCCTGCCTGCCGTGGAGGGTTACACGCCCGTGTTGTCGCCGATCACCAGTACGTGGTTTGTGACGAAGATGTGGACCAACGAGTCGTTTCTGGTTGCCAGCTTGGAAGAGGGTGTGGCAAACCGCGTTAAGTTCCGCATTGACGCCCACCTGTTGCAAGAGCGACTTGAACCGCGATGCCATTGGGTAAAACGCGGCGACAAGCTGCCGGTGGTTGAGACCGGCACGACTACGCGCATACTGGCGCAGGTGGACCCGGGCGTGGGAGCCGTGGTGGACCAAGCGTTGCGCCGTGAGGGCTACACACAACAGGAGATTGGAAAAGCGTACGCCATACTTGAATGGGAGCCGGGCGAGGGGTTGGACGGCGTTGAAGTGGTGAACATGGGCGATGATGACACAGGTGGTGGCGATGCCAACGATTGACGAAGGCGTGAAAGATAAGCACCTCGGCAAAGCTGTATTCCTTGCAGGCACCGGCGGGTCGGGTAAGTCGGCGGTTGCTGATGCGATGTTCAGCGCGCTGCGATCACCCGGTGGCGGTTGGTTTAAGGTGGTTGACCGCGATCCACACCTCACACGATTGATGAAGTTGGCGGGCCAAGAGTTGTCTGCGGTAGGGGACTGGGAGAATCGGCCGCTCCGACACAAAGCCAAAGACTTGAGTGCCAAGCAGCTTGAGCAGTGGGCAAATCGCAGGCTGCCTTTAATCATTGACGGTACCGCGTGGCAATCGCGCGTCGTCAAGGACATGTACAAGGTGTTGAAGCGATTGGGCTACGATTGTTACATGGTGGCCGTGGTGACGAAGCTAGACACTGCGCTGTCCCGCAATAAGGCTCGCGCAGACAAGGGTGGCCGCAATGTACCCGCTGACCAGTTAACAACGTCATGGCACGCAGTGAACTCAAACTTGCAGGGTTACAAGTCGTTGTTCGGGGCCACGAACCTTGTGATCGTCAACAACGATCGAGACTACAAACCCGCAGACTGGGGCAAGTTTGCAGTGCCCGCGTTTCGCAAGGCTGCGCAGAAACTCATTGACCGGCCGCTCAAGAATCCCGTGGGCGTGAAGTGGATGGCGAAGCAACAAGCCAAAGCCGCGAAGGGCGGCCCGGAGACCAAGCCCAGTCGCAGCGCGTTTGCTGCCGCTGATCGCGCAGAGAATCCACCGCCACCACCGAAGCCGGAGTGGACGCCGTCGCTGTACGACCCCAGCAGCAGCAGTGGCGGCAAGAAGGGCAAGCGACACCGGAGCGGTAAGAGGGGTAAGCGGTTCCTCAAGAAGCTAAAGGGGATGTTCAGCCGACCGGAGAAGGGCCACGACATACCTGCCAAGCCGTGGAAGCCGGGTGATGTTCCGGATGGCGTGGTGCCCCCTGTGACTACGAAGGATCACGACCCGGCCAACCCGTACGGCAAAGCCAAGAAGAAGAAGAAGCCTGACGAGGCATCACAGGAGGTAACCACAATGGGCACACAAGCAGACGAAGCAACCCGATCACCGGCTGTCGGTGGCTTTCGCACCAAGACGTTAGGTGACCCCGGCAAGAAGATCAAAATCAGTATTGGCGGCCGTCGCATCACACGCGCCGTTGTGGACCAGAGCAACGCGAAGTGGGCTAAAGGTGCCAAGGTGAAGCGCAAAGGACGTAAGCTGATCGCGATTGGCGATGACGCACGCCGGATGTATGCAAATTGGCTGGCAGACAGTGATAGCCCGGGATAGACATTTGGCCGTGGATCAGTGATAATGCAGGTCCACTAATTCGACTACACCGTACAGGAGACTCCGCATGGCATTCCCCGCACCGATGAAACTCGTGTTTAGCACTTTCAAAGATGTGGCAACCCTGCTGACCGCGCTCATCACGGGCGGCACCTTCCGCCGGTCGTACACGTTCAACATTGCCACACAAGGCACCACTGCTACTGCCAGCATCGTTGACATTCAGGCTGTGGATGCGTCCGGCAATAACCTTGCTGGCGTCCACCCTGTCCGTGTGCGTGTGTGCAACGATGGTGCGCATGCTGACTCCACCAATGCCACGGTTGGCGCTACCGGCGGCGGCGGGGCTTCGGTGGCCGAGGTGTTGACTACCGACATTGACCTTGTGTTCCTGTCGGACGCCAATGGTCGCGTGAAGATTGATGTGACCGATGCCACGGCCGAGACCGTGACACTCCGCACAGGTGCCGCACTGTCTGGCCCGAACGCAGACCACGTCACCGAAATCGACGTTACCCACGCCGCGCCGTAAGTGACTACGTCGGCCCGGTTGACTGCTTAACAAAGGAGACGTGATGCCAGCTATTGCTGCAACACAAGTGTGCGTCGTATTGGCCGCCAGTGAGGCTCGCGTGAGCGCACTGGCAGGCGGTGTGGGCGCGGTTGGTGTACCCGGACGGGAAGAGCGGATGGTGTGCCTTGAGAACGCGGCACATGCCCGTGACCTGCTGGGCGCTCTGCATCGCATTCTGTTGGCGACCCACACGCCCGAGCGGGCCAGTCAGTTGCCCGACCTTACCGCTTCGCTGGTGGGGTCAGTCGCGGACGAGGTGACGGCCAAGTACAGCGTGCTGTCTGCACAGGTGGACAAGCCGGTACACGGTGGAACTGCGGAGGGTGCCGTGCTGGCAATCCGTGAGTTGCAGTCGGCCGCGCCTGCTAAGCCCGTGGAGCCGCCCGTCGAACCCAAAGCGGCCGCGCCTTCTGCTGCGGTTGCGAAGCCCGGAGACGTGACACCACCGAAGACGACTACGCCGGTACCAGCAGCCAAGACGCCCGCGAAGGCGACGTTGGGCAGCAAGCTGTCAAAGGCGTTTGGCGGGAAGAAGAAGAAACGGTAAGTGGTAAGATTGACGCAGTGTCAAAATGAATCATGCGGTTCCGCAATCTGTACGCGCTACTGCTAAGCAGGCGCTTGAAGCACACGACGGCATGCCGGACCTCCACGGTGTGCGTGGTGTTATCACTGCCCGCGCATTGACTACGGGCAGTGTGGATGACGCGACCATTGCCCGGGTTCACCGGTTCCTCGCACGACACACCCGGTTGTACGCGGCAGAACTTACACAATTGAGGACCGAAGCCGACAGCGCCATTGTGCAGTCGTACTTGCTGCACGGCGGCACCCCGGCCAAGCTGTGGGCAGCGGCAGCGTTCAAGGAAGCTGTGAGCGAAGGCCGCGTGCCCGAAGACCCCACGGCTGAATTGTTCCGTTTACAACCCGAGCAGTTGTATGATCGCTTTCAGTTGGGTGGGTGGCGATACGAGTACGGGATGGACGCACGGCAAGCTGCCCGGTTTGTTGAGCATTACACCCGCGCCACGGGCTTACCAATCGACTTACCCCAAGCGTTCGGTTCCGACGCATCGAATGTGTCGATGGCCATGCTTCGCCGGTTGAAGATCGCGAAGCCGGTGGCAGAGCAGCTTGTGGAGTTTTTGATCGACGATGACTACAAGGCAGCGGCGTCTGCTGACATGGCCGAGATAAATCACGGCCTTCGTCACGTGACTGAGTCGCTGCCTAAGAAGCTGTGGACTACGCAGAAGGTACAGGACAAAGCGTTGGCTAACTTGGTGTGGGGTCCGTACATCGCATACGCCGTGCTGGCTGTCGAAGACCCGAAGCGGCTTGAGGGGATGAACGGCACGTCCAAGCCGCCGTCACCCGGGGCAGTGAAGCCCAAGACGTACACGCAGTACCACGACGCGATTAACACTTACTTGACGTTCTTTCACCCGGACGGTCCGCGTTATGTATCGACCGGCGACGAAGGTCCGTATGCAGGTATCGCCAACGCTGCGTACAGTTGGCAATACCGCGCACACAAAGGTTTGCTGTTGCAGCGCGCGACGATGCTTAAACATCTGGCGCTGGTGCGGCGACTGCTGTCGTCGAACAAACTGTCAGGTGGTAATTTGTTTCATGTTCTGTTGCAGGCGTGGAAGCAAGAGGACTACCAGAAGATTCTCGATAACATCCCGGTTGACGCTGATGTGTATCCGCCGTTCAGTGCTTTCGTCACAGACCATTTGAGTGCGTCGGGCGATAAGACTACACCTGTTGAAGACCCTAGCTTCGCAGTACACACGGATGCAGTTAAGCAGTATCTATCTGATGTGGGTGTGACCGCCGATCCGGTTCCGTTAGCGGCCACCGATGCGTTCGCGGCTGCGGCTCTTGCGGGCCTTGACTTCAAGCCGGGCGTGCGGATTCAGGTTGGCAGTGGTGGGGGGATTGGGGAGTTGCAGGGCGCGTACATGGCGGCGAGTGGTTCACATAGGATTGTGTACAAGTTGGTGACTGGCTCGATGACGGGCAAGCAGGCGATCGGGACCGACGCGCAGTTTACACAGGGTATTAACAACGGGACGCTAAAGAAGGCAATCGAGAAGGCAACATCGGCACCTGAACCCGCGCCGGTTCCTGAGCCGCAACCCGAACCGACCGATGACGTTGATGGTGATGATGAGAATGATGTTATTCAGCAGTTCTTCAACGAGTTTGTGCCTGACTACGATTCCGATGTTTCATTCGTGGAGACCGACACCAATACAACATGGTTCGATGCACACGAGGATGGGGTCACCCCGGGTACTGAGTTCACAGACGGCACCACGGTGTTTGCCTTTGTGCGTGCGTTCCGTAAGAAGGGCAGCGCGGGTCTGTTCATTCTGTATGCCGATGACGATGGTGCGATGGATCACTCGACTGATAGTGAGATTGTGGGTTTGATAACGGCGGGTACGATCAAACCGGTCAGTGACGACGGCGACGATGTGGGTGAAGACGAGATCGAGCCTTTTGCAGTGGGCGATGTTATCGGTGACGGTGACGCAACGTCTCTGTACTTCCCGGCTTTGGTGCTGGCAGCGTATAACGACGGTACTGGTTTGCGGTACGTCCTATCCGTACTGCGCGCGAGCGTGACGTACACGCCGGTGTTTGAACCCAATGTATTTACACATGGCGAGTTGCGGGGCTACGCAGGGCTTAAAGTGCTTGCGCAGGACTCGATGGCGTTCTCTATGCAGGCGCATTGGGTGCGAGTCAGTACCAACAATCCGGAGGCGGTCATACCCCAGCAGACGTGGTCGGCTACCGTGCCCGGGGATTCAGTCATGTACAACGGGGTGGGTTATCGGCTGGTGATGGCAGTAGACGCGGGCGGTGAGGTACGCCCGGTGGCGGGTCGCAATATAGCGTGGGCCGCAGGCGGCAAGAGCGGCAGCGCTTATCGGTACGTGACGTTGCCCGCGAGCGCAGTGTTAGAACCCACGAGCGGGTCGTCGTACGCCCCGGAGGGGCCAGCACCAGAATCAGTGGATGCGTTTGACGCAGCGTCAATACAGATGTGTGGCACACCGAGCGCAATGGACTACGCAACAAAGAAGGGTTGGAAACTTGCGTACCAAAGTGAGAGTCCGTTGTTTGTGTGGGAGTTGGGGCAGGTTCTCACCTACGGCGCTAAGACGCGGACCGTTATTGGCTATGCGTTTAACTCTAAGGCGGAGGACGCAACGTATATCACGACGACCAATGTGGGTAATGTGAGTTTCAAGGGTGCGAAGTCGGGCAACACAGCTTACGGGCCGTCTCTGGGGTCCGACGACAAGGTGGTGGAGGCGCTGAAGTCGAAGCCCGACGATCAGGCCGCTGACGCCGAGAAGAAGAAGTACCCGAAGTTGAACTACGGTTTGACGAAGGAAGCCATTGAGGTCGCGAAGGCTGATGCGTTAACGTACGTGCCGTCCCCGGGTGGCTCGCCGTTCTATGTCGGCTCACATGTCCGGCTAAAGGCGGGTGGTGCCGAGGCAGCGACGTACGCCATTCTTGGTGTTGTTGAGGACGCATCACACCGGACCAAGTATGTGATGCTGGCAGAATCGGCGACGACCACGGCTATTTTGGTTAACGTGGCCGGTGCCGACGACGTATGGGCGATCAAGCATGACTACGTGTCGGCGTTGGACACCGAGACGGGTGCCGTCACCTTCGGCAAAGGCGACGATGTTGAGTACGCTCTCGCCATATCTGACGAGGTGATACTGCCCAGTGACTCCCCGGCGGGTTGGGCAATACCGACACCGGTTAAGCAGCCTGCGATGGCGACGTTGGGCAGTGGCCATGTTGCAACAGGTGTGGTGGCAATCATCCCCCCGGGCACGGCAATAGCAGCGGTGGGTGTTGAGGGTGTTGAGGGGGTTGAGGGTGAAGACGAGGCAAGTGAGTTGCCGCATGCGATGTTCGTGATGCGGCACCCCCAGAATCAGTATGGTGGCACCAAGCTGAGTTTCCCGAAAGGCACCGTCGATATGGGCGAGCCGTTGGAGGATGCAGCCGTCCGCGAATGCTGGGAAGAGACAGGCTTGACCATGAAGCCGATCGCGTGGTTGGGGGACTACAAAGGTAAGACCAGTGTGACGCGCATGTACATCGGGTACGTGACCGGTGGCAACCCGAAGAAGTCGGGAAAAGAAACAGACGCCGTGGCGTTTAAGCCGTTTGATTGGCTAGAAGATGGCGGCCCGGACTGGAAGCTGATGCCGTGGTACGAAGAACTCACCACACGCGACAAGAAGATTGTTGACGATGCGTTTGCGTGGCTTGAAGCCAAGGGTGATTGGCCGAATGAGATGCCGGTTGAGGAAGCGTCGTATGCGTCGATGGTGACCGGACCTCAAGATTTCAAGGGTCAGGGCGTCGCCAAGTACAACCCGAAAGCTGAGTATGCGCAGCCGGTGGATGCGCCGTTCGACGGCTCGATCACGGACTACGTTGTTGACCCGGACGTACGCAAGTTTGTGGCCAAGTCGTACGCAGAAGTGGGTCACACAAAGACGGCCAAGTGGGTCGCGTACAAGGACGTGTTGGGCACTGGCAATGCTTATCCGCCGCCCGGCGTGGTGGTGACATTGGGTGCGGGTATCGCGTTCTCTAAATCCGAAGAAGGCGACGATGCGGCGTGGACTGTTGAAGGCTACGTGGAGCGCGTGCGGGCGACGCCGAAGCTGTCGCGGACCGTCCGGTCGATCGTGCTGCGGTCCGTGGGTGTAGGTGAGTTGCATGTGCTACGTGTGATGCAGCTTGGTGAGGCGGCGTCTGAGTGGGAGGTCATACTTGATGCGGCTATGTTCTTGCCTGTTGTGTCTGACAAGTTTGCAGACGTATCGCCGAAGTCGCTGCGACCTACGAAGGTTAACCCGTGGCACGCGCTGATATTGGCCGCGCCGTTCCCGGTGAACGATCCGATGGTGCAGAGGTTGACGAGTGCGTGGGGTCTCGCGACGAACGCGCTGGGTGCTGATCCAGTCGGTTTCAGGTGCGCTAAGAACCGTAAGGGGTTCCCACCGTACGGCAGTGTTGTTACGTCAACGGCGGGTGTGACTTCTGAGGTGTTGGGCTACGTGGACGTGGCAATCGAGGACGGCAGCCCGGAACATAACGCGGCTGTGCTTAATGAGATTGTTGCGGGGGCACTGGTTGAGGTGATCGACCACCAGCCGTATTTGCGGTGGGTGGTGACGCGGTCTTTGAGTGACCCCGTTTATTTTGTGCAGCCCGCCGGTCCCGCGTCTGTTGGGAAGATGGAGGTGGATGATGCTGCCACGGCGACAAACAATGCCACAGGTGCGTTCTACACACACGCTGATCCGGACATTAACGCTGCAATCCAGAAGTTGGCCGGGTCAGGTGGCGATTTGTCGGTTGTGGGCACCTCGTTTGATGTGGTGAAGGGGTGGCTGTCCGAGGGTGCGCCTAACCCACCGTGGGGTGTGCTGACACCGGACTTGTTGGGTGTAGCCGCTATGGCGTTCGTCCCCGGTGGTATGTCGAACGTGCAGTATGCTGTGCTAGTTTCCAGCTTGGAGGCCGCGAAGGTTGCCAAGGGGTACGAAGCGATGGCGGCAAAGGAAGCCCCCATCGACGCCGTGGGGGTGAAGGGCATTGCCAATGACGTGACAGTGGTCACACCGCCTGCACCGACGACGACATCCACGGCGTCACAACCAGACTACGCATCGGCGACGGCGCTGTTGAAGTTAGCACACCTTGACCCAGACAAACTTACGGCGTCAACATCAGGCATCCAAGGCGGGTCCAACCCAGTCGGGTTCGTGGTATCAGCGGATGGCACAGAGTGGTTCGCGAAGGGCAGCAAGGAAGGCTCCGCCAGTCCGTGGTCGTATGTGCGGGCCAGCGCTGATGAAGCGTCGGCTACATTGGTCCGGATGCTCAATCCAGACCTCCCTGCGTCTCGCATGGTGGACCTCCAATCCAACTCAAACGTACAAGCCAGTTTGCGAGGCCCGGTGACATTGCAGACCAAGGTTCCCAGCGCTGAGTTTGCACCGAGCAACGTGTCCGATTTGAGTGACGACGATGTTGTGAACGTATTGCGGCAACACATGGTGGATATGTTTGTGGGTGACCACGATGCCAAGTTTGATAACTGGTTGCGTGTGGGTGGCAAGCTGGTGCCCATTGACCGTAGTCAGGCGTTCCGGTTTCTTGCAGAGGGTAAGGCTGAGAGTTTGGACCCGTCGAACAACATGGGTAATCACGGACGACCGTTGGCCAAGCTGATCCTTGAGAAGTGGCGCGACGAAGAGACGTACAAGATTCCGGCACCTGTGTTTGTCGCAATGCGCGAGATGATCGCGAAGATTGTGGCGACGATGACGGATGAGGTGTTGGAGACGAACTTGGCCAAGTATTTTGACTACGTGGCGTCTGCGGCAAGTGTGAATCCGAAGAAGAAGGTGCTGGACGGCCTCAAGAAAAGGCGCAATGGTTACCACAAGGCGTGGGGTCTCATGCTCAACAAGTTGGCGTCCCCGCACGGTAAGAAGTTCGCATGGCCCAAGGCTGGTGCAAAGAAGACGGGGCAGCCCGCCGCTAAGACCACAGTGAAGAAGATCACAGCCACGGCTGCCGAGATGGACTTTACAGCGGAGACTGCACAGGACATTGTGGACGCAGCACAGGCCGGGTGGCAGGGCAAGAGTATCCGAGTGGACACGCACGCGATCGAGAATCAGGAAGTGCTTGTGCAGCAGGTCATTGCAACACCTAGTAATACGCCGTACACGTTGCTTAGCTGGAAGGTGGCTTTCCATGTCGCTGCGCCCGCGTTGCAGAAGCTAAAGGCTGTGATGGTGGGAAGCCCGGCCGAGGGGGCTACGGCGTTGGCTGGGCCACAGAGGTTCCCGTTCGATCAGGATGGGGGGTACTATTCTCGGTTGGTGGTAGCGGCGAAGTTCCTGAACAATCGGTTCTACGATAAAGTCAACGCCGACGCACATGGGTATGCCGCGAAAGAGAAAGACGGCAAGACGTGGAAACAGGTGAAGGAAGCTAAAGCGGCTGAGGGTATTACGTTGACGCCTGAGATGTTCGCCGACCCAGCCAAAGTCGCGCTGCGATTGGACCCCATTATCGCGATGGCGAAGCAGACCGGTACAGTGCCCGGTGGGTTGCCGTCGCTACCCGCGTTGATTGACGCAGCGTCAACATCTACCAAAGTGACTGTGCAAGGTGTGCCGTACCCGTCGTCCGCAATTGTGGGCATGGCGCAGCAGTACCAGCAGTATGCTGAGATTATCCGCGATGTGTGGACAGACATTTTGACTAAAGGCGAGGACGGCCAGTTTTGGGGTACACAGGTGGGGGTACCTGTCGGCGATAAAGTAGAGAACTTTACGTCCTACATGTTCAATCCAGATGACTACAAAGAAGACACGGCACAAGACCCGGTGACGGTGGATGACTTGCCGTTTTACGTGTTGCCTAAGTCGAGTGGTGGGACCATGCCGCAGTTGCAGGCTCACACAGCATCGCCGGGTAAGCCCGCGCATTTGACGATGCCTTTGGACGGCAAGGCGTCAATGGCGGGTGTGTCGATGGACGTGGTGGGCGCAGTCATGTCGGTTGGGTCGAAGTTCCCGCAGTTCATTATCCGAGAAAAGTCCGGGCCGACGCATATTTTTGTGGTTCCTAATTTTGACCCGTTTGCGGCGTACGCCAGCGGTAGCTTGATTGATAACAAGTCGATGGCGGGCACGTGCTGGGCGGTGGCCCCCGGTGAGCCGTCACCCTCGGGTGTGGCAAAGGTGCTGAAATTGTTTGAGCAGGCTACGTCGGTGAAGATGAAGGCCGCGAGCGACAAGGACGTGGAGGCGCTGTATTGGTCCAAGCAGGCGTCCGTGCTGCAACCACAACACCCGTCGTCTAGTGGCCATTGGATTGATCCATCTAGCGACCAAGCCCCGACACATCCGGAGTATGTGGCTGCGTTGGCACAGTATCGCGAGGGGAATACTGACGCGGCGATTGCGGCGATGAAGCAGTTTGTATCGGCTGCGTCGAAGCAGTCTGTACCGCAGTTGGAGAAGGCTGCTGCCGCCGGGCTACGCGGCGTCCATGACGCGGGGGGTGCGGGGTACCGACGCACGTTGCAGGTGGGGTGGACGCGAGCTAAGCTGAAAAGCAAGTTCGGTGCCGATGTTTATGTAGGGCACGGGACGCTCAATGTGTCATTGGGTACATTCTTCGAGCGTGTGATGTCGAACGGTGCATTGTTGTCCAGCGCCGCGAAGCCGCTAGTAGGCATCCCGGCGGGTTTGGGTGGTTCTACCGCTGACTTCGACTTAGATCGCGGTGGTGGTGTGAACTTGTTTATGGCCCTCAAGCGTGGCGTTTCGATGTCGTACTCGGCGGGGACGGGTTTGTTTTTTGACCTGTCGCTTTTGCTCCGCGACGACGTGATGGTTATCGGGTCGGGTGCTACGTTCTCCGATGCGTTTGGGGGTACAACGGCACGTCGGCTCGTGTCCATTGAGTCGTTGGCTGAGAACAAAGCGGCTGCATGGGCGACGCATGGGTTTTCACTGGGAATGCCGTACCAGATTAACGCGCGTAACGACGTAAACCTGCAAGCCTATTTGCAGTTTGCAGTGTGTTCCAGCGCAGGCGAGCGGGACACCATACATAACTTGATTGAGAAGCATTGGGGTGCTGACGTGACGTTCGGGCCAGACAAGAAGAGTATTGAACAGACCATCGTGACTACGAGTGGGCTTCCATGATGAATGATGACCTGATTCAAGCGTGTGTACGTGGTGTGGTGGCGGAGACCGTAGGGCCGGAAGGTGACGTTCCGGTGGATTTTGTCCTTCCAGCCGAGAAGCTACCCATGACGGCTGTCCTGACCGCAGGGTGGTGGGCACGGGAGTGGGCACCCGGGACGGGTCTGCATGTGTATCACGCGGTGCTGGACACTGGCGTGGACGGTTGGGCGTTGGAGGGTGTGCCGGGTCTGACCTTCACCGGCATGGAGCCAGACATGCACACGGGTGCGGTTGCGACGCAGGCCCGGTATCAGCGCCTCCGAGATATTGAGCGGGACGACTACCTTTTGCAGCTTCAATACTTACAAGAGCAGCTTGGTGACGAGTTTGACGTGTCCCCGTGGCGCGCCGCAGTGGTTGCGATCCCTGTTGTGGACCCTGTCGCGGAGATGCTGGCCGCGAACACGGCCGCACGGATGGTGGGCCGCGTCATATTGTCAGACGGTGTACAGCCCGCTGCGTCGGCCGCGTTTGACATGCTGGGCAACGTCGCACTGGCCGGTGAGTCGTCGTGGTTGCGGGGTGTTTTGCGGGACTGGCAGAGTCGATTATCTGCTGGTTCTGACGAAAGAGACCTTGCCGATCACATCCGGATGTTGTCGGAGACTACACAACGTGGTAATCTAATTGTGCATACAGCGGACGTGAGTCGTGCGATAGGGCCGATTCAAGACATCGCCCGTAGTGGACTGAATTGACGCAGCGTCAAAACCTCAAGGAGAATCATCATGCCTCAGAATCAAGTTGCCAGCGTGCCCAACCTCGACTTCGGCGCACCCTCCGCTGGTGTTGCTGCCGTGGGCCAAGTCCTCAATGAAACTGCTGTCCCGGCTGACGGTGATACCGTCAAGCTGACGGACTACCGTGGCAAGAGCCTCACGTTTGAGTTTGACAGTGGTGGCCAAGTCGCCGCAGGCAACGTCCTCGTGGCCATTGGCGGCTCCATTGCCGCAACTCGTACAAACCTCATCGCTGTCGTCAACGCCGCCGCTATCGCGATCACCGCGTCAGCACATGCGACCGCTGGCCAGACCACGCTGACCCAGCAGGGTCACGCAGTCGCAGGCAACACCACCATCTTTGCTGTGTTCGCCACAGGTGCCAATGTCACCGTGACACAGTTCGCAGGCGGTATTGGTGACGCCAACAGGACTCACCCGCTTGAGTTGCAAATGGTTGAAGGTGGCCAGGTCGATGTGACCTTTGAGTGCCCCAACATCAGCGAAAACCCCGTCACCGTGACTCTCGAAGTCAGCGACGACGGTTTCCACTGGGTTACCACCACGGCTGCCGCCAACGGCGCACAGGTCAGTGCGGCTGCCATCGCGGTTAACACTCGCCAGTCCTTCGCCCTTGTCCTGTCGGCAGGCCAGTTCGTCCGTCTGACCCCGGTCGGCCCCGGTCGCGCCATCATGCAAACTCGCGGCGGCAACCTGCGCCTTTTGCGTCACACCTAATCAGTGGTGGCGTTGTGATACGGCTCAGGGACACCACGTAAGGAGACTACGGCGATGCACGAGACAGTTCCCCAATACCGGACGATTGCGTTTGGGAATGATCGCCCCGTCGCGGTGGGCGCGACGCCGACCCCGGCAGACTGGTTGGACGATAAGTTTGTGCGTGTTGGCATTCCGTTCCCGACCCCGCTTGTCGGGTTCGTCGAGAACGTCAGCGACGAAGTCGAACTTACGTTGGCGCTCCATGAGTCGTCGGATGATGCAGCCGCCGATGCGTTTGCTGCTGTGAACCTTCGGGTGAACGGCGCAGATGTGGCGAGTGTTGTGATTCCGCCACGGGGCAAGTTGGCTTTCACGGTGGAAGCCATCGCAGAAAAGTATTTGCGGTGGCGGGCTACGCCATCCGTGATGTCGATGCCCCACGCAACTCTGACCATGGTGTCGTGGTTGGGGGCCATCGAAATATACGCCCCCGCGTTTGATACCGCGAACTACCCGCTCAGTTGATAAGGCCACGCAATGGCAAACGCACCGCTGCCTGAGATGTTGCCCGGATGTTTCTTTTATGTTGAGTACGACCGCGATGACGAGACATACACGATCCATCTGGACGACGCCGGTGACGATGACCCGAGTTACAACCTCGGCAACGTCACGGAGGCGATGCACAAGTTTGATCTGTGGGCATTTACGGCCGCGAACGGTAGGACGCTGCTACACGCAGCGCACTTGGCCCTTGACGTTGCGCGGGAGTATGGTGCGTCGGTCGCGATGTACGCTGAAAACCCTCCCCGTGTGTGGCCGCACTATGACCGCCGCCCCGCGCGGCTCCAATTGAATGAAGGTGTGACAAGTGGCTGTGAACTCCCCGAAATCCCCTCTGCCCGTTACGGTGGTTGAAGCGCACGCATCTGGCCGGGGCTACGTCCTCGAAGGTGCCGATGGTGCGTTCGACCCCGAAGTTATTTACGTGACGCAGGGCAACAAAGTTCTGTTCCTGCGGGGCAGCGCCAACATCACCGAGTCCATCAACCCGGAGACGGAAGGTTTAAGCGTAGTCGAGTCGATCGACCAGCTTGAACTGGTGGAGCGTGAAGCCGCCGGTGGTGCAAGCACCAAGATTGTGAAGGACGGTAAGTGGATTGTTGAGGGTCCGTTTCAACAAGCCGACAAGAAGAACTCCAACGGCCGGGTGTACTCACGTAAGCTGTTTGAGCGACTGATCGCGGACAGCAAGTCACAGGTGCAGCAGCTTGTCAAAGATCGCGGCATGCACGGCCACGTGGAGCATCCCGGGGACGGCCGGTCGGACCTACGCAAGAGCGCGATGATTGTGACTGAGTTGAAACTACGTGACGACGGCGTTGTGTGGGGTCGGGCTGAGTTGCAGAACACGCCCGATGGTTTGATTCTCCAAGAACACACTGCGCAGGGTAATAAGTGGGGCGTGTCGTCCCGTGGCCGGGGCACCGTACATCCGGACGGCCGGGTGGACGAATCCGACTTTATGCTCGACACCTTCGACGCGGTTGCTAAACCCAGCGTCGTGACTGCGCTACCCAAACCAGTAAAAGAAGTTGAGGCACCTGTTGAGCAGGCCACTCTGGCCGCCATCATCGAATTAGGTGACCTCAGCGATTCAGACTACGCTGCGATGACGGAAGCTGTCGCGCAGCGCCAACAGACGACCGAAAGCCGCGTCGAAGAGACTGCGGATATTGATGACCTTGAAGCGTCGGTACAATCACTTTGTGAGACAGACCTGACCGACCTCGATACAGCCGCCCAAATGAAGTTGACCGCAAGCCTTGTGCAACACTTCGGCCGAGTGACGGGTGCGATGAAGCAACGCAAGATCAAATCCGATCGTGCGACTGTTCTTATCGACTCGATTGACTCCATGCTGAGGAACGTGACAGAGGCCGAAGTGAACTTTGACCGGGTGTTTGACGAGGCCGTGCAAGAGGCTGCAAATGAGAGTGACGCGAGCCGACGTGCGAAGGCTGTGACCCAAGTTGTGAAGAGCGTGCAAACGCAGCTTGAGTCCGTGGCGGTTGAGGCTGCGCAGTTGCGTCTTGACTTGAAAGAAGCACGAGACCAGTTGGTAGAAGTTGAAGCATCCCGTGACGCTGCTGAGTTGGCATTGTCACGGGCCGTCAAACAGGTGCGCCAAGAGGCGGACCGGGCTACGGACCTTGAGTCCCAGCTTGATACGGCGCTTGAACTCGTGTCCCAAGAGTCGGTGGATGACTACGACGATGACGACGACGCACCTATACACGAAAGTGTGACTGAGGGCGTTGTTGACGAAGTCGAGTCTGTGGAGACCAACCCCGCCACCGTAGATATACAACGACGGCACACAGTTCCTATGGGGTTTGTGGAGTCCGCCAGCGATGCACCCGGAAACGGGCGTACCGGGCGGTCATCTTCTGAACTGCCGAAGGGTGTGCGTACCGTATCGAAGGCTGTGAAATCAGCCCAATTGAAACCTTAATTTTGAAACCATCTGTACAAGGACTACTCCCATGCCAAATCCCGGCACCGTAATCAATCGCGAAGGCGCATACCGCAATGTCATCGAGACCGGTCTGCGTTTGGCGGACGCCCCCATGTCGCAGGGTGGTTGGTCGGAATATCTTTCCCCCAACGACATCTGCGACCTCACCATCGAAGATGAGACTCTGCGGGCCAGCACCGCGATCATGCTCGAAAACACCAAGCAGTGGCTTGCGCGCAAATGTGGCGTGCGTCTGATCGAAGACAACGGCCGTCAGCTTGAAGTCATCAACGAAGCCACCCGCGCCGCAATGGTCGGCGGGTTCAGTGACTTCTTGTTCCCGATCGTTCGGGCCTCGTTTCCGACTAACCCCATCAATGACCTCGTCACCGTGCAGCCGACTACCCGCCGCACCGCGACGATCGTGTATTGGGACTTCATCGTCGCAACCACGAAGGGCAACTACCACCAAGGCATGAAACTGTTTGACGCCATCACGGGCAAACAGGACAGCGGTTTCAACTTCTCGTCTCAGACCGTTGAGCAGGAGCAGGCCGCATCTGGTGCCGGTGCGCAGACTACCAACGGCACCTTGACGTACCACGACGGCGGCGGCATCCGTCCCGGCTCCATCTCGCTTACCGCGACCGTGGATGCCGCACCTGCCACCTACCGTGACAACGGCAACGGTGGTTGGCTCAACAGCGTTGTTGGCGCGATCAACTACTCGACCGGCGTGTGGTCACTCGATGTCGGCGGCGGCAGCACGTTGGACAATGGCACCCCGGTGCTTGCGACCTACGTCCACGCCAACGAAGGCAGCGACATGCTGCCGGAACTTGACGTGCAGATCACGACCAACACGGTTGAGACCGAACGTCGTGCGATGAAGATCAACTACTCTGCCGAAGCGGTCCAAGACGTTGCGGCCGAGTTTGGCGTCAATCTCGAAAACAACCTTGTGACGGCGTCGTCCGAGCAGATCAACTTTGAAGTTGCTCGCCAACTGCTGTCGATCATGTGGGGTCAAGCCCCCGTCATCAGCAGCTTCGCCATCACGCCTCCTGTCAACGCGGGCTACAATCAACAGGCTCACTTCAATGACCTGTCGTACCATATCTCCCGCGCCAGCAACTCCATCTGGTCCCGCACTCAAAAGGGCTACGGCAACTGGATGTGTGTTGACGAAGGCGGCGCTAACGTCTTCGAGTCGATGGGCAGCAACTTCGACGCGGCTCCCGCGCCGACGAATCCGCAGGGTCTCCACTTCCTCGGCACGTACAAGAAGAAGTTTCGCGTGTACAAGGATTTGCACCTCGTCAATCTTCCCGGTGCCAGCGCCAATGGCAACATCCTCATGGGTTGGAAGGGCGACGGCATCGAGAATGCCGGTCTGGTCTACGCACCGTACCGCGTCTTGTACTCGACGCCTGCCGTGCCCAAAGCCAGCTTCCTGACCGAACGTGGCATGGCAACCCGCTATGCAACCAAGTTGGTCAATCCGTTCCTCTTCGCACGCATTGACTTGGCCGTGTGAAGTACATCCTGATTTTTGACAGGGGGCGTGGAAACGCGCCCCCTGTTATTTTTAGCCTCCGCGAGTTGTGGAGGACGACTTTGACAAGGAGACTGTGGCATGGCAAGTATCAATGAGAACGGTGACGTCATCGCGCCGGGTGACCTGAAAGGCATGGCTGACACGCCGTGCTTTATCAACGCACACGCACATCAAGTAGGCGTCTTCTCGAAGGCACGTCGATCAATTAACGTAGTCCCGTTTGCACGGGAGGCACAAGGTGGTGACTCAGTCGTGACACGTCTTTATGGCGAGCATTACGCTCAGTTCGCCATAAGCGACATGTCACCACTGTCGCCCTTTTGCATGCCGGTGGCGACGCCTGCGCCAGTGGCGGAACCGGTTGAGTCGGCGGATAGCAACCCGGCGTCTTCGACTACGGGCGTCGGTCGCGAGGCTGCTGCTGGCGGGGGCCATAGTGGAGGCAGCGGTGCGACAGTGGTTGACCCGGAGACAGTCACGGAAGCAACAAGCGAAGTTGGATCGCCGGACTCAACCCCCACGGTGGTCGATGACGACCAGCCGACGCCGGAACCGGCCGCCGATGTAGCACCCGAAGCGGATGAGCCTGCCCCGGCAGTCCGCAGTGGTCGTGACATCGAAAGCGGTGACGCCAAGGTTGCGGCACCCCCGCCACCGGCAGCCAAAACGCGGGTCAGTAAAGCAACCACAAAGACCCGAGCGAGTCGCAAAAAACGAAGAGAGTAAACCGTGGCGGAAGAATCAGCCGATGAGGTGTTGACGATACAGTCCGTACGTGACTACGTGCTTGGGCACTTGGGCGCGTCACAAGTGGACATTGAGTTATTGTCTGGCGACATCGACCGCGCTGCGACACAAACGCTTCGCGTCTTCAATCGTTACTGCCCCCGATTCTCGTGGTCGGCATTACCGTTTGCTGTCTCGCGGCGACGTTACGAAATTGTGCATCCCGGCTTGCTTGGTGTGACCGACGTGTCGTTTTTGACTCGTGACGACAACAATGAGTTCAGCGACCTGTTCGACCCGTTGGCACCCACTGCAACAGGTGGGCTGGGTGGCGGGTCCATGTACTCAGACTACGCGATGATCCTGAATTACCGCGAGATGGCGAGCCAAGTCGCGTCCACCGAAGCAGAGTGGCGAGGTGACTGGGAGCGCAGAGACGTGGGCGGGTCCGTTAAGCGGGTCTATGCTCTTTACGTTAGCGCCACATCCGCAGTGCGCCGGGCGTCATACGAATACACTTGGCACATTAAGTTTGCCGATGGTGAGGACGGCGGGTTGACGTGGGTGCCCGCGCCGGATCACGACTGGTTTTTACGGCACACCTACAATGAAGTGTTACCGCCGTTGGTGCGGGCGCTCGACAAGTTCGGCGGTGTGATGACACCCGAAGGTGGCAACGATCCGACGGACTCCGGCACGTTACAGTCGAAGTATGAATCGGATAAAGCGACGTTGTTGGAAGAGATTAAGTTGCGGTCACCCCCACCCTTACCCAGCCTCGGGTAATTTGACGCTGCGTCAAAATGACTTACCACAAGCCACATATCCCGGACTTCCGCAAGGTGGCGAAGAGCCTGCGGGCGGTCGCGCGGACTACGGCCGTCGAGCATGCTGACGAGTTCGCTGAGGATGAGCGCATCGCGTTCCGGTCGCGGGTGCAAGCACAGCAGTTTGATTCGTTCGCGTCGGTCCCACTGTCTGAGAAGTGGTTGGCGAGGAAGAGAGCCGCTGGGGCTGACTTGCGCACCATGATCGCAACGCATCATTACCTCAACCAGATCAAGATACAAAAGCGCGTCAACGCAAATGGATCGACGACCGTTGTGGTGAGCCACGACACGCAGACTCTTGCACGCAAGCTGGACGGCACCCCGGCAGATATACTGTTGGCAGAAGTGGCACGGGTGCAAGAGCATGGGTCTGCAAACCACGTCGTCCCTGCCCGGCCGCATTGGGGTCCGCATTTTCATGGCATGCACCAGCGCGCCGTGCAACGACGCAAGGATGTTCGGGCGGACGTGGCAAAACGACTACAACTGTTGCACCCGACGATGCCGAAGATGAAAGGCGTGTGATGTCATATTTTCCACCCGAGGTACTGACCGGCACCGAGTTCCCCCTAGCGTGGGGCAAAGACGTGCAGACTGCGGCAAAGCTGATTGAGCGCAAGTATCGACGCCACGCCCCGCCGCTGTCGTATTACTCGATCAAGGCACAGGTGGACGTACCTGACGTTGAACTGGTGGACCCGTTGCTGGGTGGTATTGAGGGCTGGACCATGTTCGACCCGATTGAGGGTGAGACCGTGCCCGGTACCGCGAGTGGTGAGTGGGAGCAGCCGCATACATCTGACTCAGTGGATGCAGCCGCCCACAGGGTGTTTGAAGAAGCGGTTGTGATGCACATGTCGGTGAAGGCGGAGGCGAAGGAGACAGAATTAAAAACGTACGGCTTTGAGGAACTACGTGACCTGCTGGTTACAATCCCGAAGACCATCCTTGACGCGGCTGGCGTGACTGTGACAAACGGGGACGAGTTGGTGTGGCGCAAGCAACGGTTTGAGGTGATTGAGTGGAACAACGCGGGGTACTGGAAGTCCAACCCGGACGTGCAATTCTTTATCGTCATCAATGCAACACATGCGAAGGTGGGGAGTTAATGCCCGAGCCACGTACACACTACGGTAAGGTGCTATCGGTTGAGCCGAGACTGGGTACGTTGCGCGTTGACTTTGACCTTGGGTTTGGTGTGCGACTCAGCCGTCTGGTGGACATTGAAGGTGTGGCACCCGATATGGTGGACGAGCGGCACAGAAATGCGGTGCAGCATTGCTTGGTGGTTTTACTGGTGGGCCGTCGCGTGATTCTCAGGACAAGGCAGATCGAGGGCCGGACGATCGCAAGAGTTTATGTCGCCGACGTGATTAAGACGCCGCCGGATGACGAGGCCACGATGGTACGAGTTCCCGGCACTGACCACGCCGTGTTGGCCGTGGGTCCGTTCTTGCGGTGGTTGTCGGTGCGTAATTACAGGGCGTCGTTGGTGGCCAAAGTGTTGAACGGGAAATACTATGCCGCTGCCTAACAACTTTGAACAGTTTATCCGTGTTCACCACATTGCATTCTACACGTGGCTGCGCACGTGCCTCGTGGACTACGGTGAGGTGCCGCAAGGCAGTGGCAACGACTATAAGGATGTCCCCATCATTGCGACGCGGTCTGGTGTGGAGCGTGCGTTTGGCACGATTGCACAGTTGTTGCTTAGGCACGGTTGGGTACCCGGGGACTCGCAGTCGGAACGGGAGCAGAACGCAAAGAACTACGATGTGATCCCGGCTCCGTTTTGCACCTACAACATCACGGAAGACCCAACCCCCGATCCCGGCCGCGCGTTCGGCGCACCCATGACCATGCGCAAGCTGCGGTTTAACGCCGCGACCGGTGAGTACGAGTCGCATCGTGCGCCGACCCCGTGGCGGTGCGGTTTTGTGGTCAACCTGTTCTGCCGGAAGCGTTACACAGAGCAACATTTTCGGAACTGGCTGTACGAACAACTCGGAGCCGTCGGCGCAGGTAACGCGGAGATATTTATCCCGGTCGCGCACGCGGAGCCGTGGGGGACGCTGGTGCAGGCGATCAAGTTCACAGGCAGTAGTGACAACAGCGAACTAGAAGGTGACAATCAGAGGTTCCTTCGTGTGGACTTCAATTTTGATTTCAGCATGTGGTACATGCACCCGCCGGTCGCAACAGCGCCGCCGGTATCGTCCAAGCAATTCCATATCGCCACCACCGGCGTGAACTACGGCGTGGATCATTTGGAGAATGTGACGGTGCAGGGTGCCACGTTCTCCCAGTCAGAGAATATGGCTGGGTTCATGGCGGCCCGCACAGGAAGGCCGGATGCGTGGAATAAGACGCTTGCTACGACCGTGGCCAAGGTGGATGTCCGCCCGGTGAAAGCAACAATGCTACATCCGGATGTACAACCCACATTGAAGATTGACTACGTGGGGGGTGACCCTGAGTTTGTGACCGTGGCAGATGGGTTGGCAGCAGTGGGGGCGAATGGGCTGGGTGTGACGACGGTCCAGTTCCAGTATCGGTCAACGCGGCCCGTGTACCTGACAGTGGCTCACGGGACGGGTGCAGATGCGTCTGTGCCGACCCAGTTGTATCGTGCAACCCTGCCCATTGCGACTGCATGGCGTAAGTTCAGCCGGGCTATTGTGACTGACCTCCCAGTTTATTTCGTGGCGTTGGAGACGATGGAGGGTAGTCTACCTTGTACAACGTACGTGTTTGACTTGGACGTGCGTAACATTTATGCCTCCCCGCACATGCCGCCGACCGAGAAGCGGTCACACGGGGACAACTGGCAGTACGTGTGGAAGGCTGTGGGGGCGTTGAACCACCTGTTGGTGTGCAAGGCTGACCACGACGCTGAGATTGCTGTGGGCGTGTTTGCAGACGCGGATGACGCGGCCCCAGTCGTAACCCGTACCCTGAATGGGACCGATGATGAGTGGCGGACAGCTATGCTGGTACGCCCAACAGGCACTACTTTGGGCTTGACCGTGCCAAAATCGGTGGCCTCGCCGGTGGTATATGCCTTGCCGTTTTTGGGTGCTTACGAAGGTCACACGATTTGACGCAGCGTCAAGTGATTGCAGCCGGGGAGCGTCTCCGGTATCATTTAGAGAGAGTCGGACTACGAACTTGGAGATATCACCAATGGCACAAGTTACTATCCACAATAAAACATCGCAATCCTTGAAGATCGCGGTCCTCGCCCAAGGGGCGCAACGGCCACATGCTGTGGTTATTGCCGCTCGCGGTAAGATCGGCCCGATCAATCGCGCGACGTTGACACAGTACACCGAAAACCTATGCGCTCAGGGGCATTTGAGAATCGTCAAGTCTTGACGATCGAAGCCAGACCGACAGCGTACTACCACGAACCAGCTTGAACGTGTGAACCACAGGAGTCCTTGACATGCCCACGACGATCCGTAGCTCTGGCGTATTCGTGCAAGAGTACGATTTCTCACAACGCGCCCAGCAACTCGGCCTTGCCCGCGTCCTCTGCTTAGGTGCAGCGACCAAAGGCCCGTTGAACGAACCCACCCTTATCACCTCGGAGTCCGACTTGGTTCGCCAATTCGGTATTCCTGTGAGCGACGACTACGGCCTGCATGCTGCTCTGCGGTTTCTGGCCAAGGGCAACAACCTGCTGTATCTGCGCGTCGCCGACGACGACGTAGTGGTAGGTGCTGCGGCTGCTGATGTTCCGGTTCCCGGCTTAGCAGGTGGCACGTCCGCCGTTGCTGCGTCCGGCACCATTACGGTTGCTGCAAACCCCGACGACGCCGAAGTTATCACGCTGGAAGACGGCACGGACCCGGCTGTTGCCGCGACCGCGACCATCACGCTTGATGGGGCCGCCAACCCGACCGACACCGAGACCATCACTATTGACGACGGCATTGTTGGCGCAGCGATTGTGTTTGAGTTTGACGACAACGCAGGTATCACGGGCGACGTGTCCGTGACCATCGGCGGTTCGGCTGCCGCGACGCTGGCTACGCTCAAGACCGCTATTGAAGGCACCGCGCTGGCTGTGACCGTGACTGACACGTCGGGTGTCGGCGACCCGCAGTTGACGCTGACCCATACCACCCCCGGCATTGCAGCCAACGGTGAAGCCGTGACCGAAGCGGCCGCCGCGATCACCACCACAAACTTTGCGTCGGGTGCTGACAGCATAAGCGCCGTCACATTCGAGTTCGACGACGACGGCAGCGTGGTCTCGGGTAACGTCGCCGTACTGATTGGTGCGACTACCAGCGACACCGCGTCGAGTCTCGCAGCCGCCATTGCGGCCTCTGCGTTGGCCATCACCGTCAACACCAACCTGCAAGGCGCGTCTCCGATCCTGTCGCTGACGAACAACGCGACCGGCACCGCAGGCAACCAAGCCATCACGACCGATGCAAATCCGGACGTGGCCCCTGTCGGCATGGTCAACGGTGCAGCGGCCGTGGCCGCAACGTCGCAAGCCAACGTGCTGACCTTCCGTGCCAAGACGCCCGGCACACACGGCAACAACATTCAAATCGTTATCCAAGCCACTACGCAGACCGGCGGTACCGGTAAGGATGTTCTGGTTTACGCAGTCAAGGATGCGACCGTTGCGCAGACCCGGCAACTGGTCGAGCGTTACGTGGACATCAACCTGTCGGCTGCATCGCTGACGAAGTACATCGAGACCGTCATCGAAGACGGCACCGACACTGGGTTCCCTGCGAGCCGTTACGTTGAAGTGGACGTGCATCACGATGGTGCCACGCCGACCAACGGCACGTACACGCTGGGTGCAGGCGGTGGTGAAGTGGGCCGTAACGGTATCGACGGTCTGGCTGATGCGGACTACGTTGGCACCGTGAGCGGCACCGTCTCAACCGGCTTGCAAGCCGCTGCCAACTCTGAAAAGTATTCGTTCAACTTTGTCATGGTGCCGGGCGTGTCCACCAAGACCGTCATTGGGGCTATGATCGACCTGTGCGAGTCCCGTGGCGACGCCGTTGCATTGATCGACCCCCCGCTGGGCCTGTCCAAGCAAGGCGTGCTGGACTGGCACAACGGTTTGGACCAAGTCTCCGTCGAAGCGCCTATCGCTGCGATTGACAGCAGCTATGCTGCCGTCAACTGGCCGTGGGTGTATGACCATGACGCTTACACTAAAACTCAGTTGTGGCTGCCGCCGTCTGGCTTCATCGCCGGTGTCATGTCGTACAGCTTCGCAGCTTCCGCACCGCACTACGCAGCCGCCGGGCATAAGCGTGGTCGCGTGGGTGGCATCAAGATTGAGTACAGTGCCACGCAAGACGATCGCGCTGAACTGAACGGACAAGGCAACCGCGTCAATGCCGTCGTGGACTACGCAGTTGGGGACAGCCCCGGCTTCTTCATGTACGGCAACCGTACCTGTCATCGCCCCGAGTCCATGTTGTCGGACCTGAACATTCGCAACGGTCTGTTGTACGCCGAGACGCTGTGCGCTAATGCGACGCGCGTGCTGGTGTTCGACCCCAACGACCCGGCGACGTGGGCCGAGTTCGCGGCTATCTGCAACCGCATCCTCAACGCAATCAAGTCCGATCGTGGGTTCAAAGACTTGCTTGTCATCTGTGATGAGTCCACCAACCCGCCTGACCAAGTCCGCGATCGCCGCATGGAAGCCAAGTTACTCGTCTCGCCGGTTCGCGCCACCGAGACCATCGTGCTGAACTTCGGTGTGTTCGAGTCCGGTGCCGAGTTCGATGAATCGTTGATCCCATAAATTATGGGTTCGGGACGCAGGCCGCCCAAGTATGACGGATGATTGATCCCTCACGACAGATAACCCCCGAGTAGGAGACTACATTATGCCCCTCAGCGATCTATCCATGAACCACCTTGACGGACCGGCCGCACGGTACGAACCACAGCGGGCAAACCACGGGGTACTGCGCATCCACGGGTTCGACTTCGGCGGTAACGACGCGAGCGTGCTGGAACTGGCTGTCAAGACGTTCCCGATGCCGAAAAGCACCACGAACGTGTCTGAGATTGATTTCATCAATCACAAGCGCAAGTTCCCCGGCAAAACCACGTACGACGACATCGCCGTTACGTTCAACGACTACATCGACGGCGGCACCGCCCGGGCGATCGCTATCTGGCGTGAGCGCATCAAGGGTGGTCGGGACGGGCGCGTCGGGCTTAAAAGTGAAATTGCCCGTGACGGCCTCGCGATCATGTTCGCGCCGGACGGCTCCAAGACCCGGTCCTTTGTCCTCAAGGGCATCTGGCCCAGTTCTGACGACTTCGGCGACATTGACTACGCTTCGGACGAGCCGGTCATCATCAACGTGACCTTCACCATTGACCTTGCCATTCCGGGCATCGCGAACGTGAAGCTGCCGCTGCTTGAGCAAGCCGGTGCCGTTGGGCTGAGTACCCCGCTTGGTTCGACTGGTTGATCCATTTGACCCTTTTCAGCCACCAGTGGTGGTTGGTTGCTATTCAGTCGCTTTGTACGTGGTGTTGACGCAGCGTCAAGCCGGGCGACTACAAACTTATTACTCCTTCAATCGTAGGAGACTGACTGATGTCCGAACCGCAATGGATCGAACAGACCTTACCGTCCGAGGGTGCCTTTTACGGACCCGACGCACTGTTACCCACACCTGAACTGCCTAATGGCGCAGTGAGCGTGCGGGCGTTTGCGTTCCGTGAGGAAGAGATGCTGGCTACGTCCGGCTCCCGTGGGGCGCAACGTATCCGCACGATCATCACCAACTGCCTTCGGTTGCCCGAAGGGTTCGACCCGAACATGTTGCTTGTGACCGATCAGATGGCATTGCTCTTGTACCAACGCATGTATAGCTTCGGTGCTGACCTGACGGTGCCGTGGACCTGCGAGAGTTGCAACACTGCCAACATGGACAAGGTTGACTTGGCTGAGTCGCTGGAAGATCGCAAGCCACGCGACGTGCAGCGCGTCATGCACACGGCCTACCCTGACCGGTATCCGGACAACACCTCGTTTCCGTTGACCGAGCCGTTTGAACTGAACTTGGGTGGCCGCGTCGTAGGGCTACGCTACCTGCGGGTCAGTGACGAGATTGCGGTGGAGTCCGCGACCCGGCGAGCGAAGGCGCAGAGTGATTCACCTAGCGCACGTGCCGATCCGAGTTTCCGAGAGCATCGTATTCGCAGGATTGTGTCGATCGACGGCAAGGATAATCTGACGTACGAGGACCGTGAAGACTTTGTGGAAAGTTTGTCGTTTCTCGACGGCCGGGTCTACCAGAACTTTGTCAACAAGGCCGACACGGGCATTGACCAGCGCGTGCTGCTGGCGTGCAAAGCGTGCGGCGCTGACCAGAACGTGACTATCGGGTTCGGGAACGAGTTTTTTTGGCCAACCGACGTATGATGCGTCGGAATTACGAGCCAACGAGTTTTTCCTGCTGTACCACGGAAAGGGATTCGATCAGGAAGGTATTGGCGTCATGTCGATGGAGTCTGTGCGATGGCACACACAACGGCTGGCCGACCAGATTAAGCAGGAACATGACGCGCACGAGGAAGCAACACGTAAGGCTCGATCACAGCAACGACGGAGGTAGCCTTGAGTTTTTCAGACGATGCAATTGGCTTCTTCCTTCAAATTGAGGACCAACTCTCCCCGGGTCTCGACACCGCTGTCGGTAACTACGAGTCGTACGTCAAGCAGATTGATAAACTCAACCAGAAGGCGTACGCCAAGCACAACGCGATGTTTGGTGGCGTCGCGCAATTAGTGCATGACTTTGCGTCACTCCCGGCCGCTGCCGAGAAGGCGTACAAGAAAACGATACAGGTATTGCGGAAGAAGGTGGCACCTGTCCGGCAGCCCGTTGAGGTGACGATGACGTTCAAGGGTGAGCGGGCAATGGGGGCTGTGGTGTCGGAGGCAATCACCAAGTCGCTGCGCCGGTCTACGCTTCGCATGTCTGCGGTACCCCCGTTACGCAAGAGTCCATTCTTTGACACGTCACAACCGCTGCGCCCGCGATACCGTGAGATGCCGCAACCGCCCGACCTGCGCGGCAAGTTTCAGAATCTACCTAAGTTCGCAGAGGGTGGTGAGGTGCTGGGGTCGAAGAAGGATATGGACAGCGTCCTTGCGTGGCTCACCCCCGGTGAGATTGTGTTGCCAGTGTCGATCGCGGCCCAGCTAAAAGGCGTGACTGGCCGGAAGAATCTACCCAAAGACCTCGCCAAGAGTATCGCCAACGTGCAGAACCTTGCGGCAGCGCTGCCCAGCTTGAAGCAGGCTGCCGATTTGGGACTCGACCCGGCAGCCGCCGAACGCTACGCCAAGGGTATGACGCTGATCGAGACGAACATGACTGCGGTCAGTGAAGCGGCTGTGAAGATGGGGATGGACAGCAAGAGGAAAGTGCTGCCGATACTGAGCAAGTTGCACACACAGTACAAGTCCACCACCGACCAGCTTGAAGATATGGCGAAGGTGTCGAGCAAGGACGTACCGAAGGGTGCGAAGAAGGCGGAGGACGCAATAGAGAACCTCGGCGACTCGGCGGAGGACGCGGGCGCTGGGATCAGTAAAGTCTTCAAGGATATCTTTGGCACTACCCGGTTTATTGCAATGAACAGGGCGCTGCGCGACACAGGCAACTTGGTGTCCAAGGTGTTCTCCAGCGCGTCCGAGACATTTAGTCGCGGGGAGGGCGACAAGGTGATGAGTTACGTGGAGGCGTTCAATAGCATGAATCAGTCGTTGGGCATCACGCGACCAGAGTTGCGCAAGTTTAAGAATGATATGTTTGAGGTGGTGGCCGCGACGGGTAGCGCCGGTAATATCACCAATTTCGCGAGTGCTGCTGCTGCGCTGGTGGACGCGGGCGTCCGTGACAAGGGTCGGCTGTTACGGACACACGCCGACATTGCTTTGATGGCGGATGCGTCTACGGCAGAGTTGGGTGGTCTGGCAGATATGTCTTATCGGTTGGGCGATGCCTACAAGTTTGCGGACGACGGGATAGGCAGTGTGTTTGCCAACATCCACCTGTCTTCAACAAAGGCCGCAGTTTCCGCGCAGGAACTGTCGGAGACTACGATGGACAGCGTGGCAAATATGCAGGCCGCCTTTGTGGCGTTGGCCGCGAGCGACGACGTTAAGGCGGCGAAGATGCTCACGAACCTCAATATGTTCCATGCAGCGGTTGCGGATAACTGGGGCGGAGCAAAAGCGATTGTGGAGTTGGCGACCAAGGCGATTGGTCGGGATCAAGAGTCGATGATAAAGATGCAGCAGTTGACGGGTATGAGCGCGGACCAAGTGCAGCAAGCGTTTATTGACGGCGACCCGACGCAGATACTTTCGCGGGTTGCGTCGCAGATAGATCGGATTATGTCGTCGGATCGTTACTCAGACGGCGACAAAGCATTCCAGTTGAAGAACCTCAAAGAAGCGATGGGCGCGTCGGAGATGACGGATGTTGCGTTCATCAAGCTGGGGACTACTCTCGATTCTGCCACTGCTAAGTACAACGAACTGACGGCAGGCACGATCGCGGCCGCAGACGCCACTGCTTATCTGCAACAAGGTGCGCTGAACACCAAGACGCTGTGGGAGCGCGCGTCAAGCATGTTCAACAAGTTTGCGGGGCAGGCTGGTTTGCTGGAAGTCATGGACTTCGTAAACGAGTTCAACCCGGCGCTGTTGCTGTCGGCGCTGTACCTCGGAAAGAATGTGGCGTGGGGGGCAGCGAAGATGGCTATTGGGTTGGCTAAGACGACGGGCGTTGGGGGTGTGGTTGTCGATATGTTCAAGAAGATGACGCACGGCGCGCTGAAACTCATCCCGGGTTTAGGGGGTGCAGCAAAGGCGGCGGAGGCCCATGCAGTTGCCACGACCGTGCAGTCAACGGCGGTGGCCGGGGGCACGAAAGCGGGCAAAGGGTTCGGCACCATGCTGGGCAACCTCGGCAAAGGTATCGGTAAGTTCATGTCGGGCATTGGTCGCGGTGCGGGCCAAGCTGTACATGGGTTCCTGTCGGGCGTTGCCGGTGGGCTACGTGCATTGGCCAACCCGTACGTGTTGGCGGGTGTGGGCGTGGCTGCGCTGATTGGTGTGACGATAGCAGGCACCGCGTGGGGACTAGCACACGCCGCCCGGATCGCAGAGCCGGCGATACAAACATTGGTGGGCGGGGTCGTGGATGTCTTTGGTGTGCTGTCGGTGATGGAGCCGAGTCAGATACTCGCAACCACGTTGGCCATGCTGACACTAGGGCCGTCGCTGACCACGATTGGCGCAGGGGCAGCGTTGATGGGGCAGGGTATGTTGATTGCGGCACCGGGCATTGCAGTGTTCGCAGGGGCGATGCTGCTGCTGAGTCGCACAGGTGGTGGGAAAGGTGGAGGGATTGGTGGGGCGATTGCGTCGTTGGCGGATACGTTCACGCTCGATCGCAAGGATGTGTCGCGTGTGGTGGAGGGTATGGCGTCGGTGCGGGTTGTCGTGACCCGGCTGGCCGTGACTACGCCGATGATGTTGGCGGCCGTGCCGCTGCTGGTTGCATTTGCAGTGGCCGATGTGGCGCTGGGGGCCGCACCGGTGCGTGGCGATGGTGTGGTGGCGTTTGTTGACGCAGCGTCAAGCACGTTCGGGAAGATCGACAAGGCCAAGGCAGACAAAGCCGTGGTCGGCATGGATGTGGCAGGCGGCATGATGGTGCGCATGATGGGGTTGGACGCGATGTCGATGGGCCAGCGCATGTTGGGCCGTGTGGGTCAGGTGCAGGACATGTCCGATGCGGTGCTGGGGTGGTTTGGCGTCCAGTCCCCGATGCAGCGGATGGCTGATCAGGGCCGGGAGATTGCAGCCACAGCGGTGTCGTTGCAGGCCAGTTTTGCGCCGTTAGCAAACGACAAGAAGAAGCTGGCAGACTCGGCCGAAGCGATTGACGTGATCGGTAAGTTCATCCACGGCTACGCAGCCGCCGCCAAGGGTATGCGAGGTGCAGCCCCGGGCATTGGGTCCAAGATGGCAGATGGGATCAGGGGTTGGTTCTACGGCGGTAATTCACCGATGCAGTCGTTGTACGCGATGGCCCCTGTGATGATCGACACAGCCAAAGGTATTTCAGACAAGTTCGCTGAGGTGGATCAGGCTACGTGGGACAGCATCGAAAGCGCGTCTAAGCCCCTCAAGTCAGTAAGCGAGATGGTGGGTGGGTTTGCAGCCACGGCGGCTGCGATGCGAGATGCCTCACCCGGTGTGTTGACGTTTGTGGCTGAGGCGTTCCGGAGTATGTTCTACGGGGGTGACGATTCGCCCGCAGGTCGTTTGCTGGCGTCGTCCGGCGACATTGTGAAGCTGGGTACGAAACTGCCAGAGGCTTTAGCCCCGTTGGCAACGATGAAGCAGGGCGACATTGACGCGGCCACGCTGGGCCTAAAGCATGTCGGTGATTTGCTGGGGGGCATGCTCCCCGCGATGGAGTCGCTGAACAAAGCTGGTGACGTGGCGGACGATTTGACGGATGGGTGGGTGTTCAGTGGTGGTTTGACCAAGGTCACGGAGATGATGCCGGGCTTGGTGCAGGCTGCACGTGACATACAGGTGGCGCTGGGTCCGTTGGCGGCTATCCCACAAGAGGGCCGCGATCGGGCGATGGCTGCGCTGACGGGCACGAAGGACTTGACTACGAAGGTGGCAGAGGCGCTGCATGGTGCGGCGGTGCTAAGCATTGCGGTGGGCGAGCATGGGCCAGCTATCCGACGAGCCTCACGCACACGCGGGGACGTGATGGTTGAAGTCGCGTCGATCGTGACCGATGTTAAGGCGTTTGCTTCGCAGATCAACGTGCCCATTCCTGTGATCCTGCAACCGGAGGTGACTACGCAGGCGGTGTCCGATGTGAAGGTGCCCAAACCCGACGAGTTGGTGGATGTGCCCGCCCGCCCAGTTGTGGCGAGTACGGCGATGGCTGCGCTGAAACTTGACGCACCACCTGCGGGTGTGTTTGCATCGCCGATGGATGTACCAGTCCCGGTAACGCTGCGGCCAGAGGTGGCGATGGCGAACACAAGGATCAACACCCAAGTTGCCGCAGGCGACCTAGTGACTGATGCAGTGAAACCACTGTTGACCGAGACAGAGGTTAATCGGTTGATAACGTTGCAGATCGAAGCCAAGGCCACAGACGAAGCGGTCCGCGCCGAGTTGTTGGATATTAAGAGTTTGCTGTCACAGCAGCTTGAGGTGATGCGCCGACCCAGCGCACCCGCAGGCGCAAAAGTAACAGTCGCGTCCCGACCGGCGAGCGCTTCGGCGGCGCTGAACCATGTGGCCGGAGGGCATAATTGATGAGTACCTTTTCCGAATCCATTGCAAAACCGCTGGGCGAAAGACTACGTGTCTTTGTGGACCCTAGCTGGCAGTACCTTGACGTGTGGAACCGCCACGCTCGCGGGTCCACAGGTGAAATCGGGGAGTCGCTATCGTTTGCGTTTATGGACCTTGAGGGTGGTATTAGCGAAGACGCCTCACCGAACTACGGCGATATTGATGTGACCGGCCGCGCGGAGGGGTACAAAACATGGGTCAATACCGCTAATCGCGAAGTGTCCATTACCTTCAAGTTGCGCGCACAAGAGGCTGGCCCGTCGCGGCGAGTGGTAGCACGGTTACTTGGTGCTTTGGCGTTCCGCGATGTAACTGACACACAAGAGGCGTTGTTGCGGCAGGTCAAGATGCCCGCGATGTGGTTGGAATCACTCAAGTATCCGATCATGGGTGACGATGGGTTATCGCATGCACCACCGCCGGTGTATCTGCAACTGGGCGCGTTGATGTTGATGCGGTCCGTGGTGACGGCAGCAAGTGTGACATGGGAAGAGCCATTTGATCCTGAGACGATGTTGCCACACGGCGCGTCGGTGCAAGCGACGTTCACGGCTGTGAGTACCGGTTATCACGGTGTTGAACTACGTGGCCCGAATCGTTTTCGTGGTGCCCGTGCAGCGCCAACTTCACGACCCGGCCGCCGCACTTTGACGCGGAGGGCGATCAGTGGTTGACACCTTTACAGTTGCACCGAATGACCGTTACAAAGACACCGCTGCATTTACAGGACCGCGCGGACCTGAGTTTGCATTGCTTGTCGATCCCGATGAGTTGCAGGTTTTGCATCCGGACTACGTCACGCACCGGGTGACCGCCGACGAGGTGGGTATGTTGGACCGTGTGGCTGCGGCGTATTACGGACCCGGCAATGAAGATTTGTGGTGGTTCATTGCGCGGGCGAACAACATGGTGGACATGGAAGTGGACATGGTGCCCGGGAAGGTGATCGTCATACCACCACGGGCGTTGATATTGGAGTTCTCGTCGAGGCGTGGCCGTGGTTGATAGTTACGCACCTTTCATTTTTGAGTTACGCATTCGGTTGGCGGACGGCACCGAAGAGGTCATACCTGCGCATGAGTTTTTTCAGTCGTTGACGATTGATGAGACTACGAACGCCGCGTGGAAGGGGACGTTGACCCTGTTCGACAAATTGGACGGTAAGGGGTATCTGGCGGGCCTGATTTTTGCGACTGGGTACAACAGCCGACTGCGGATGCGATGGAATTGGGATGTGCCGAGTGCAGGTCTGGCACGCGCGCCGATGTATGAGGCGAAGATTCTCAAGTTCCTACCCACGTTCAGCCATACCGGCGACACGATCGTGTTGGAGTTCATGGCTGACGCCCCGGCGGTTGCCGTGTTGGATAAGCAGTCCCGGCAGGGTTGGGGGGGCGGAAAGAAGGCCAGTGAAATTGTTGCGGAGATTGCAGCGTCCCGTGATTGGATTGTGACAGACGACGAAGGCAATTCGACAATCGACACAACTGATCCACCGTTGGAGCGCGCAATTAGTTACAGCGGTGAAAGCGACCTGCGACTGATCCGGGAGAAGTTGCTGCCGTACACTGTGAGCAGTGATGGTAGGCACTACGAGTTTTACTTTGACCGGAACAATGTGTTGCACTTCCATCCGATCGACCACGGTAAGCGCGCTCGCGTCGCACAGCGTTCCTACACGAAGCTGCGAGACCCGATGGGCGAGGTGATTGAGTTCGCCCCGGAGGACGATGCGGTGTACAGCGCTTTGTGGGGTTCAGCGTCGGCTGAGTATGTGGCGGCGGACGCAGGCACGGGTGTGTTCACGCAAGAGACAACAACAAGCACCAAGGGCGGGGAAGCCGATGCAATTACACACACGCCCGACGAAGGCTACGTGCATCCTGTTGCACCCGATGGCCAGCGGCAAGCCCGCATCCCGTTGATGACGCGAGACCGCAATGAGATGGCCCGTATGGCGCAGGCGCGGTATAGCTGGGTGACCGCACACGCGGTGAAGGCGAAGCTGGTGGTGAAAGGCTCGCACGACCTGACCTTGTTAAGCGTGGTGAATATCGAGCATCTGACCGGTGCGGGGACGAAGCATTGGCTTGCCGGTTTGTACGAAGTGTTCAGTATTCAACATGAGATGGGCGAGTCGGCGTGGCAGACAACATATACGCTGGGTCGCGGTGGTGTGGCAGCGAACGCGCCCGGAGCCGTGAAGAAGGAAGGCGCAGAGCGATCTATTGAGTTGGACCCGCAACCCCGGCGTGGTGTTAAATCACGGCAGACGACTACAACGACTGAGTAACCATGACTGAACTGACTCACAGCCCGCCGGGGATGCCGCACGCACAGCCATACGACGGTGTGTTTCGTGGCATTGTCGAAAGCGTGAACGACCCCGAGAAGCGAGGGCGCTATCGTGTCCGCGTTCGGGTGGCGCATGAAGATACAACCCCGGCGGACCATTTGCCGTGGGCAGAAATCTGCGGGTACGGCGGGCGAGGGTTCGGAGACGTGGCACATTATGAGATTGGCGACCGTGTGTGGGTGCAGTTCGAGGGTGGCATGACGCATTTGCCCGTTATCTTGGGTGGGTGGGTCAGCAACCGACATGGAATCCATGACCTGAACCCCGAGCAAACACTGGACTACGAAACTGACCGGCGGCGATGGCACCGGGTGGACCGCGCCAGCAATCTGATCGAGATGTCGGAGCGAGGGGATGAGTTGCACATCCGGCTCAAGAGTGGGAACTCGCAGCTTGTCATATCGCAGGTGGACGATTCGATCCGTGTGGACTGTGCAGGCAGCGTGAGGATTAACGCGGAGCAGGTGAATGTGACCGCCAAGCAGGCGTTCACGGTGGCTGAGGACATTGTGACGACCGCACACGGCACAGACGCAGAGGGTGTGGCTGACGGCCAGAATAACATGTACGCGAGTGACGAAGCCCGTGTGGTGGCGGGACGGCGTGTTGACATTGGCCAGTACGAGGATGACACCCCCGGGAAGACCCCGCACCAGAGTGATGAAGTGGTTGTGCAGCCGAGGCACGCGCAGGTGGGCGTGAAGGAAACGGGGAATCGCAAGCGCACGTTCACGGTGAACATCGAGGGTCACACGAAAGTGGACCTGACCTCAAACGGGGATGTCCACATTGGCGCGCCCCGCACACATATACAGGGCTACGAAAAGCTGGACCTTGATGGTAATTGGATCACGGTGACGGCAGGCAAGAAGCTGACGCTTAAAGCCCCTGAGATTGTGATCGAAGCTGCGCGGAAGTTGTCGATGTTGGCCCCGTACATCCGCAGGGTCACCGATTACTTGTGGCACTGGACCTACTTCACACGGTCGTACACACATAGCGGGAAGGGCACACGTATCTGATGGCGGACAAAGTCATACAAGGTGGTGTGGTGCTGGCCCCGGCGATGGGGGCGGGGATCGTGTCCGGAGAGGCTGCGTATGCTGACACAGCAGGTGTTAGTGCGCATGTGCAGGTCGGGTACAACGCGATGTTCATTACCAGAGCCGGTGATGCGTTCAAGATTGTGCTTGGTAACTATGTTGCCGCGCACCATTACACGGGGATCGCAACCCGGGTGGAGAGCGAGGACCGAACGCACGGGGCAATGAGACTACGCATTCAGATGGGCGGGAACATTGTGCCGTCGCACGGGCAAGTTGGGTCAGTGACCGGCGAGTCACAACACAGCAGCAAGACGCAGGGTGGTGTGACGATCGTGATGGAGAAGTTGCGGCAGATCAACGCGAGGACGGCTGAGATGGACAGCGCTCTATCCCTGTTGCTCCGAGACCCGACGACGCAAGGTGCCACAGCCGCCGAAGACTTGAACAGTTTGGCTGCGGCAATGACACGGCCGGTGGGCGCACTGTCAGACTACGCAGACCTCGGGCCGCTGCGGCCGCTGGACACGGTGACCCAGTCGATCGAACTTACGTCGCCCGTATCAAGTGTGGTTTTCCGATCGTTGGACCCAAAGATACAGGCCCACCTTGACCGGCAGCAGGCGACTCGGGTTCTTAACGCCGTGGTGGGTGAGTTTCGCACACTGCTGCGAGGCAAGCCCAGTTGGCCGGTGGGCAAAGTGGCGTTGCAATATCTTGATGACTTGAAGCGGATTGGCTTGACGAATAAACGGATCAGCGATGCACGCACGCTGTCCACGACGGTGCAGGCCCAAAGTCCCGACGAGTATGCAAACGGCCCGTACGCGGCGTTTGTGGTGTTGTCTGAGGGCGTGACGTTGAACGGGTATGTACCGACTAATCTGACCAGTGATGTGCAAGCAGTGATGGATGCTGCGATGACGTGTGAGCGTGTGGTGGATGAGTGGCGATTGAAAGTAACCGAACGGATGTAACGATTGACGCTGCGTCAATTCCTTCGATCAGGTAGAATGACCCCATGCCGATAGCAGGACTACAACCAAAACAGAAATTGCGGGGCTTAACATACCCTGTGACGCGGTACCCGGGCGGGTACTGGGGTTCGAGCGGACCCGTAGATTGTGCGTGGGGCGACCTGTTGTCGGCGATTCTGACTCCCGTGGGGAGCCGCATCATGCAGCGTGAGTACGGGAGTGGTTTGCACCGCGTGTTGTTCGACCCGAACACCGTGGCGCAGGGAGCCGTCGTGCAAGAGATCATCTTTACCGCTGCGGAGCAATGGTGCCCGCACGTGGTGGTACATGAGGTGGGTGTGCAGCAGGAAGGCCGCACGATTCAGGTGGCTGTGTCGTTCAGTCTCGCGGACGACAACACAGAGCATACGCGCAGTTTCTCGACCGTGAACGCAGCAGCGCTGGGGGCACAACACGTATGAGTACACCGACCACCCCACTAATCCCAATGACTTCGCGACAGTACGCCACGATCCGCGAAGACCTTGAGGGTGTAGTCCAACAAACTAACCCGGACCTGTGGAGCGACTTCTTCGGGTCGAACTTAGGGCAACAGCTTATTGAGTTGATGGCGGTGGTTGGTGACCTTACGTCGTACAGCATCGACGCCGCCGCAAGTGAGACCTTCTTGTCCACGTGCCGACGCTTGGACTCGGCGTTGCGATTTGCGAGGTCAGTGGGCTACACCCCGCGATCCGCATCGGCGGCTGAGGTGGTCCTCACGTCGGTGGCCTTGCCCGACGCGGTGACCGACAACGGGGCGCTCATCCCGGCCGGTACCGTGATTACGAGTGGGACAGCGGGCGTGCAATACGAGTTGTTGGCGGACAAGCTGATCCCGGCCGGGTCTGGAACTGCCGACGCATTGTTGACGCTCAAAGAGGGCAAGAGTTTTTCTGAGGTGTTCGACCCCATTCGCCAACCAAACCAAGAGGTGACGACTGCAAACGGTGTGGTCGAGCAAAGTTCATGGGGTGTGTACGTCGGGACAGTGACCGACGCAAACAATTTGTGGGCGCAGGTCACTGACCTGACTACACAGGTTCCTACGGCTAAAGTGTATGAGGTCGCGTTTGATGGCGGCGGCCGACTTAGCTTGCGCTTCGGTGACAACGTGGCGGGCAAAATACCGACAGCCACTATCACGGTGAATTACCGAACCACGGCAGGTCTGTTGGGTAACGCGCCTGTGCGATCCATCCGAGGCACGGTGCAAGCAACACTGACCGGCGGGCTGGGTACCGCGTCGATTACATACGAGAACAGCGGGTACACAACACCAGACGAGGTGGTCATTCTTGGCGCGGCCGCAGGCGGCGAGGACCGCGAGTCATTGGCCGAGTTGAAAACCCACGTCCCCGCATTCCTATCCACACTGGACAAGATTATCACGCTGGCTGACTACGATTTGAACGTGGTACGTGTGCCCGGCGTGGCATTGTCCTTCTCCAACATTTTTGAAGCTGGCCCGTTTGTCAATGCCGTGCGTGTGCATGTGTGGGGCAACGAGATTGTGACCTTCTCCGCTGAGTCGCTTAACGGTGAGCAGCAAAGCGCATCGTCTTACACGCGGTACGCAGAGTTGCCGTTGTCGCTGGTGGACGACATCCAAGGGTATGTGGCTGATCGCACGATGGTCACGACGCACGCTGTCATCATCCGACCCGATGTTGCGTGGGTGGACTTGTACTTGGACACGGTCATATACGAGAGTGGCTACGACCCGGATGCGATTCATGCAGCGGTGTCGGCTGCGGTGGTGGGCGTGTTCGAGAGCAGTAGCGGGTTTGCCATTCGCATATCCGATGTTTATGACGCGATCGAAGCGGTGGAGGGTGTGCAACACTTCCACATTGACCGCGCCGTGTTTGAACATATTGTGAAGGCTCACGCGATCGGCACAGTTCAGTTTGTCAATGCCGCCCAGCCGGTGGACGGCGATACGCTTGAGATTGACGACGGCACGATATTGGTGACGTTCGAGTTTGACGACGATGGCGCATTGGCCGACAGCGCACATCACAGCATCACGATTGGGGCAAACGCAGAGGCGACCGCGACTACGTTGATGCAGGCAATCCGCGATAACCTTTCGATTGACGCTTACCGGGACACGGCCGAGTCAGAACCAATTATTAAGTTGGAGCAGCGCACGGCCGGTGATGCGTTCAACGTCGCGATCCAGACCAACAGCGAAGCGCTGGCAGTGGTGGGCATGCACGGCGGATCAAATGCCGTTGGTGGCGGGGCCAACGCGGCCGGGCACATCACACTTGCGTTTACGCCGACCGATAGTGACACGCTGACGTTGAGCGATGGTGACACTTCCGTGACGTTTGAGTTTGATACCGGCGACGGTGTACTAACCGGCAATACGAAGGTGGACATCATTGCGGGTGACGACACGGCCACGATGGCGCGTCTGATCGACGAGATAAATGGGTCTGTGCTGACCATGACTGCAAATGATGCCACGACCGATCGACCGCGACTGGTTGTGGTGAATGACCGCGTTGGCGTCGAGGGTAATGTGGTGGTCACCAAGGTAGAAGCCACACCCGGTGCTGTCATCGTGAGTGGCATGGCGGGCGGCACGGGTTCGTTCGGTGCATTCCTTGAAGACATGCGACGTGAGATGGTCCCAGCGCCCGATGCTTGGCCCGTGGGTGACTACGTTCCCGGCACGCCGTACGTGGATGCTGGTGGTGCGTGGCAAGACGGCGGTATCCAACCCTACCGCCGGATCAAAGATATTGAAGTGGGTGCGGTGGCAGACACGCGGCACTATTACGACGAGACGTATTTGTACAACAACGAGATTTACTATGACTCTGGTGAGGCGCTTGCTACTGAGGTTCAGCCGTTGAACCTTCGACGCCTCGTTTTTAATGTTCAGGCAACGACCTGATTAGGAGACTACCCCGATGGCCAATTCCCTTACGGAACACGGCGAAGAACTGATGTTGTTTGGTGACGGCTCAAGCGATGGCTCACTTGCACGCCTTGCGGCGAAAGTGAAGTTGTACCTAAACACGTCCACCCCGGACAAAGATGGTACCGGCTTCAACGAAGTCGCAAACGGCAACGGCTATGTCACGGACGGCAAAGCAATCACCGTCGCATCATGGACGTTCTCGGTTGTTGGTGGCTTCGGTCGCATCACGCTGGATGACCAGACGTGGACCGCATCCGGCAGCACGATCGACAACGTCCAAGGTGCGTTTATCACCGACTCCGCCGACGCGGCGATGGCATGGTGGGAGCGATCGCTGGCGACGACCCTGTCACCCGGTGACTCCTTGACCCTTGACGACCTGTACGTTAGCGCTGGCTAATCCCCATAGAAAGGGGACGCTGTGGCTAACATCACTATGACAGGCGGCATTGTCCTGTCGGTGATGGTCGATGGGACTACGAAGGCGGCCCAGTCATCGACTGGTACCGTCAACGTGATACCTGCGCTCGGAGGTGGCTTTACAACGGGCCTCTCGGGCGGCATCGACTTGTCACTTGACATGGACGGTGGGCAACCGGCGGGTGGTGTGATTGGCTCGGTCAATCTTGCCCCGGGCGTGGGCGGTTTGTTCGCGTGGACATGGCAGCCCGGGGTGGCTTTGTCTGCGAAGGTGCAAGGTGCCCCACGACGGGACGTGCCTATCACTGGTGGTGTCGCCGTGACGATGGCGTTGGGCGGCGACATTGAACGCGCAGCCGAAGAGATTGAAGGCGGCGTGGATTTGGCCCCCTCACTGGGGGGCACGCTGGCTCGGGCCTTTAGCGGTGCTGGCCCCGGACTCATTACGAACGTGTTTCTCGGGGGGCGCATCCGCACGGTCCGGCCGTCAACAGGTACAGGCGGTGAGGATCGCCGTGCTGCGTTGGGGTATCGCCCAAACATACCTTTGCTGGTTCGCAGTATTGACGCAGCGTCAATCGCAGAAGTGGCCGCAGCAAATGTGTCCGATGGCGGGCGCTTCCTTGTTGCAGCGGACTACTCCGAAGGCGACGAGGTAACGTGGGATGGTGCTGGCGCTATGGCCGGTGCCATTGGCCAATACGTGGAGCCTGCGATTGGCGACCCCTACTATGTGTTCTTGCAGCCCAAGCCTTACGAGGTGGTGTGGTACACACCCTTGACGGGTGACGGTGTCCCGTCTGATGGCGGGATGTATCGAATTGAAGACGGCGCGTGGATGCCGTATCGGTCATTCCCGGAACGCGCCGTCTTGTCGCAATGGGCGATCGAGATACTGGACCCGGACGGTGCGTTGGGTTACCTGACCCGCTTGCTCGGAGCCGCGCACACACAGTGGACCCGTGACGCAACCGACTTGAGTTTTTTACTCGACTCGCGATCGTGCCCGGACCGTTTCCTGACGCAGTTGGCGAAGCAATGGAACTTGCGTCTGCGTACCAGCGACCCAGCCATGCAGCGACGGCGTCTCCGTGGTGTGGTGCCGCGACATCGGGCCAAGGGTTTGCCGTCACTGGTTACGACTACGCTTCGTGAACTTGGGTACGACGGTTATCCGATGGAGGTGTGGGTCGATCCGACGCATGCTGATAATTGGTTGGACCCGACTGGTGCCCCGGCGGCGGTGCAAGCCGAGATTGCAGCGCGTGGGTTGGTCATCGACCCGACGAACGGTGAAAAGGGTACCGCGTGGATTCCTAAGTTTCATGGGTGGTCACCCGACCTGCCGGACACGTATTGGCCTGCGAGCCGCGTGGGCATCCACCTAACGACGGCCACGGGCGCATCACTTCCACTTAACATGCCTGAGTCCGCGTTTGACGAAGTGCGGCAAATGCTTGCGGAGGAACTGATACGCGACACACTCCCAGCGCATGTGGACATCCGATACTTCGCGACTGATGTGTCACCGGACGCAGGCGACAGTATCGGTGTGACGGATGAGTTGGCGTTTGTGGACTTTGGCACGGGTGCAACTTACACGTTGGGCGGCTTCGGTATGGCCGCGACCGGGTCGATCACGTTCACGGGTCAGCCCGACGATGGCGACACAGTGACGATCGACGACGGGACTACCACTGTGACGTTTGAGTTCGACACAGGGGATGGTGTGACGCCCGGCAACGTCGCGGTGTTGATTGGAGCCACGACACAAGACACGGCTGACAATCTTGAAGCTGCGATCGACAGTTCAGCTTTGGACGTGGATGCTGTGGACGCCACGGTGACGGACCCGCGCGTGGGGATCATTCACGGTTCGATCGGCGTCGGGGGCAATGAAACAATTACAACCGACTCAGGTGCAGTGACCGTGACGGGTATGCAGTTCGGGTCAGGTGACATTGGCGACGAGTCAGTGCGCCGCGTTCTGTTTGAGCCTGAAATAGACGGTCGGTTTGACGAAGACTACGCCATCGAGGGTGAAGTGCCGGTGGTGTGGACCACGGGTGGCACCGCGTACGCAGCACAACGGATCACCGGCGGCGTCAATGTTACAACCACGATGGGTGGCGTCATCGGCATGAGCATGGGCGGCGGCGTCGTTCTCGGTGTTGACGTGGGTGGTACGTTTGCACTGGTGCCCGGCGTGGACCCTGTGCTGGTGCTGAGCATGGTGCTTGGTGGCCATGAGACGGTGGACCCGGCTGACGACGTGGCGGCCAGTTATGTCCTGTCAGGCGGCGTTGCACTGGGTATGGACGTGCAGGGCGGCACACCTTCGCTTATTGGCGTGGACAGTCCGGCAATCGTGTTGAGTCTGAACCCCGGGGTGAAGTTCACCACGTCTGTGACCGGCGTCGAAGTCGGTATGGTTCTTGGTGGGCAGATCACAGTCAACCGTGCAGTGACCGGTGGGTCTACGTCGTCGATGGCACTGGGTGGTGGCGTGGGCGGCGCAGACACGATGACGGGTTCAATCATCCTGTCGCCGGTGTTGGGCGTCGTATGGATCAGGGACACGATTGAAGGCGGCATCGCACCCAGTATGGTTATTGGTGGTGGCTTCTTCTGGACGCAGACGGGTGCTATCGTTCTCAGTCCGCAGGTGATCGGCAGCGTCGTTGTTCCGGACGAAGAATTGTGGGCTGCGTTTATTACGCTCGGACCCGCAGTCGTGGGCGGCATCCCCGGGGGCTACGTGGTGGCAGGTGACATATCACCTACAATGGTGCTTGGTGGCACCCTGAACGTACAACGCATTTTGTAAGGCAGCAGCATGCAAGCAAGCAGCGGTATTAAAGTTCGAGGCATTGTCGAAGTCTTCGCGTCGCATCGCCGGATGAACGGCCCGATGTCGCGGACGATGTTGCAACGTCTCCGCATGCGAGACCCGTCTGCGTTCCAGCGCGTCCTGCGACATAGGAACATCGTTACCGATGCCGGTATCCAGACCGTGAGTGCTTTGCTTGCAGGAGCCGTGGGCAGCCCGTCCGTGGGAGGCACCCCACGTAGCCCGGCTGTGCTGGATACGATGCACATCAACACGTTGAAGGCTGGCGGCGTGGCGTCACCTGCGGAGCCAACTGCGGGTGACACCTTACTGGCGTCCACTGGAAACGACCTGCTAGGGACGTGGACCGGTATTGACTTGAACATCGCATACATCAACAGCGAGCCGGGCAAGACCGGTACTCGGTTTTATGGGTTTGTGCCGACCGTGGAGAACGTGGGCGACACGTACACGGAGATTGGTTTGTTCGCAGGCGACGGCACATTGATAGCACGGTCACTGCTGGCGCAACGAGCCACCGGGTCCATCACTTTTGCTGATCAACCCGCCGCCGAAGAGATTGTGACAATCAACGACGGGTTCACCACAAAGATATTTGAGTTCGACGGCTTGGGGCCGGACCCGATCCCAGTTGTGATTGACGCATCTAAAGAAGACACGGCGGAAAACCTGAAAGCAGAGATTAACCTGTCATCTTTGGCTGTGACCGCGACACGCAGCGGGGCCGTCATTACGTTGACCCACGACCAGACGACGGCGCTGGCCAACAATGCAGTGACCACCGACGCGGGTAACATTACGGTGGCAGGCTTGACCGGGGGCTACGACGGGGTGTTGAAGACAGGCGTCTTTGCACTTCACTTCTACCACACGCTTTGGTTCGAGAGGCAATGATATGGCTGAGACGTCGCCCGACTACTCTGTACTTCCTCACGTGTCGATTGGTGGTGTGCCCCCGATCGGCGGGTATGACATTGACGCCAATGACTTGCCCGCGCTCCGCGCTATCAAGGTGACCAACCTTGTCGGCCCGGGTGCTGCGAACATGCAGCCGAACGCGCTGCACAAACGCGACCTATTCATACTCGACCGTCTCATGTCTCTGGTCGCGAACATGAACGCGCTAACCGGCAAGGATTCAACCGGGCAGGACATCACCGGTGACGGTTTGCCCGTGTACCTATCGCGCTTCGGCGAGTTGCCCATGCAGGCCGATTTGAAGATGGGTGATAACAAGATCACCGGACTCAAGGCAGCTACGGCGGGGTCCGATGCTGTGCGACTCGATCAGTTGACCGGCGTGGACACGAGCAACTTCCTACTGCGCACGGGTGCCAACACATGGACCGGCCCGGCTCCGTTGAAGATGTCCCCTGACAATGGGACTACTCGGTTTCAGATCAAAGAGGGTGCGGCAGGCACAGACCCAACTGACTTTGTTGTTTTGTCCCAGCTTCAAGACGTGGCAGTAGAAGGCGGTGTGGGGGGCATGCTGGTGGACTACCGCACGGGGCGCGTGGAGAATCCGCAGGACGTGGGCGATGCGGTAAACGACCCTGCTATTACATTCGTTTTGGACAACCCTTACGCAACTGTGTACGCATTCGATGCCACGTTCTTTGTGACTGATACTGGCGGTTCTTTTGCACACACATTTTTGGACTTCAAGTACGACGTGGCGACGCGGCAGATGACCGGCGGGCTGCTGTACACCGGCAACAACCTGTCACATGACCCTACGGGTTCATTTGACGTGACCATCCCCGAGAACGGAACACTGACAGATGTCATCACATTGCTGAGCAACGACAATGGTGGGTCAGCCGGATCACCTAACTACGTGATTATCCGTGCCGCGTACATCACCTCGTCTGGTGCGCCGTCACAGCTTGTCATCAACATCTTCTTCTCAAACAACGGGACTACGGCGTTTCACCATCGCGCAGGAACATGGCGCGCATTAGGCTTCAACGGTTTTGGCGGCGTGGGTCAACCAACCCAAGCAGGCACCACATACATCCCTGTGACCGCACATTCAAGTGGCGTGGCGCTGCGACAGTATTCCGACGCCGCTGGTAACCATGACTTTAGCTATGCGCTCGACGGATTCCCGGGCGTGGACAAGGACCGCATCATTGGCGCGTTTGTGCGTGTGTGGGTGCAGGGCCGCAACGGTAAGTATTCACGTTTGCTCGCCCGCGTCGGTAACGACGCGGGTGCGTTCACAACCATCTTTTCGTCAGAGGGTGCCAATAATGGCGACGATTGCGGCAGTGAGTCGCTTGTGTTGGTGCCGATCAATCGGCAACAGTCGTTGCTTGATTTTCGCTTATCTCTTGAAACCACCAGTACAGGTGGCGACGTGGATGCGAGAACCGCGACGCAGGCTGTGGACTACACCATCGAAGGCTTCCTTGTCACGGCGACGCCGCAGTCGGGTGGGTCAGGTGGCTCGGGCGGTTCTGGTGGCGGGGGCTTGGTGTACCGCAGTCCGTGGACGCCAGTTGACGCCACGGTCGCAGCGCAACGGGTGCAGACCTTCGCACACAACCTTGGCATCATCCCCGACTTCATTTCGGTGTACTTTCGTTACGAGACCTCACCCGGCGTGTATAACGTCGTGCAGTTGCAGCGCACCGAAGGCGACGCGGGTGACGACGAGAATGTGTCTGTAACCAGCATCGACACAGCAGCCCTAACGGCGCAGATTGCGCCCGCAGGCTTTAGCTTTACCGACGCCAACGTGAACCCGGGGTACGAGACTTCGCTAACCGCCGGTGAGATTCAAGTCGTGGCCGGTGCAATTGTCCCCAGCGCGTCCGCCGGGCTTGGCGCACAGTTGTACGCGGCACCGGTGTTCATCGGTGGCGACAGTGACGACAACTATTGGCAGCAGTACACATCACCATCGGACTACCACGTGGTTGACACGGTGCGACCTAATGGCATTGCACTGTTGCAAGTTGACCTGTTCAGCGCAGGTCCGGATGTGCAAGTGTACGATGCTGCGCATCCGCGTTATTACCTTGACGGTGCTGCGGGGTTCTCCCGCGAGTTGGTAGTCTCCGCAGTCTCCTTCGGCGACGGTGTGGGCCAGTCAACGCAGGCCATCGCAAAATTAGACGACGGGGGTGGCTTGACCTTCCGTGTGGACGGCACCCCTGCTGGCAGCTTCCGGTACCGCATCCAACACCTCGGTTGGGTGACAGAGGGTGCCGATCCGATTGCGCCTTCCACGGCCCCGCTAATGTTTGCAGACTACCAGCATGGCTCGTTCGGGCATGACGACACAGTGCCGTTCACGCTGAATCTTGGCGACGCGGACACTTACATTATCAATGGCGCGTTTGGTATGTGGGGTGTGTCGGCATCCAGTGAAGAAGATCACGCAAGCATCCAGTTGCGATACGATGCCGCGACACGTCAATTGACTGGCGAACTGCTGTACGTGCCCGGTACCAATGTGGACGCAGCGACGGTTGCCGATGTCATTCTCCCCACCAATGGCGACGTGACGTTGTGCGCACTGCATGGCGGTGGGTCTGCCACGAAGGGTGTGCGATTGCGTGCTGCGTATGTGACAGGCGACCCCAACACGCTCAAGGTCTACGTTAATTACTTCGATACCGCGATCAACGGCAACGACTCGGTCACCGGCCGGGGCATGGCGGGTCGCTGGTCGGCCGTGGGTTACTTGCAAGATGTGACGGCTGCGCTGGGCACCAACGAGCAAGGCACGCTTCTGTACCAGACAGGTGACACGGGTGCGGCGGGCGTCAATCAGAACATTTATGACACGTGGGTGGCAGTGGATGCGTCGGCCAAGATCGTCGGCACGGCTAAACGACTACTGGTGTGGGTGGACGCGACGGAGGCCGCCGTGCGCATCCGCGATCAGAAATTGCGCACGACCCCGCTTAAAGCGGTGGCGTCGTTTGAAGCGGACCACCTCGGCCGGACGCCCGGGTCAACGTCACCATCCACGGTGCAAACTGAATTGGACATGTACGCCGCAGGGTACGGCCGCGAGAGGGAAGTGGTCACGGCCGGGATCAATGTGCGCGATGCGGCTGTGGTTGAAGTCGAGCCGGACAGCGACGGCAAGTTCCGTGTGCGGGTGTCGCGCACTGACCCGACTGCATATTCCGCTCGCCTGTGGCTGCTTGACGTTATTGATTAAGGACTACGCGATGCCCGAAGCAACGAAGACTGTGATTGTGAACTTGGACGCCGACCGCCATATCTATTTGGAGGTGTTTGAGGGTGAGGACTTGCAGACGCCCTTGCAACTCAACAAGGGTCACGTCGCGTGGGACTTATCCGATGCGACAGAGGTTCACGTCGAATACTCGTATCGCGACACATTCGTGTGGGAGGAAGTTTGGACGGCGCAGCGCACCGGCGAGGATTGGGCGACTGGGCTTTTGCTGCTCAATACACCCGCTCAAGTAACGGGACAAGCTGCGGGCACCTTCCGCGTCACAATGGCCGTCAGCTTCCCTAATGCTTTGGAGGTCATCATCGACCCCAGCTTTGTCGAGGTTCACCCTCAGCGGGGCTACACCGCTCGCAAGCTGGCTACCCATGTGGACGTGCCTGTGGACGTGTCAGGGGCACCTACGGCTGCACAGGCGATTGAAGGTGGCGTGGTGTCAACCGTGGCAATGGGTGGCCGGATTGAAGACCTCGGTGACATTATCGACGGCGGTGTGGTTGTTGCACACGCTACGGGCGGTACAATGCCCGTGACGCGAAAAGTTGCGGGGCAAGTCGTGGTGACGCCTACTGTGGGTGGCCAACTGCCGCGTAACATTTGACGCAGCGTCAAAACCAAGTCCCCTGAAAGGAGACTACCCATGCTTATGCTTGCGATGTTTAACCTATTCCTATTGGCGCAGGATGTCGCGCCTGCTGCTGCGGCCGCACCCGCAGTGGACCCCACCATGCCCATATGGTTGCAAGGCTTGCTTGGCCTTATTTCAACCGTCATCACGCTCGCGCTGATCCCTTACCTGACTCGCAAGGCCAACGAAGCCGAAGCCGAGATGGAGCGGGCACAGGCGGAGACCACCAACGCCAACGTGACGACCCAAAGCATCATCATCCAACGGCTCAAAGCGTTCATCTATCGCGTCGTCGCCGATGTGATGGAACGCGAGTTTATGCGTGTCGTCGAAGCCATCGCACGCGGTGAGTTGCGAACAACCGAACAGATAAAAACTGAGTTGTCGCGGTTACATGCCATTGTGCGTGATCGCGCTATCGCTCACTTCGACGGGCAAGGCATCAACATCATTGCCGCCGCCGGTGACGAATTACTGGACAGCTTCATTGAGTCTGCCGTTAACAAGTTCAGCCCCTTCCCCGGAAGCGACACTGCAAAAACCTTGCTCACTGAACATGTGTCGAATTGGCTTGTGAACAAAGGTGTGGACTACGCACGTAATCGGTGGATCACTGGGCAGGGGCAGGAATCTGTTGCAGCGCACGCTGCTGCAACAGGCCCGGTTACGACGGGTGAACCTCAGCCGGAGTAAGGCATGGCGGGTACCAAGCGCAATCTGGTATTCACCGCCGTGGTGGGCATTATCACGGCGGTGTTGGGCGGCATCGCAGTGCAGGCTGTGTTGTCAGTGGTGCGGTCGTACAGGGAGAACGCAACCAAGGTCATAGGTTTGGATTCATCCGTGACGGCAGCGTTCGGTGAGATGCAGACTATTGACCAACGATCGCAGGCCACACACACCCGGTCGATCGAGACGGCAGCCAAGATCGACGTGTTGCTCCGTTTGTTGGACAAGGGCTACTTACACGTACCTAACATCGACGGTCCGGGCAGTAAAAGCCCTGAGTTGGGGGGCGCACAGGTGCCAGACGGCACATCCGGGCACGCAGGTAGCCCTCCTGACGCCCCGCCTGCTGATCCGGTACGGACACCGTCGCCGAAGCCTGCACCGCCAGAGCGGCGTACAGAGGCTCCTACGATCATCCTCCCCGTACCGCCGATGCAGCAACAAGCCCCCATCGACCCGGACCTGTACCGGCAGCAGATTGAAATCAAGCGCGGATCGAAGAAGTAACAACCCCGAAAGGACTACCACCATGTGGCTATCAGGTATCATCCAAGGTCTCCTTACTGCCTTGCTCAAGTATTGGGACTCAACCAACAAGCAGAAGACGGCGCAAGCCAACGAATACCGCGCGATCGGCCGCGAGGCCCAACTCGAAAGCGTCAAGACCAACACACAAGTACAGGCCCGCATCAAAGCGGCCGTGGAGGCACCACGTCCGCCGATACGCACGGCTGCGCAGTGGAATGCTGCGGGCATGTTGCTGCTGGTGTGCATGCTGTCACTTACGGGATGCGGGGCATGGACCAAAGTGGTTTATGCGACGCACCCCATGCCATACATTGCGATGCCGGAACGTCCGGTACTCGACGAACAAGCACCGCCCATGACGGCCAACGGCCAGCGGGTCATGGACTACGCGATGCAATTAGAAGCGGGCATCAATGCCTACAACAAGGAAGCGAACAAACACAATGTCCTGTACAGCTACGAAGACGCAGATATCCGAAACGATCCGGCAGACGACCAAGGGCCGCCTACTGGGCCTGTGGAAAGTATTGAACGACCTGCGGACCCAGTCGGTTCCAGCGCCATTCGCACTACTGATCCTCAAGAACTTTGCGCTGATTCAGGGGCAAGTTCTGCCGCACGTGCAAGAGGTCGAAGCCCCCGCAAACATATGCGATTATGTCGCGGGGCTACATCAGGTACAGGTCAAGAGCGCTGGCGACGACCGCGAGGCGAACATTGCGACGTACCAACAGGCGCACCCGGAAGAACACGCGATGCACGTGGCGCACTTGAGCAAGATCGAAACATTGTTGGCCGAAGCGATCGACGTAACGACGCACACGATGCCGCTGGAAGCATTCCCGGATATGTCGCCGGAACAACTCAACCGCTTGCTGCTGTTGGTTGACGACGAACCTAAGAAAGCCGATCCAACCGAAGGGTGACTACCCCCGCTTGGCTTCCTTTCCCTACCCGGCACCCCCTATGGTCCACACCACGGGTGCCGGGTATTTTTATGCGCGTCACGGCCGGGTGGGGGCATAATCATTGTTTTTCGTATAATCCGGGATATGCCGCTTGACACGGGGAAGCGGCGCGGTATCATGCACGGGTCAAGCGGAAGAATCGAACCCTCAGATAAGGACACACAACAATGGCAACTTTCACACCTTTCGGTCTGGTGGAACTTCGCGACCTGCTCAAACAATCAAAAGGTTGGTTTGAAGCTGACGCAAGTACAATCCCCGCAAACACAGGTGAGGTGGTGCTGGACTTCTGGCCCGGTTCATTCAAAGCTGCGGGTCGCAATATCGTTATCCGTGTGTACACGCGTATCGACCCGAATACCGGGCAGGTGCGGACCTGTGGCGCTGACGCAATCCGGGTGTGCGCTGTGGACCTCGACCATAACAAGGGGTACATCAAGGCGCGCCGCGTGCATCGTGTAAAGGGCTGGCGTGATAATATGACAAATCGCATCATGGACGTTGTGCAAGCGGCGCTCGATCGCTGCGCAAGAGAGGCAAGCACGACTACTGTGGCACCGGCCCCGCTGAAACCTGCGCACCCCACAATCCCGGCCGACTGCAAGACGAAGAAGTCCAAGCTGGCGTGGCTTCGCGATCAGTGCAGCGCGGACGATGCGGTGGCGCTGGCCGTCGTGCAAACCATATTCAATTTCCAGACCGTGTATGAGCAAGACGCGGGTACGACGGTCGAAGATAACGGTGTTGGGTTCTCGGGCATCGACGCGGAACTGCTGACCAGTTTTGTGCAGCAGTTTGAGGCGCGTCACGGGCTGTCGCCGAAACAACTCGTGCTGCTGCGGGCCAAGGCCGCGAAGTACGCGAAGCAATACCTGACGGTCACCGGGAAGTTTGACGCTGCGTCAATTTTCGCTGTGCAAGAGGTGGCGAGATGAAGTGCCTTGACCAACTAGAACAACGTGTAACGGAATTGGGCGGCTCGATGGATCGGCAAGGGCTACCGGGCTTCGTTAACCTCGACGCGCCGGACGGCAAGGTGTGGGGTTGCAGCTTCATACAGTCGTTGTGTGTCAACGGTGCGAGCTATGACGAGACTTGGTGGGTCGAAGCGTGCAAGGATGCCCGCGAGAGGTTGGCATACGGCGTGTGCGACGATCCGGACCCCGAACTATCGGCTCATGGCCGAGGCACCTGCGATACCGCAACGTGCCAGCATTGCAAAGGGTGTGCATGATGGCTAAACCGACTACGGGCGAAAAATACTTTGCGACGCCGCACCGCATCAACGTCCGGGGCGCGGACGACACGGTGACGATCGACTTAAAAGGACCGAAGTGGGAATGCAAAGTGGTGCTGCCCGCACGGGAACTAATGGGGTGCCTCGACTTGCACGAATACCTTGTAACGGCTGCAAAGGCTGTGGGTTTTACAAGACCGAAAATGGTTGCCGCAAGCATTACCCAGCTTGTGGCCGAGATGGTGTGGAGCGAGAAATTATGAGTGACCAAGAAGACGGACTACAAACCCTGACCGATACGGTTGAAGCGGCGCGCGAACTGGCCGAGGAACTGGGCGTGCCGATACCGGTGGCATGGAGCCAGCCTGAGTACCGCGCTGTGATGGACGCGATCCACATGGGCGTCGGCACAGGGGCACTGCGTGACAGCACGGAAACTATGGCGGAGCAAGCGCTGCGCAAGATCGGTGTGGACAAGGCCGACTTGGAATTGATTTTTGGTGCCGAGTTCGACCCGGACGCATGACTAAGCCTTATCCCCGGTCAGGTGGGACCGCTTGACAACGCCCCACCTGACTTGGGTTTTTACTTTGCGAGGTGACTGATGTTAATTGACGATTTTATGCGGGGCGTTGCCGTACTGCGGCGATCGAGTGGGCCGCAGGGGTTCTCCGTGAACCACAACCGACTTGACGACGCGACACAGGGGCAGTGGTTCAAGCCGCGACGCGAAGGCCAAGGCATAGGGTCGCAGGTCTACCTCGATTGCGAGCCTCCGACGACGTTTGATCGCCCCGACATTCACACGGCTGCGGCAAACGGTGAACTGCGAATGCGCGACTATCTGCCGGGCACGAACACAGGTCAGTACGACGAACTTTTGGCGGCAACACAAGACGGGGTGCCGGGTATTGCACCAAATTGACACACAAGCGTATTTACCGTACAGTACGCAAACTTAATTACACGCTCGGGAACCCCCACCAACGCAATGTTGTGGGCACCCGTAAAAAGGACAATCCGATGACCGTTGCAACTTCCAATTTGGTGCGCGCCCGTAAAATACTCAAGGACGTATGGGGCTACGACGACTTCCGCAAAGGCCAAGGCGATATCATCGCCAGCCTTGTCGCAGGTGAAGACACACTGGCGGTGCTGCCCACGGGCGCAGGCAAGTCAGTGTGCTTTCAAATACCTGCGTTATTAAGCGACGGCACAACCGTTGTCATATCGCCGCTGATTGCGCTGATGAAGGATCAGGTGGACGACTTAAACGCGATCGGCATCCCGGCCGCGTTTATCAACTCGACGCAAGACGATACAGAGCAGCAAGAGGTGCTGATTGATTTCACATCGGGTGCCTATAAGCTGTTGTACGTCGCACCCGAGCGGTTGCGCAACAAGGCATTCCGCGAAGCCATGAGCGGGGCAATGATTAACCTACTGGCCGTGGACGAAGCGCACGCACATCGGCAGGGTAGCGCAATCACCACAACACGGGGCGTAAAGCCAGCCGAGCGCGTACAAGTGGGGGATGTCTTACCGGGCGTCGATCACACAACCGGTCGCGTAGCAACTGTCACCGTCCACCGGGTGCGCAAGCGGCCCTTGCGGGTTGGTGAGGGCGTTGACATCTATGTGTCCACAGGCACACTGCGTGTAACTTGCGACCACCCTGTATTTGTGGTGGGTGTGGGCTACGTGCCTGCTGCGTCCGTTCAACCGGGAGACGAGGTGATTACCAATGCCGACTTGTCTAATGTGCAAACAGACGTTTTCGTTGGGGCAGCCTGTTCATTCGTCGCGTCCGAAGTCGCTAACGAGCCACGTATGTTCGTGCAGATGCCTACGGCTGTACCGGTTGAGCGTGACGCAGTGCTTAAACTGTTCCGCACCGTTGCTGCCAAACTCGAACCGAGTTTGTTGCTCCGTTCAGTGTGGGCGTGCGCGGCAGGGCGCTGGTTCGTCGCGGCGCATGAACGAGGACAATCCTATGAAGTCGCCCGCAGTACGCTTGAAAGTATCCAAAGCGCTGAAGCGACGCGGCGACCCGTTCACCGAAGCGACTCGGGGAGGAAATGGGCGGAAAATGCCCAAACCAGCGGCCCGTGTGTTGAAGTGGTTTCCGAGACTACTCCCGGAACATTTGGTTTGTATTGGCGAGAAGAGGAACGGGCACCCGTGGTACATCAAAGCCGACTTCGCCGACCCACAACAAAAGAAGATCGTCGAAGTGGACGGGGGTTCGCACAAGCCGCTGGCTGCGAAGAAGCGGGATCGCAATCGCGATGTGCTGTGCGTCAAAGCCGGGTGGTGCGTGTTGCGCGTGACCAACCAAGAGGTGCTGACACAACCACGGGAGACGAAATCGCGGATCAAAGCGTATTTACGTTCGAGACCGACGGCGCGCAAACGTATTTCGCGGACGGCGTCTTGACGCACAATTGCGTCAGTCAGTGGGGGCACGACTTCCGCCCGGCGTACCAACGCATTCGTGACGTGGTGGCTGAGATGGATGCAGCGGGTAACCGCCCGACCATTCTCGCATGCACAGCCACATGCCCGACAGGTCTGGAAGACGACGTGGCCAAAGGCATCGGCATGCGGGAGGACTACACGCGGGTGGTGGCTGATCCGATTCGCCCGAACTTCACATACAACGTGATGCACGGCAACATGTGGGCCAACGTCACAGGCATCGTGCGCCGGTTCGATGTGGCAACAGGTCGATACCTTGTGTACACCACCACACGTCGGGCTGCGGAGATTATTGCGACCAAGATTGAGGACGAACTCGGCAAGAACGTTGTGGCGTTCTATCACGCAGGGCTGCCCAGCCAAGACCGCGAAACAGTACAAGACCAATTCAAGAGCGGCGAGCGCCCCGTGGTGTGCGCGACGTGTGCATTTGGTATGGGCATTGACGTGCCGAACATCCGCGCGGTGCTGCACTGCGGTGTGCCCGGGGCGATCGAAGATTACACGCAGGAGATTGGCCGAGGTGGCCGTGATGGTTTGCCGACCACGGCGTGGCTGTTGTTTGATCCGAAAGGGTTGGAACTGCGCAACCAATTCATTGACAGTGCCAACCCACCGTTCGACTTCTACGGGCCGGTGTGGGACTACCTCAAATTGAAGACGCGACCCGGTGAGATTCTTAGCGAGTCGGGTGCCGTCATTGCTGACGGCATTAAAGACTTAGCCAAGCATCACGATGTGTTTCCCGACGACGACCTGTTGATGCGGTTCAACGCACACAGCGTGCGGTCGGTGATGGCTACGATGGAATCAAAGGGGATGATTATTCGGCGCGAGTCAAAGGCTGGCACACACGTGCAATTTACCGTGGCCATGATGCAGAAGCGTGACAAGCTGGTGGACAACCAGCGGTTGGTAGCAGACGCCTTATGGGACTCGCTGGCAGACAAGTTCGATGTCAAGGGGTTGAACTGCGTAGAAGACCTTGTGGACGTGACCAAGACGGCGGCAGATTGTGACCTAACCTACATGCCCGCGAAGCGTGCAATGCTGGCGTTGCAAGAGAAGGGGTACTTGGTGATAGCGGCCAAGTACAATGGCAAGACCACAGCAGTGTCCCCGGCGATGTACAAACAGAACATTGATGACCTGCTGACGCGCGAAGGTGTGGAAGCCAAGCGACAGCGCGCACTTGACCGTCTGGATCAGATGGTGGGGTACGTGCATCTGCGAAGCGAGAAGGATCGCATTGACTACCTACGGGCCTATTTCATGGGTGCGCCTGCGCAGGGTGACGCGGGCGACGAACGATCACTATTTGACCAGAACGGAGACGAAGGATGACGTGGGACGATCAACTATTCAAACTGGCGGAGCGTGCAATACAAGAATACCGACGCAACTGCGTGTCAGATGCGGCGTCGGAGTCGATGCAGGTTGACCTCGACCGGCTGCGCGCGGAGGCGAAAGCATCAGACGGGCGCAGACGGCTGCCCGATCAGCGCCCGGCCATGACGTACCACGGGCGCATTGGCAATGGTATGGATTTTTACGTGACGGTGGGGTTCTACCCGGACACCTACGAACCGGGTGAGGTGTTCATGCGCATTGCCCGCACGGGTTCGATCGTGTCGGGTATGACGAATGCAGCGTGTGTTGGGATCAGCGTCGCGTTGCAGTGCGGGTACCCGTGGTCGAAGCTGCGCAAGAAGTATTTGGGTACGCAGTTTGAGCCGCGTGACCCGTTGGGCGTAGGTGACTACAACCGACTCGAAGGCGGGAACGTGATGTTACGTCCGTACACGTCGGTGCTTGATGCGCTGGCCAAGTCAATCGACCATTTGTCGCGGGAACAGAAAAGTCTGTGGGGCGAGGAAGATAAAAGTGGGGGTATGTAAAAATCCCCTAGCAGCGTACGCCGCCGTACGGGCGCGCGCAACAAATTGAAAAGTAATTTTTTCTCTTATATTTCTCCCGCGTTAAGAGGCGCTTAGCTTAATATGCAAAATACAATCTGTCAAATTGAAACTTGGGTTAAACGCAAAACACATAATTGTCGAATTGCTGCGCAATCCGACACTTGGCGAAGTCGGGTCGCTTCGCTCCCCGAACGTGACCGCCTTCGGCGGCCCCGGTAAGGAACTTTTTTTGCTCCCGGGTTGGCTACACCGAGAGGGTGGAGGTAAAGTTGACGCAGCGTCAAAATAACACAGGCAGAGGTGGCAAGGTGACACGTGCATACCTGACAATTGAAGGACCGTGGGCACGCATGAGCGGTGTACCTGATGAGGTGCGCGACGAAGTGCTGTGTGTCATGGACCCGGATGCTTCACGGCGACAGGCTTATCGTGAGGGTCGGTGGGACGGTCTGCACAAGCTGTACACGGACGACCGTTACCCAGCCGGGTTGACGTTGCAGTTGCATCGACGGCTGGAAGCGACCCCGGGTATTACCGACATCACAGTGCGCAACGAGAACGTGCCAATGGGCAGCGACCACTTGCATGCGGACTACCTCCCGAAGTCGGTCGCACCTGATGGGCTGTGGGATTGGCAGTTGGAAGGGTGCAGCGCGATGCTCAACAGCCCGTGTGGTGCAGTGAAAGTCCCAACTTCTGGTGGTAAGACGTTGATGGAGGCCGCGATTGCGCGGTACGCATTTGAGCATGCCGGGTTGAAGACACTGGTGATGACATCGAAGCGCGGCATCCTCGATCAGATGGTGCGGGTGCTGACTGAGGCCGTCGGTGACATTATGACCGTGGGGCAAATGGGTGATGGGTGCAAAACAGTTGGCGACGTGACGGTGGGTACGGCGCAGACGTTGATCGGCTATCAGCCGACGACGCGACGTGCAAAGATACCCGGTACCAACAAGCGGCGGCGTACGTTCATTCAGGGCGACCCGGTGATACGTGAGTTGCTGCGCAGCGTGGGTGTGTTGATGTTGGACGAGGCGCACCACACGTCGGCGGTGACGTGGTACGAGACTGCGATGTATTGCACCGCCCCGTATCGGTTTGGCTTGAGTGGCACCCCGTTGAAGTTCGATGACTACGCAGACGCTCGCATGATAGGTGCGACCGGGCCAGTCATCTACGAGATTGATGCCGACGTGTTGATCGCGGCCGGTAAGAGTGCGCGCCCACGGATCGTGATCGTGACGAGCGACGCGGCCAGTTCGCCAGAGATGCAGCACAACGAGTTTGGCAGATTTGTGCGGGGTAAGTTACGTCCGGGTAAGAAGTGGCCCCCGTACAAGGAGGCGTACAGGTACGCGATCGTGGACAGTGTGCCGCACAATCAGGCTGTCATTCGCGCAGCTACGTGGATGGTGGACCGTAAGAGGCGTACGTTGATTCTGGCGAGGCAGAAGGACCAATGGCGATTGCTCAGGGATATGCTTGAAGCGTCAGGGCTGAACTACGCTGCGCTGTGGGGTGATACAGAGACAAGTGTTCGACGCCAAGCGAAGGAGGCGATGGACGAGAAGAAGTTGCAGGTGATCCTTGCGACTGTCATCTTTGACGAAGGTGAGGACGTGCCCGGTATTGACGCGATGGTGTTGGCCGAGGGCGTGCGATCGAACACGAATGCTGTGCAGCGTATTGGCCGTGGTATGCGGCGTGAGAAGCGAGGGTACGAAGATGTGTGGATAGTGGACTTTGCCCCCACGTCACACCCGGTGTGCCTTGAGCATGGGAGCGACCGGTTCACGTCGTACGTTGATGAGGGCTACCACACGATGGTGTGGGATCAGTGGCCGAGTGAGGACGAAGAGGCGGCCGGGGCGTTGCTGTTGCCGTTTGAGCAGTGGGACAAATGTTACGAAGACGCGGAAGGTGGCGAGTAACTATGCGCAAAGCAGATGACATCCGTTACAAGATCGCGAACCTAGAAGACGACATTGCGTGCATGGAGGTTGACTACGCAGGCCGATGTGAAATTGACGCTGCCTACTGTCGGCTGGCTGACTTGCGGGATGAACTGCGCGAGGAAGAAGAGGTATGAGCGAATGATCCGAACACCTGCGCCACAACAAGACCGCCCGAAGTGCTTTGGGCTTGACTACGTGCGCGATGACGCCATGTGTGTCGCGTGCCCTGCGAACGTGAGATGCGGCGTGGTGATGAAAGCTGCGCCGTCGCTATCACAGTTGCGGCGTGACGCGGAGGCGGCGTTGGATGTGACAGCGGTGGCTGACGTGGAGGCGGTGTACATTGCGGCGTACAGGCAGGCGTATGGCAGGGCACCGAGGTACACAATTGCTGACGCGGCTCAGCGGGCGTTTAGGTGGGTGGCGACGTTGGTGAGGCTCACGGGAGTTGACCCGGTCGAGTACATGGAGGCCCAGCTTGTTTCAATGCGTAAGAGTGATCGTGAGTTTTACCCGTCGATGCTCACGAGCGCAAAAGCTGTTGTGCGCTACCGCACTTACTTGCGGGCAGGTAAGCGCAAGTACAGCAACACACGGCGGGGTCAGACCGAGGTGTTCCCCGTGCGTCGCATTCGGTCGGAGTTGGCGCACGGCGAGTTTCTGGTGGGTGAGTATTACGTGGCTCACATTGCACAGGGGCACATGGATGGGTGGGACTACGCAGCCGCGAGGTCCATGCCCGGTGAAGTATGGGTGGCGGCACAGGACGTGTCGTCGGAGGTGTATAAATCGTGGGTGCGCGCATACAGTCGGGATTTGGTGGAGCGGGTGCAGCGATGCGCGACGCTGTCGGCGGCATGCCGTGTCATGTCCGCGCTGCGCCCGGGGTTGGCTGACTGGATAGGTGTGCGGTCGTTTAGTTGGGAAGCGTTGGCGGCCTTGGTGGTGCGCCTTGACGTGGTGCCCCCAGCGGCCGAGGATGTAGGGATAGGCAAAGTACCCGGTGAACTCTGGACTCCCGGCAGGTTGTCACAACGACGCGCTGCCGGACAATTTAGGTGAGGAACCACAATATGGCGGATCAAAAAACGCCGGGGCGTAAGAAGCGCGCTGGCGGCAGGGTGGGGACGTACTCGGAAGAGTTTGGTGATGCGTTTCAAGGTCACATTCTGGCTGTGATGGCGCGCGTGCCGACATTTGTTATGTCGCATCGCACGGCGTTGAGCGAGACGTATTTTGCAAGCACGACGCGGCAGAACATTACAAAGGCATTGTTGGGTTTCGTGGATGAGTTTAAGCAGGTGCCCACGAGGGCTACGTTGGTTGAGTACATCCGGCCAAATGTCTCGGACGACGACATTGCTGCGATCGAGAAAGAAGTCGGGTCGCTGTACACGGACGACATCACGGACTGGCAGGCAGTGAAGCAAAAGGCTGTGCGGTTTGGCAAAGTGCAGGCCGTCGTGAATGCCGCGATCAATACGGCCGAGGACGTGGAGCGCGGTGACCTGACCAACGTCTTAGAGCGCACGCAAAAGGCGCTTATGGTCGGCGAGGACATTCTCGACATGGGGCTGGACTACTTGGGTGAGTTGCCCGATCGTGAGCGATGGTACAACCCGGACGACGTGATGAAGAACGTAATCCCGACCGGGTTGCTGCACCTTGACGAAAGTATCGGTGGCGGGCCGTCGCGCGGTGAACTCTGGTGTGTTGTTGCGCCGCCGAAGAAGGGCAAGACCAGTACGCTGATTAACATCGGGTACGGCGCGCTGACGCAGGGTTTCAACGTGGTGCATTACACGTTTGAAATCGGCAAACAAAAGGTGGGCATACGTTACGACGACCGGCTCATGGGTTCGCAGGTGATCCACAAGCGCGTACACCCGGGCAAGTATGCGGAGATGGTCCGCGATCGCGCTGGGAAGTTCATTAAGGGCCAGTTGTTTGTGAAGTCTTACGCGACGCGCACCTGTACGCCGAGCATGCTGCGCACACACCTATCCATGTTGCACGCTGAGGGGTTCACACCGGACGTGATAATTGTGGACTACGCCGACATCATGCAAGCCGAGTCACGTCTGCGGTATCACGAGATGCGGCACGAGCAGGCAGGCATCTACGAAGACCTGCGCACGTTGGCCAGTTCGTTCGACGCCGTAGTGTGGACCGCGTCACAGACGAGCAAGGGTGCGCTGGAGAAGGACAAGGTGACGATGACCGACTTGGCCGAGGCGTTTGAGAAGGCTGCCATTGTGGACGGGCTGATTGGATTCAGTCAGACCGAGGACGAAGCCGTGGACAAGCGGTGTCGGTTGTTCCTTGCAGCCGTTCGGCACGAAGAGTCGGAGCGGTTTGTGGACTGCCGTATCGAGCGGGTGTGGTGTACCATCACGACTGAGGCGCTTTACGATTTGTCACACGCACAGGTTGAGACCAAGCACGACACACTCGACCCGGCTGTGTCTAAGGGTCGCAAGTTAGCAGCGGGCGCAGAGGCGGATGCGGGTGAAGCCCCAGCCCCGGCACGTGCGCAGCACAAGAAGCCAGCAGGCAGTAAGGGCAAGAAGCCAGCAGGCAGTAAGAAGCCAGCCAAGCGACGGGGTGGGTCGTCAGCGGCCGTTGACCGCATCCGGAAGCAGGTGATGGAGTAATGGCGAAGCGACGAGTGAAATTAGGACTACTAGCGTACTTGGAGCAGCGTCTCGGGTCGTGTGCAGGGTCAAGCGTTGAACGTGCGTTTTACTGCCCGTTTTGCCTGAGTCGGCAAGGAGACGAATCGACGGACCGGAAGCTGTACATCAACATGGGCAGCGGCCGGGCGTTTTGTTTTCGCTGTGAGTATCGCGCAGGGTCATTGCGGTGGTTGTTCCGTGACATGAACGGCGGCAACCTTCGCTACGAGGAATTGGCGTTTGTGTTCGCGCAAGATGAGTCGCGGATACCGGAGGTGTCGGAAGTGTCGGGGCTACGCGCCGCGATCGTTAACTTGCTGTATGCCGCAAAGCGGGAAGTGAAGTTAGAGCCGACGCCGTTGCCTGATGAGTACACGCCGTTGACAGGTAAGCGAGGGCGCAAGTCGCTGGCCGAGGTGTTCGCGTATCTTGACGGCCGGGGTGTGACGGATGCGCAGATTGAGCGATTTAAGATTGGGTACGCGCGTGCCGGGCGGTACCGGAAGTATCTAATCTTCCCTGTGACGCAGGGCGAGCGTGTCGTGTATTTCACCACGCGGTTCGCCGGGCATCGAGACAAGTTCAAGAGTTTTGACCCGCAGAAGCAAGTGGACGAAGATACGGGTGATCCGACGCACTATTACAAGAGCCATTGCTTGATGAACTACGACAACGTGATTGGTGCTGAGCAGGTGACGTTGGTTGAAGGCCCGTTTGATTGCGTCGCTGCCGACCCGGCCGTTGCGATGATGGGGAAGAACCTGACACCGCAGCATGTGAAGTTGCTTGAAGCGTTGGTGCCGTTCGGACTACGAGAGATAATCATCATGTTGGACCCGGATGCGCGCGAGTATGTGGCGACGTTGTATGACCGTCTGGCAGGTCGCGTGCCGAAAGTGCGGGTGGCTTACCTGAGCAGTGGCGACCCGTCCGAGTGCCGTGACATCATGGGTCAGTTGCGGCAGGCTGGGCGGGAGCCGTCGCCGGTGGATAGGGTGCGGGCGAAGCTGGGGCGTTGACGCAGCGTCAATAGCATTTTTTGCGTTATGCGGAAACAGGTTGACAGGGTGGGGATGCTGGTTATACTGTGTGCTGTTGAGGCCGAGACGTTCCCGGCCCGACATTCTGGAATCGACGGGGATAAACCGTACCCCGCCAGTTGAGAGGATTTGCACTACGAGTTTGTCATCCGCATTGTCGAACATTTCTTTTTGACCGCACTAATGATGAGTATGTGTCATGAAACCGAAAAATCTGCTCAATAAACTTATCACGGGCGATTGCTTGAAAATGATGGAACAGGTTCCTGACGAGTCCGTAGATTTAATTCTTTGCGACCTACCTTACGGATCGACCCAGAACAAATGGGATAGTTTGATTCCCCTTGATGAGCTGTGGGTTCAGTATCGTCGTGTTCTCAAACCACGCGGTGTTGTCGCTCTTACATCACAAGGTGTTTTTACTGCCAAGCTTATTATGAGCAATGAACGTTGGTTTCGTTACAAGATTGTTTGGGTAAAATCTAAGCCGACGAACTTTTTAAATGCTCGTCGGCAACCACTTCGACAACATGAAGATATTTGTATTTTTTACAACAAGCAGCCGAAGTATCGGCCGGTAATGTGGCAGGATGTGCCTTACGATAAGGGACGGCGAAAAGACCAGTGTACGGGGAGCTATGGTGACTTTAAGCCAGTACAAGTGAAAAGCACTGGTGAGCGTTTTCCGACAGATGCAATTTATTGCAAGACCGCAGAGAGCGAGAATGGTGGGAAAGTGTGGCATCCCACCCAGAAACCCGTTGCACTTGGTCGATATCTTATTCGAACTTTCACAGCACCTGGCGAAGTTGTACTTGACAATGCCTTTGGCAGCGGCAGTTTCTTAGTGGCTGCTGCAATTGAAAACCGGAAATACATTGGCATCGAAAAAAACGAAGAAGTTCACCTTTTCAAAAAGAAACGAATTGACTACGTCTCGCTAGCCGCACGCCGATTAGCCAATATCTCAAAAAGTGAGGTTTATCCACTTTTTCGAGATATGCAGCCGAGTGCCAGAATGCTTCGCTCCACAAATGATGGTTTTGTCGATATTGATGAGCTCTTAGCAGCGGGTTCCTAAAATTATGAGTTCCGGGATAACCACAACCTATAACGAACGTTCGTGGGCAATTGATGTTATTAGTCACATCAATCACCTTGCAAATTCATCGCATCGACCTATACGCCGAGCTGGGGCGTTGACGCAGCGTCAATAGCATTTTTCGCGCTATGCGGAAACAGGTTGACAGGGTGGGGATGCTGGTTATACTGTGTGCTGTTGAGGCCGAGACGTTCCCGGCCGGACATTCTGGAATCGACGGGGATAAACCGTACCCCGCCAGTTGAGGGGATTTGCACTATGAGTTTGTCATCCGCATTGTCGAACATTTTGGACACTGTACCCGAAGATGCGCCTGCCGAGCATGAGGGGTTTGACCTCCCCGAGCCTGTGTCGGAGCGGTTCACGGACATCAAGCCGTTCCGGCAAGCGCTAACCGCGCAGCACGATGCGATTGCCCACATCCCTGCGTCGGCCGACATGGTCACCGACATTGGTTTGGACGGGGCGGTTCATGGGACGGACTACCGTCTCAGCAAAGCCGCGTTTGGTGACCGGTGCCATTTTTCCGGTGTGCCAGTTAAGTTTGCACGTAAGCTGGCCACGTTGGACCCGGGTCTGGCGCAAGAGGTGTTCCACACGATGATCGAGCGAGTGTTTCATAAGTCGGCTGCTAAGACGTTGGTGGTGGACACACGTTATGACAGGATCGAGGGTATCGTGGGGACAGGCACGTACAAGCCGATTGGCAATGCCGACGTGTTCGATTTCGCTATGAGCGCCGTCAATGGAAACATGAAGCCAACAAACTTGTGGTTGTGCGGTCCGTTCATGCGTGTGACAGCCGGTGTCTCCGAATCCGATATCAATCCCGGGCGAGCCGTTCACGGTAAGAAGGTGGGCGACATTGTGGCGCTGGGCATGAGTGTGGAGAACGCTATCCACGGTGATCAGTCAGTGAGGGTCAGTGACTACGCTGAGCGGTTGGTTTGCACCAACGGCATGACAAGTCGTGAGGCGAAACACAGCACTGCAATACGCCACCAAGGTGACATCGAAATGGCTGTTGCACACGCGGTGTTGCGTACAGGTGAGGTTGTGGCCGAGTTTATCCCGCTGATGGAAGCGGCCGCCGCGATCCAGATTACCGAGCCTGAGCGGGTTAGCATGCTCAAAGCGTTTTTGTCTGCGCCGGGTAACGGTGGCGGTAAGGCGCTAGCGGAGGACGCGATAAGCCACGCGGTCCAAGAGGCCAAGTCTGAGGGTCAGCCCGAAGGTATGTTTACCTTGTGGAATGTGGCTAATGGTGTAAATGTGCAAGAGCATCGCACCGAGAACTTGCACCGTAAGACGCAGCTTGAGACGTTGGCATATTCGACGATGAAGCGATTTGGCGCGGTGTTCGCCAACAGTGACAATTAACTTATGACCTTCGGGGTGCCCCATTTGCCGGTCCACAATTACTGGCGGGGCACCCCGGTTTTTTTTGCGTTGGGGTGACTACGTGAAGCCCGCTTGTTTTGGCAACCCGTCCCCGTGCGCAGCGTGCTTGTCGTGCGGCGTGCGGGCTGAGTGTGTAAGGTCGCAGATCGACGGCGATGTGTGCCTCCTCCCACGCCCGGCTGCTGCTACGCCGTTGGACCCGCGACGCGGATCGGTGCCGATACCCCCGGGTTCGTTCGAGCGCCCCACGGTGGCACAGGCTCGTGTGCTTACGGGCGGTGTGCTGGGTGCAGCATCGGGTACGTTGGCTGCGATGGAGAAGCGCGGATGGGTGACGGACACACTTGACGGTTACGAAGTGACTGAGGTTGGCCACATGGCGATGATGTTATCGGAGGTGCAATGATGCCCATGCAACAGGACGACGCTGTGTACAGGGTGCTGGCAGAGGGTTCGACCCGTGTTCTCGCAGCCATTGTGTCCGGGGACGCCGATGAGTTGTCGATCAATTTGATGTTGACCGGCATGTTGGACTACGACGATCTGACTGCTGTTGCGGAGAAGACCGTGGCGCAATTTAGCCAGCAGTGCGTGTCGATGGGTGGGCGGCCGTTGCAGTTGTTGGGGTTCGATGCTGTGCCGCAGTTTACGCTAACGTCCAAGACGCGGAGCCATGTTTTGGCTGTGACGATGTGTGTGCCGGAGGTGGCGTAGTGGTAGCACCGAAGAAGGGTAAGAAAAAAGCTGCCGCACCCAAGCAGTTATCGCGGGTGGGCAGCTTGTCGTTGGTCGTAAAGGGCGACGAGCATAAGAGCGGGTGTTTGCATTGCCCGCTGCTGTGCATGGCCGAGGGGTTCAGCGAGGACGCGAAGAGCCTGTATGCACTTGACGCCGACAAGATCATTAGCAAACTCAAAGAGCCGCACACGGTCCACACGCACAACATCCGGGAGGATTGGGCACCGGCCGACATAATGTTTGTGTGTGACGCACCCGGGGGCAACGAAGACAGGCAAGGTAAGGCGTTCGTCGGCGCGTCCGGGAGTGTGTTGCGACGCAGCATTCTTGAGTATCTGCCGGACTACGCTGAGGTGGTGAAGGAAGATAACAAGGACGTGATTAAGTTGGACCGCGTGGCGTTGACCAGCACGTGCCGATGCCGACCCGCGCTGAATAAGACACCGACGAAGACGATGATACGCGCGTGTTCACCTGACCTGATTCGGGAGATTCAGGTCCGCAAACCGAAGGTCGTAGTGGCGATCGGCAACATTACGTTGGACTTGTTGACGGGCCACACAGGTGTGATGTTGTTGCACGGGAAGATGGTGCCCTGTTCACACCCGGAGTTACCCGAAGACTTGAAGGTTTTGGCGTGCGTGCATCCCGGGTATGTTTTGCGCATGGGCACAGACGAGTGGGTGGGTAAGTGGGCTGAGGTGTTCGAGACCGCAGCGACGTGCATTAAGGGTGACTACAAGGAGTTGCCCGGACCCGGTGAGTATAAGACGCTGAACACGATGCCGGAGGTCACGGCATACATAAAGCGGATTAGCAAGGCGCGCAAGTCCGGCGACGCTGTTACGTTTGACACTGAGACTGGTAGCCTCAAGTGGTGGCATACGGAGTTCCCCCCGCTGGCCTGCATCAGCTTCTCCGATTGCGAGGGTGAGGGTGTGACGATCCCGTTGGACCACAAGGCGGCGTCATGGACTCGGCCACAACGGCGGCGTGTGGTTGCGATGATGAAGAAGTGGTTCGCCAGCAATGTGCCCAAGGTTGCGCAGAACGGCAAGTACGACGTTAACCACATCCGCGCACATATCGGCGTAGTGCCTCAATGTTTGGTGCGTGACACGATGGCGACGCACATGCTGTTGGACGAGCGACGGGGTACGCACGGGTTGAAGATGCTGGCGTTTCAGTTCACCGGCATGGGCGGGTATGAGAAGCCTTTGGACGATTACATTGCCACGCACACAGACGCCGACCCGGAGCGCGGTGGCAGCTACTCGAACATCGGCGGTGATGTGTTGTTTCCGTACGCCGCGATGGACGCGGACGTGACGAAGCGCGTGGACAATGCGTTGATCACCGAAGACGACTACATCAAAAACCCTAAGTTCAGGGCGCTGGCGGAGAAGTTCTTGCCGTCGCTGTCTGAGGTGTTGGCTGACATGGAGTGGCAGGGTGCGCAGATCGACACCGATGTAGTCGCCGCACTGGACACCGAGTACCTAGCGAAGATGGAAGCGTACACGCGGGAGATTCGCCAGCACCCGATGGTCTGCCAGTATGAGGTGGACCGCCAAGCAGAGGGTGCGACCGGCAAGAAGAAGGGTGACCCGTTCGAGTTCAACCCCCGTTCGGTGCAGCAGCTTCGGACGTTGTTGTTCGAGCCGGACTACTTTGGGCACACACCCACGGACCTGACTGACACGGGGTTTGAGGTGTTGGTGGCAAGGTACGCACGCCTGTCCAAGAGTGACGGCACGTTGAAGTTTGACGACGTGGTGCGCAAGGCGATTGCGGACAGGGAATGGGACCATTTTTCAACCAAGGCCGACGTGCTGAACGGGTACCGGCGCACCGGCAACGAGTTGGTGGAGTCGTTGCTAAGCAACCGCGAGGCCAGCACGTTGTATGGCACGTTCATCGAGCCGTTGCGTGATTTGCTTGACGCGGATGGTTGTGTACACGGTACGTTCCACGTGTGGGGGACAGCTACGGGTCGGCTTTCGTCCAGCGGGCCGAACCTGCAAAATATCCCGAACAAAGGCGGGGGCAAGATCAAGCGGGCCTACGTGAGTCGGTTCGGTGACGAAGGTCTGTTGGTGCAGTTGGATTACAGTCAGATTGAGTTGCGTGTGGCTGCGTGCTGGTTCAATGAGCCGCAGATGATTCGGGCATACCGCGAAGGTGCTGACATCCACATGTTGACGGCCATGTCGATCAGTGGCATGTCCCCGGAATCATTCAAGCGATTGCCTAAGTCTGATCAAAAGTCGTGGCGCACGCGCGCCAAGCGTGTGAACTTCGGCATTATTTACGGCATCGGGCCACCGGGACTACAAGTCACATTGCGCAAGGACGGTGTGCATCACACGATCGAAGAATGCGCCGAGTTGCGTGAGCGGTTCCTCAAGTCCCGCCCCGGTCTTCGCAAAGGCATGGAGCGCACAGAGCGGTTCGCACAGAGGCACGGGTACCTTGAGTCGTTCACGGGCCGGTATCGCCGACTCCCCGAGGTGACTTCACACGATCAAGAGATTGTCAGCCGTGCGTTGCGGCAGAGCGTTAACTTTCCGATCCAGTCCGGTGCCGCCGACATGACGTTAATGTCGTTGGTGTTGATTTGGCGCGAGATGCAACGTCGGGGGCTACGGTCGGTGGCGACGCTTACGGTGCATGACTCTATTATTTTTGACTGCCATGTGGATGAGTTCCACGAAGTCGCGACGCTGGCCAAGACAATCATGGAAGACTTACCGAACCGCAGCGATGCGGTACTGCCCGGGGTTGATTGGTCGTGGTTGTGTGTGCCTATACAAGCAGACTGTGAGGTTGGGTCGAACTGGGGGCAGATGGTTGAGTTCGATCCGTTCTTGCTGGGTGCAGGTGACCTTGAGGGTCCGCTGTTCAAGGGTGAGGATGGCGAGACGTTGGTTGCGCGGGCACCGTCCGACGTTGACGAGTTGTGGGAAGTGATGGATCACAAATTGTCCTCAGCATGATATTTTTCGTAGTGTGCGAAAATACGCTTGACAAGGCCACGGGGTTTGATAGACTACACAGCTTAATGGCCACCACCGGCATGAATGCCACCAAACAAGGCCACAGTACAACACAACGATAAGGGTCAACGATGGCCACATCAGGTAAGAAAAAAGCAAGCACACACGCCGCTACACGCCCGGGCACTACGAGCGACGAACACCTCAGCGACCTACCCCCCGTCACGGTTGAGTTGGCAGACGGGCAACGAGTTACGCTGGTTCTGGACCGCGAGTTCGCGAGGCCGGACGACACCGAAGAAATCTATCACGAAGCGAGGAAGGCACCTGCGAGGTATGCGTTTTGGTCGCAGCAGGTTGTGATTGCGTCACGCCGTATGCGAGAGCAAGAAGCGATTGAGTCGCACGTGGTCGCGGCGTATGACATGACCGTGCGATCCGATAATTCATTTACGGCTTATACCGAGAGGTCCGTGCGGGACTACGTTGACTTGGAACCCAACGTAAAGGCTGAGCGAAAGAAAGCGTCTGACCTGCGCGCTGCGTATGAGGCCATGCGCGGCATAGCCGACGCGATGCGGCAGCGCTGTTTTATTCTCACAAACTTAACCAAGTCCAACGTCGAAGCACAGATGGACATGTAGTCCACGCAGTTGCAATAAGACACCGGACATTTTTGAAGGAGCGTTACGATGGCGAAAGTATCAGCAGCAATGCGAGAGCGGTTGATGGGGCAGAAGTCGAAGATGTTTACGAGCGATTTGCTCAAGGCGAAAGATTGGAACACGGGCGTGCTGCGCCTGTTGCCCATGCCGATTACCGACGACGCGATGCCGTGCTACGAGTACCTCAGCTTGTACTGCGCGGCGCTAAAACTCGGGTCAACGTCGCCGCGAGTCTACGATTTGCAGTGCCCGGTGATGGATGCTTTGGACTCGATCCGCAACTCGGGTGACAAAGCAGAGAAGGCGGGCGCAAAAGCCACTGTCAATGTCCGTCGTGAGTTTTGGGGTGCTGTCATCGTGCGAGGGCAAGAAGGACTGCCCACCGCCCCCGCGATTAAGGTGTTTCCGTTTCGGCAATGCACGTATGAAGACATCATGCAGCGCATGCTCAATGAGCGGTTCAGCGTAGACCCCACCGATCCGATCGAGGGCTTCGACTTCGACCTGACGAAGTCTGGCGTGAAGATCGACACCAAGTGGGTGCTGCAATGGGATACGGCACCGTCCCCTGTGTCTGATGACCCCGACCTTGCGGACGCGCTCGTCGCTGCCGGTCGGGCCTACGATGTGCGCAGCAAATTCTACAAGATCGACATCAAGAATCTTGAGGCTATGTACGAAGAGTTGACGGGCAGCAACATCCCGTCGTCGTATTACGATGGGTGGAACGACGCAGAACCCGGCCAGTTCAAGGACGATGAAGACGACGACAGCGCAGGCAACGACAGCGAGGCTAAGGGTGGCACTGGCGGCGGTTCCGCACCTGCACCCGCACCCGCAGAACCCCCAGCCGACGACAGCGGTATCGCCCCCGGTGAGACGCTTGCCGAGTACGACGACGAAGATCGCGGTGATGTCACATTGGTTTTGAAGAGTACGCCGTACACAGATGATGACAGCGACATTATGGTTGACTGCAACTACGTTGACGATCCCGAAGAAGAGAACTTTGCGGTGCCGTTCGATTCCGTGACTGTCCTTGAACCCGAGCCTGAACCCGAGCCTGAACCCGAGCCTGCGCCGACACGTGCTGCGAAGAAGAAGCCCAAGGGCGCAGCCAAGCCCAAGGCGGCGAAGGGCAAGGCGACTACGGCCGCGAAGGGCAAGGGTGGTTCAACACCCCGCAAGCCGACCTCGGCGGGTAAGGGCAAGCTGGCAGGTAAGGCAGCCGCGTTGCGCGGCAAGAGTTGACGCAGCGTCAAGTATCCATCCCCGGGGGCTGTTGCGTGGTGTGCAGCCCCCGGGTTTTATGAGGCGAGGTGACAGATGCCATTTAAGTCTGGTGATGTGGTGGCGCTTGAGGCGTCGCCAACGATTCAATGTGAACAATACGCTTTAATCCTCAAACCCAGCGCACGGGTGACACGTGAGTTGGGTGCCGATGTGGACGCTGACCTACAAGACATGGCTGACTCGTTGCGTGGTGCGCTTTTGCGTTCCGCTGCAATGCAGATGGGCGTCGTTGAGGATTTGGTGACAGCTTACGATGCCGGTGGCCGGGCTGCCGTGACAACATTTTGTGTGAAGGAGTTAGGACTCGATGGCAAAGACCCAACCAAAGAAGCGCGGCTTGTCCACAGTGGCGGCCGACCTAGTAAAAAGCGATCACGTGTCGAAACGGGAGCGGAGTAAGAGGACAAAGAAGAAGGCTACACGCAAGAAGGCGGTCACCGCACCGGAGGGTACCGCACCTACGGCGGGCAACCAGACTGCGGGGTCTGGCCAAGCGCATGACATCGTGGATGCGATGCGTGGGTGGGCGTCAAAGCACAAGTACGAAACGGACATCGTGGGCGGTGTGTTGTCCGAGGACACACTGCCAGCCGTGACGGAATGGTTGCGCAGTGGCATACCAACGCTCGACCGGTTGCTGGGCGGAGGCTGGGCAATTGGGCGCATCAGCGAGGTCTACGGACCCGAGGCAGCAGGTAAGAGTGCGCAGGGTCACTTGGCGGCTGCGGACGCGACACAGAGTGGCGGTCTGGTTTTGCACGTGGACTGCGAGCGTGCGCTGGATCAAGCGCGTCTCCGAAGTAGCAACATTGTGGCGGACCGTATGATTTACGTCACACCGAACTACGTGGAGCAAGGTGCCGCGATGGTGTTCCAGTTCCTCGACCAGATTGAGAAGAACCCACCCCCGGGGCCGTCGTTGATTCTGTGGGACTCCGTGCCCGTGTGCCCGTCGTTGGCTGAGTGGGAAGCGCAGATAGACGACGGTAAAGAAGTTGTGGCCGCACAGTCGCGAGCGTACAAGAAGATGCTGTTTAAGCTGTACAGTCGGGTCGCACGTAACCGTGTGCATTTCATGTGGATCAACCAAGAGCGTGTTGACATGACGGCCAAGAAGAAGGGCTTTAGCGGGCAGGTGTATAAAGTGCCGGGTCCGAAGGAAATCAAGTACATGGCCAGCCAGCGTGTGCGATGCACCCCCGCGTTCGGGCACAAGCGCAAAGTAGGTACCGAGGTGGTGGGCTACACATTGCGTATGACGACGGAGAAGGCGCGATTGACACCACCGCATCGTCAGGTGGATTGGGTGCTGATGTTCGACGGCGGCCCGAGCGTGGAGTGGTCGTTGTGGGAAGCGTTTGAGATTTGTAACGTGTTGAAGCGGTCGGGCGGTGACCGGAGCCAGTCGTACAAGGTGCCGTGGACTAATCGCACGTTCACGAAGAAGAAGTGGATGGACATGATGGCCGAGCCAGACTTTCGCGCAAAGGCAATTGCGGCCGTGGACAACTTACCGGTGAATACTGCCCGGGCGTGGAAGGAACACAAGGATAAGGGTGATTCTGCCGACTTATGACCTGTTTTCGTGTGCGCCGGTATATGCGACTTGACGCTGCGTCAAATTGACGTATGATGGCGGGCGTGGATCAGCACCGGAAACGAATCAAACTGGAAAGGAGACATACAACTATGTCTACCACGAAGAAGAAGCCGGTCGCCAGTAAGGTGACTGCAAAGAAGACAGCGGAGCGCCCGGGCAAAGCATCGCAGGATGAAGCCGTGAAAGTGCAGTACGCACAGGTGGGTGTCAATGTCGGCACCACGAAAAACAGCGCGGACTTTGTGATTTTGGATTTGCCGACCGACAAGATCGTCATCGACCCGGATTTCAACCCGCGCAGCGGCGGACCCGGTGACGTGTCCGACTTGACGGCGTCAGTCAAGCGCCACGGGCTACAACACTTCCCCGCCGTGCGGCCTTGTAAAGAGGCTGCCAAGACCGGCGCGTATGAACTCGTGACAGGCGAGCGACGTGTGGTTGTGATGGGTGAGTTGGGGATGGCTACTGTACCGGTTCTCGTCAAGCCCGGTCTCGAAGGCAAGGACGACGAAGCGCTGGCTTACGCTATGGCCGAGAATAGCGAGGGCAACCGCCACAACCTCAACGCAGTTGAGACCGGACGCGCAAGCGCGCGATTGCGCGACGGCAACAGTTGGACCCCGATGAAGATTGCGAGAGAGACCGGCATTGGTCACCAGACCGTGCGCCGTTGCCTTACGTTGATCGACGGCCCGAAGGATGTCATCGCCAAGGTCGAGAAGGGCGAGTTGACGTTTAGCGCCGGTGTCGAGTTGGCCAAGCTGCCGACTGCCACGTACAAGCAGATTGGCGACGACGCCATCGGTAAAGGTGCGTCGGCTGCACAGGTGCGTGAGATCGCTAAGAAGGCCGCGAAGGACACTACGGGCAAAGGCAACGCACCGACCAAGGGTGCTGATGCGAAGAAGCATGCGAGCGTGACGCAGCAGACCACGTGGCGCACTGCACGCGCGAAGCAGGCCATGCTTCGATTCTTGTGCCACCGGTACGCAAACGATACCGATGCGGATGAGGTGGGCACGCCTGTGTGGCATGGCATCCGTGGTGCAATTTCGGCGCTGTTCTACGATCGCGGTGACCGGCCCCAGCCGCTTCCGCCCATGCCGGGCAAGGCCACGAAGCAAGAACTCAAAGCGTTCGAGGACGCAATCAAGGACGACGCAGCTAAGTACCAGCCGCCGAAGGTTGTCGCGAAGTGAGTCGGATTCACAGTTACCCCCCGCAGGGTGGTGGGTGTTCGCATCCACCACCCTGTTTTTCTTATTTGAGGGCTACGTCATGGCACGGAGTAAACCGTTGTGTGTTGCGTTGCCGAAGTTGACGCAGCGTCAACCGAAGCCAAAGCATGAAGTCATAGACCCCGTAGGGTCGCGGCTGTACGTGGGTGACTGCGCCAAGGTGGTCCCGACGTGGAAAGCGTTGCAAGGTGAGGTGCGCCTCGTCTTTGCTGACCCGCCGTTTAACATCGGTGTGGACTACGGCCGCAAAGTGGACGACAAGAGATCGCAACACGATTACGACCAGTGGACACACGAGTGGATGTCACAATGCACCGAGTTGTTGTGCAAGTCCGGAAGTATGTTTGTGTACGTTGGCGATGGCTGCGTGCGAGCCGTCTTGAACTCGGCGTATGCGCTGGGACTCGACCGGGTGAACTGGATCGTGTTGAGTCAGAGATTTGGGCAGTTCACAGACGGTCGGTTTATCAACAGCAAGAATCATTTGTTTTGGTTCACCAGTGGTCCAGATAGCAAGCGCACGTGGAATGTCAAAGAGGTGATGGAGCCGAGCGATCGGCTCAAAATATACAATGACCCCCGCGTGAAGAAGAGCCGTTACAAAGGTCATCGCCCATACCTTGATGTGTGGGAGCATGCGAACCACGGCGAGGTATGGGGCGGTAAGAATATGGGCCGGATTCAGGGTACGAGCGTGGAGCGTATGAAGGGGCACCCGAACCAATTGCCGGAGTTGTTACTTGCCCGGGTGATCCGGTGTGCGAGCGATCCGGGTGACATTGTGGTTGACCCGTTCACAGGTTCAGGGACTACACCTACGGTGGCGCGCGCATTGTCGCGGCGCTTTGTGGGTTGCGAGATGATGGCGAAGTTCGCGGCGTCTGCGTGGCGTCGGGCAAAACGCGGCCCGGTCCGCGATGTGTTGGGTGACTTGACCGGCGCACTTGACCGGGAGAAGGGCAGGAAATAATTTTGGTTGCATTAGGTGACACTACAATCGAACTGACTGACGAACAGCGAGGCGTATCGGACGCCGTGATAGATTGGATAAAGAAAGATCAGGAACCGCAAAAAACGGTGGGGGGGTATGCCGGTGTGGGTAAGACCGTGCTGGTTAGCACCCTGTTGAAGTCCCCCCTCGTGCAGGCGGCTTCACCCGAAGTGGCGACGTACACAGGCAAAGCCGCCAGTGTGCTTGTCGGCAAAGGCGTCCCCGGGGCGGGCACGATTCACAGTTTGATTTATATCCCACGGAAGGAGAAAGGAAAGCTGACGTTCCGTTTGCGTGATTCGATCGACACAGGTTTGGTGTTGATTGATGAGGCTTCGATGGTGCCGCAAGCACTGTACGACGACCTTATGTCGTTTGGTGTCCCCGTTCTGTTTGTCGGTGATATGGGCCAGCTTGAGCCGATCGGCAAAGACCCGCGTCTGATGCGCGACCCCGAGCATAAGCTGACTACGATCCATCGACAGGCGTTAGGGTCGCCGATCATTCGGCTGTCCCAGCAGATACGTGAGAAGGTGCCGACGTTCCGGTGGATGAAGGGCGACGATTACAGTGCCGACGAGTTGTCGATTGGCAGTGAGGCGGACTTTTGGAAAGCCGTGGGCACAACCGATCAAGTCATTTGCGGCTACAACAAGACACGCCACGAGGTGAACAGGCTGGTGCGGGAGCAACGCGGGTTTGTCGGCGTCATGCCCGTGGTTGGGGATCGCGTCATTTGCTTGCAGAACAATCGCACGTTTGGTGTGTTCAACGGGCTAATGGGTACGATCACCAAGATACGTGATATGTCAAACTTCACCGTGTTTGCGGACGTGGTGGATGACCTTGGCCGGACGTTGTCGGCAGTCCCGATGGATCGCCGACAGTATGGCGCGGATGTGATAGCGTACGAGAGTCGCAGGTCCGGCATCACGTATTGGGACTACGGTTATTGCGTGACCGCGCACAAGGCTCAGGGCAGCCAGTGGGATAGCGTGCTGGTGAAAGAAGAGATGCACCCTAACTGGGAGGCGTCGCGGTGGCGCTACACGGCTGCGACCCGGGCGGCGAAGACGTTGAGGTATTGTCGATGACGACCTATCCGTTAATCATCGACGCAAACTCGCTGATAATTCGCCACATCAAGGCTACGCAGTTGGGTGACCTGAAAGCGAACGGTCACTTTACGGGCGGCGTGTACGGGAGTCTGGTCACGCTAACATCATTGATTAGCGGGATCGACGTGCAGCCCGACAGCATCTATATGTTTTTCGACTCGGGCGTGCCTGCGTTTCGGCGCGAAGCCATACCAACGTACAAGATGGATCGAGCCAAGCGCAAGGAAGAGTTGACGCCGGAGGAAAAGGAAAAGTGTTATCGGCAGCTTGACGAGGCTCGCAGGATGTTCAGTGATTTGGGTGTGGTGTGTACGTCATTCAAGAATCGGGAAGCCGACGATTGCGTTGGCGCAGCCGCGAGACTACTGGGCAATCGCAACCCGGTGGTGATGTCGGGAGATAAAGATTTGTGGCAAGTGGTTCCGTGGGGCGGCCCGCGTGTGTGGGACTTGAGCCGTAAGTGCATGATCGACGAAGACAATTTTGCCAGCGTGGCGGGTGTGCCTTCTAGCATGTGGCTGGTGTACCGTGCGCTGGTGGGTGACTCGTCGGACTCAATACCCGGTGCGTATGGGTGCGGGGACAAGCGTGCTACCCAGTTGGTGCTTGACGTGGTGGACGGGGGCTACGATCACGACTTGGACGGCGTGGCTGCTTACCTAAATGACACGGCCGAGGCTGACGGGAAGTTGCGCAAGTTTGAGGACGTGATCCTTAACGAATTGGACCGACTCAAGGACGTGATGCGGGGGATCAGTTTGTGGGGCAGCTTTGGTGACACTACCCGGTTGGAAGAGTTGTTGGCAAAGCGACCGCCGGTACGAAAGATACCGTTCTTGAAGTTTTGCAATCGACTCGGACTGATGAGTGTGGTTGGAGCGCCCGATCGGTTCTTGAAGCCGTTTATGCGAGCCGCAGACAGTCGGACATGATGTTTCGCACGGCACGGAAACACGCGCTTGACGTTGCGTCAACTATCCGGTACACTTGGCACGCAACATTTAATTCTCAGAGGTGACACAATGGGACAACATTTTGACAGGCTGTGCAGCATCGTCGAATCTCGGTTTCCGAAGATGTTAGCGGCGGTGCAGGAGGCTGCGCTGTTTGAGTTCGACCAACCCCCGCATATGTTCCTACCAACAGCCGTTGACTACGCGACAGCGTCGCGTGATTTCTTCTTACCGTTTCGGGCGTGCGCGTTTGAAGACCCTGCGGGTGTGGTTGTTGTTTGGGACGCGGTGGAAGATGCCGTGGGTCCGGACCACAAACGGTTCTCGTTGGTGTTGTGCCCAGCCATCGCGCCCGAGGGTACGTTTCGTGCGACTGCCGGGGATCAGGATTACGATCGTTTGCAAGCTGCGATCGTGGCGCAGATTGGTTTGACGGCGGCACAGCGGTTGTCGTTGTTTGGGTTTGGTGAGGTCGATCGTTTGGTGGCGGACCCGAATGGTAAGACCATGCACGTTCAATACACCGCGAGGCACGGTGGCATTTACAAAGGGGCAGCGCTGGTGGCCGATCAGCCGATGCACGTTCAAGATGAAGCAACACAATCGCTGGGGCGATCGCTTGCGATACACACTAAAACTGCGACGGAAGAAGCCGCGTGGGTCAACCGCCCCGATCACTTTGTGGTTGAGACGACGCCAGTCAAGGTGAAGTTGCGCAGCGCTAAGGTGCAGAAGACACGGGCGCGTCGTTCGTTTGAGCGGCCCACGTTCACAGTGTTGAAGCCGAGCGAAGCGCGGAGCCGTATGGGCTTACCAGCGCCGATGACTACTGGTGATAAGAAGGCCGCCCATGAGCGCCGCGCACACTTGCGGTATTTGGGGTCTCCGAAGTTCAAGACGAAGCAAGGCCAATGGATTCACATTAAGTCCACGTGGATTGGTCCGCGCGAGGCCGTCGTGGGCAAGCGACGTTACAAGGTACACACCGATCATGCGTCCGTTGCGATGGACATCGACAAGGGTGACGCGCTTCCGAAGGCGCTGACACGTGCAGAACTGCCCGCACTTATTGACACAATGTGACCGCGCTAGCGGCACAGGCCCGGGGTGAGGTCGTCCGGCACGGCGTCCTCACCCTTTTACTTGAGGTGACTACGATGATTGATGTGACGCGATGAAAATTGCATTAACTGCGGACTGGCAATTCGCCCCGCATTACAAACTATCGAAGCCCACGCCGGGTGGCTTACCGTCGCGGTTCGTGGACCAACTTGTGTGTTTTCGCTGGGTGACGCAAACAGCACGCGACTTGGGTTGCGAGCGACTTGTATTGGCCGGGGACGTGTTCGACAACCGCACGGCGATCGACATCCCGGTGTTGGATCAGGTGCGTGACGCGGTTGACTACGCGGCACAGAAGTTGGAAGTGGATATCATCCCGGGCAACCATGACAGTTATGCGAGGTCGTCCACGTTCACCAGTGTGCGGGCGTTGCGCAGTGCGCGTGTTCACGTTCATGTGACGCCGCAGGAGGTAGTGTTTGACGGGCGTCGGTTTGTGTTCTTGCCGTGGGTTGACGACCCGAACGAAGTAGCTGCGATGGTGGACAAGGTGCAGCCGAAGAAGGTTGTTGGGTCGGTGTTGATTGCACATGCACTGATTTCCGGTGTAGTGACCGCAGGCAACAAGGGGACGCCGTTGAAGGCGCTGCGGCCGGACCGGTTCGACTGCGTTTGGTTGGGTGATGTTCACGAGCCGACGTTGGTCAAGCCGGGCGTGCAATACATTGGCTCACCGATGCAGATCGACTACCGCGACGCGGGTGGCATGCGCGGGTTTTACGTGTTCGACACGAATAAGATGACAGCGAAGTATGTCGAGAACGACGTGAGTCCCCGTTTCCACGTAGTCAAGGAGGCAACACCCGGATCGCGCAGGTCGATTCGGAAAGCTGACTTTGTGCGTGTGAAGATTGCTGACGCAGGTGCAGCGAAGGAGTGGGTGGACGCACTTGGCGGCGCAGCGGACCACGTCGAGTGTGCAAGCGTGGACGTGGGTGATGAGCCGCCGCGAATGTCGGTGAAGACTGGCGATGATGATGCCGTGCTGTTACGTCGGTACGTCAATATGCAGGGTGTGGATACTGACGCAGAAGATGCGTTGGTTAAATTGGGCGTTGCAATGTTGAGCGAGGTGACATCTTGAGTTCTTACATCATTGGGTTGACTACATACGAGAACTTCGGACCCTTCGAGAAAGTGGCGTTCGATTTCTCACTGCCCGGGTTGACGGTGATCGAGGGTGAGATAAACAAAGTGGGTTGCGACTCGAACGGTGCGGGCAAGAGCCAGATATTCGATGGCCTGTCGTGGTGCCTGACCGGCACGTGCATGCGAGCCGACATGGGTGCAGGCGATGTGGTGCGCAATGGCAGCGAAGGCGGATGCTGCGTGCAGACTACGTTGCATGGTACACATGAGGTGGTCGTGACTCGCACCCGGGGGCATGCAGTCCACGGGCACAAGGTGATGCTGTCAGTGGACGGCCGCGATGTGACGGCCGGAACAAATCCGCAGACTGACGTGATGATCGCGGACTTGTTGGGTCTGGACTTCAATGCCTTTTGTAATTCCGTTGCGTTCGGAGCGCGCATGGATGTGGCGAGTTTTTTCTCCGTGCCGGACGCGGACCGCAAGAAGTTGTTGGAGGGGATGCTTGGGCTGAGCCGGTTCTCCGACGCGGAGAAGATTGCCAAGGCACGGTACCGCGAGGTGGGCGACGCGCTCAATGTGTTGGAGAGCCGCTGCGAGACGTTGACAGCGTTGCGAGACGAGCGAGTCCGCGTGTTGGCGGAGTTGCAGCAGGGTGCCGACGATGATGATGATGACGTGTCTGAGTTGCGAGACCTTGAGGCCCGCGCGATGGCTAGGCGGTACGCGCAGTTGCAGGTCAAACAGCGAGCTTACATAGGTGAGGTGGAGGACCGGCAGCAGATGGTGATTGGGGCAGTCAGCAAGCAAGTGGAGGCGCACCAAGCGGCGGCCGCTGTGTGGGCAGTCGAGCATCAGGATGCCGAGGAAGACTACCATACCTCTATGCGGGCGAAGGCAGTTGCCGAGTCTTGTTACTCTGCTTCGCAACAGGAGGTGACGCAGTTGGCTGAATTGTCTGGGAAGACATGCCCGTCATGCCGCCAGCCAGTGAAGGGGAAGCCCGCTGCCGACGCAAAGAGGGCCGCAGCCAAGCGCGCGAAAGAGGCCGGGTTTAAGGCTGATGCTGCCACAGTGGACTTGCAGGCAGCCAAGGTGAGATTGGACGCCGTGATGGAGCAAAGACCTCAGCGACCCCGTGACGTGCATGGGCGGATGGCTGGGGTGGTCGTGGATGCCGCCCGCCAGACGTTGGAGCGGTATGAGAGCCAGCAGAGGTCGTGGGAGGCACAGAGACCGGAGATGGGGAGGGACGCAGCACGACGCAGCCAGATAGATCGCATGGAGGGAGACGTGGGGGAGGCAAACGAGCAGTTGCATGCCCTGACTGGTGAGATTGAGGTGCAGCAGGCCACGGCCGCCCGTGTGGAGTTTTGGGTGCAGGGGTTTGGCAAACAGGGGTTGGTCAGTTACCTGATGGAAGCTGCGATGCCCGAAGTCAACGCCAGTGCAACGTCATACGCAGTCCGGTTGCTGGGCGAGGGTGCGATGGTGAAGCTGTCTGCCACGACTACGTTGAAGAGTCGGGCGGCTCAACGAGAGAAGATCAGTATCACGGGGTACATCCCGGGGTGCTGCACGTCGTACGCGCAGGCGAGTAAGGGCCAGAAGCGACGGATGAACTTGGCGTTGATCCTTGCGTTCCGAGACCTTGTTGCACGCCGGGTGGCGGCCCCGTTTGGCCAGATGCTCATCGACGAGATATTCGACGGTATGGATCGCACAGGTGCCGAGCAGGTGGCAGAGTTGGCACAGGAACTATCGCAGGCGTACCCGGTGTGTTTGATCGCACACGATCCGACGTTAAAGGGTGTGGCCGACCGCGTGGTTAAGGTGGTCCATGACGGCCAAGCCGCGACGTTGGAAGGACCGGGAACTAAGTGGCCGGACGCAACCAAGTCCGCGAAGCCGCAGAGACGAACACCCACGAAGAAGAAGACGGCAGCGGCGCGTTGACGCTGCGTCAAATCACCCTACCGTACTATCCGGAAATCATCCTTGACACAGGTTCGCACGTAGTCTATACTCCGTGCCTTGAGGACTACACCATGCGTGACAGTAGAGCAAAGGGGAACCGCAATGAGAATGCGGTGTGCAGATTGCTGACCGCGTGGTTGGTACCCGAACTGGCCGACGCGCCAGTGGATGACCTGCCGTTTCGTAGACGGCAAACGGTGATCCGGGCTGGGTTGCCCGGATGGGAAGGACAGCGCGACACGATGTACGATGCACGTGTTGTAAAGTGCTTCCCGTTTTGTGTTGAGGCAAAGTGCGAAGAGGGCTGGGTACTGGATGGGCTGTTGACCAGCGATAACGGCAAATGGAAGCCGTGGCGATGGTGGCAGCAGGCGGTGGATCAGGCTGATAAGTTTGAACTTGAACCGTTGTTGATTTTTACCCGAAGTCGCTACGAGCAATATGTGTTAATGCGAAAGGCCGTAGCACAATGTCTAAAAGTAGAACCAAAAAACGGACAAGTAGCGGACGTAGCGGGTCCGGGCTTAACGGAACCGTTGACTGTCTTGCTAATGGCGGACTTGATGACTGTACCCCCGCCCCGATTGAAAAGACTACGCGACGTTACTCGCTCCGCAATCTCATCTTGAGGCTGCAACAGAGCGGTGGTATGGACGAGGCAACAGCAGAGCAGGTGGCTGGCGAGATTTTCGCTGACCTCCGCGATGCGCTGTGCCAAGGCAAGCCGATTAACTTGACCAACATCCTGACCATCACGCCGTACATGCGGAAGGCTCGCAAGTACCGGCACCCCACACGTAACCGTGATATGGTAGCCCCGTCTGCACCTGACTTGCGCATTACGATATCCCCCGCGTTCAAGGGGGCGTTTCGTGACCGTGACGTGGTGACGAAGTTGATTGCCGCGAAGCATGCCAAGGCTGGGTGAGGTGTAGTTCATGTCGTTGACGGCTGACGATCGTGTGTACGTCGATCTGCTCTTCCAGTTCGGCCCGGACCGGCTGATAGTGGAGGGTATGTCGCTTGTGGACCGCGATGCGTTCCTGAAACGGGACGACGTGCGTGATGCGATCAGGCAATTGGCCCGGGACTACCAGACACAGGAAGGTATGGAGGCGCGCGTTAAGTATGCAACGAAGCGTCGTTTGTTTGGTCTGGCTACACGTGCGGTTGGCGTGCTTGAAGACGCGATGAACGGAGTCAGGTACGCACGTGATACACATGGCAATGTCATACGCGACAGTGGCGGCGAGCCGGTGTTGTTAGCCGCAGAGGTGTCCGACGCGCGACAACTACGTGCAGCCGAGAAGGTGTTGGATTTGCTGGGCGTGGGTCCGGACAGTGCTTTAGTTAAAGTCGAGATTAACACGGCTGTGTTGCTACAACAGGAGCGGACCCGGCTGGCAATTGAGCAGGATAAGACGCTGGGCAGCGAAGAAGAGAAAGGTATTGCTAGAGAACGTGTCCGCGTGGCTATGGAGAAGTTGGTGGCGACGAAGCCCGCGTTGGTGGCGAGGGCGATGCAAGAGGCCGGTATGACACGACAGGTGTCGAGCAAAGTTATTGACGCTGCGTCAAACCCCAAGGCGAGGACCAAGGCTACACGCCGGAAGAAATCGACGAAGAAGAAGACTGCGAAGCGGAAGCGATCGACGAAGAAGAAAGGCACGGGCAAATGACTTTGTCTGCGACAGTCGATAAATTGTCAGCCGGAGGTTTTGACCCCGATGATCCGTTTCTGCCTGCGTCGTATGATGAGGCTGCATATCTTGTGCTTGCGAGACAGGTGATCGAGAAGGAACGCCCGGATGTGTTGGAAGACCTGACCCCGTGGGAGCGACGTATCGTCTTCCAGTGGGCGTCGCATTTGTTTGCAGACGGTGACGAACTCAATCAAGTGCATGATGTCATTTGGGAGATGGACTACGAGCGTAAGCCGGTCAGCATCGACACCTTTGTGGAAGACCCGTACTATCTTGGCCGTAACTGCGCGGACTTGCACGAGAAGTGGCGCGACGACCTGCGAGCCATACACGCGCCCGGCAATACGTTTGTTGAGTGGTTGTTCACAGGTGCAATTGGTAGCGGAAAGACCACTGTTGCGGCTGTGGAGTTGGTGTACCGTCTGTACCTGTTGTCATGCTTGCGCGACCCAGCGGCGTATTACGGACTACTGCCGGGTTCACCGATCGTGTTCGGCCTTTACTCAATCACAAAGGTGCAGGCCGCTGATACCGGCTATCTGAACTTACGTGCGTACATCGACCAGTCGCAGTATTTCCAAGATGTGTTCCCGCCGGACCCAAAGTTGGAGACGAAGACAGATTTTTACAAGCCCACCGGGAAGCGCATCGAGATAATCAGTGGCTCGCGAAGTTTGCACGCGATTGGACGTAACTTGTTCGCGATGCTCATGGACGAAGCCAACTTTATGCAGGCGAAGCAGGATCAGGAAACAGGCAAGAAGATTGGGCAAGCCTACGAACTTTACAACTCGGTGCGCCGTCGCATCAAGAGTCGTTTCCTCCGACCCGGCGGCGTGGTGCCCGGGATCATGCTGCTGTCGTCATCGCGCACGGTGGAGACATCGTTTATTGAAGAGCGGATAGCGCAGATCAAAGCGGGTAAAGAGGTGGATGCAGACGACCCGGAAGTGGCGCGGTTGAACTTGAAGTCTCCCACAGCGTACATATCTGACTACACCCAGTGGGACTGCAAGCCCGCGCACCGGTTTACTATGCCTGTGTTTCGCGTGGACTGCGGTGATCGGTTTCACCCGCCGAGGCTGTTGGATAAGGGCGCGCACGCCCGCGAGGACGCACGTGTGATAACCGTACCCGGGGAGTTCAAGGGTGACTTTGCTGAGGACATCGACCAAGCGCTGCGTGACATTGCGGGTGTGGCTACGGATAACCTTGCGCCGTTCATTCGCGATAAGCCGTCCGTGATTGATGCAGAGGACGACCGACTGTCGCATCCGTTCACGCAAGAGACAATCAGCATTAGCACAGTCGTGGACACGCACATTGATGAATACTTCGACGTGAAGAAGGCGTGCCGCGTGAAGAAGTCGCGGTACGTGCCGCGACTCAACCCGGACCGGCCGCGATACATTCATGTTGACCTTGCACTGACCGGTGACGCGGCTGGTATCGCGATGGGGCACGTGTCAGGTTTGGTGCGGGACAGGGTGCGGCGGCCGGATGGCACGGACACCGTTGATGCGTTCCCGTTCATTGTCATGGATTTTATGTTGCGTGTGTACCCGCCGGTGGCCGGTGAGATTGACCTTGGCAAGATTCGCACATTTATTATCTACCTCAAGCAGTTTTACAATGTTGAGATGGTGACGTTCGACGGATTCCAGTCGAAGGACAGTCAGCAGATTCTCGCGAAGATGGGGCTACGCACCAAGCAGTTGTCGTTGGATAAGAACGAGGACGGGTACATGAGTATGCGGGGTGCGCTGTCTGGGCGGCGTATCAAGTATTACCATTACGCGCCGTTTCAGACAGAGGTGCTGGATTTGCAGCGTGTGTTTCAAAAGGGTGGGATGAAAGCAAAAGTCGATCACCCGGATACGGGCAGCGACAAGCAGAAGGGCCGCAAGGATGTAGCGGACGCCGTGGCGGGTGTGGTGGCGAATTGCGTTGGCGATCCGAATGCCATAGGCGGGCTACCGTTCCCGGACGCACAGGCAGACAACACGAAGAAAGACCCACGAGATGTTACGGCGGCTGGACCACCTGTACGCGCCGCAGAGGGTGTGGGGGCGGGCAGTGAGTTCGATAGGATTAGGGCCGCACTACAACAGCGGTCACAGGCCGGGTAGGATGTAGTAGTCACAAGGAGATTTGCATGGCACTTCCAAATGGTAGCGAGTTACTTGACGCGCGAATCAATCCGCGTACGTCGCCGACGTTTATGCGTCTTTTGCGCCTGTTCAACATGGTGGATCACCCGGTTGACGACGGGGGTGCTGGTGACGGTGAGGGCGGAGATGCTGCGTCGTTTTCACAGTGGTGGGACAGACAGTTCGAGATGTCGGGCAAACGCACCGAGCGGTACCGCATCTTCAACGACATGAATCAATACCCGCTGGTGGCGGGCATCCTTGACACCTACGCAGAAGAGTCAACACAGATTGACCACGATCGCGGCCGGGCTGTGTGGATCGAGTCCGACAACGCTGACATGGTGGCGCGGGGTGATGAGTGCCTGCGTAACATCGCGGCCGAGGATTGCATCAGCACGCTTACGCGCAGCATGTGCATGAACGGGGACGACTTCCGCAGGCTGGTGTACCGCACGGGTGCAGGTGTGTTGGCGTGGCGACCGTCCCCGGCAGGGAAGACACATCGCCGGGAAGACAAGCTGTCGCGGCTGGCCGGGTTCAGCGCGGATGGGGAGGACTACATGAATCGCGGGGTGGCGGACGCGAATAAGAAGGGCCGTGCAATCAGCTTTCCGTGGGACTACATCCATTTCCGATTACTGGGGTCAAAAGAAGAGAGCGGGTACGGTACGAGTATCCTTGAGCCGATGTTTCGACCGTGGCGTCAGTTGTTACTGGCTGAGGACGCAACGCTGTTGTACCGCATCCGCCGTGCGCCGGATCGCAACATGGTGTTGGTAGACATGGGTGACATGGACCACACGGAGTCACGCAAGTGGATTGAGAGTTGGCGCAAGAAGTACCGCAAGCACGAGTTCGTGGACCCGGCGTCGAGCGATTACCGTAAGCAGTACAACCCGTGGACATCATGGGAAGATGTGTGGATTCCAGTCAAGCAGGGCCGGGATACGCGGGTGGAGACATTGTCGGGTGCCGGTGAGGTGGGCGGATTGCACGACCTGAATGATTTTCGCCGCGCTTTGTTTGGTGCGGCTCGCATACCCCCCGCATACATGGGCTTTGAGGGTGAAATCAACGCGAAGGCTACGCTGCTGCAACAGGACATCCGGTTTGCCCGCACGATCAAACGCATACGCCGCGCACAGATTTATGGGCTGCGCCAGTTGCTTGACATCCACTACGCACTGCTGGCCACGACGCCCGAAGATGTAGCGAAGTATGACACCGCGAAGCCGGGCAATGACTACGCAGTGAGCATGTCTCCGATCAGCTATCTTGACGAGGTGGAGCGCCTTGAGTTGACGCGATTGCGTTGGGAGATTGTGGACGCCATGAATCGGGCAGGTACGGATATGAAACTCGACCCGCGCGTGTGGACCGTGTACATCCTCACGTCGGTGGCGCACTTGTCCGAGGACGTGGTGATGAAACTGGTGTCGAAGGTACCGGACGATCCGGAGAGCGCCATGGGCGGCGGCATGGGTGGTGGTTTTGAGGCACTTACCCCTGAGAAGCGACGTGAGGTTTTGGAGAACTTGAAACTCGCGCCGAATGGTGACACCGTGGGGCATTACCCGTTGGCGGAGAGTGAGAAGCAGATGATTGATACGATCATTGCTACGAATGGGAAGTTGCGCGAGACAATCACGGAGTTGGCCGCGTACGCACGCGAGGACATGGGTGAGAGCCGACCGCTGGTGGAGCGTGCGGCGCAGCAAGTCGATCCGGCGTTGATACTTCCGGTATTCAAGGGCAAGATTGTGACGGACAGTGTGAAGGAAGACCCGCAGGTGGAAGAGTTGAGAGCCGACATGGTGGACTACGACTCATTCGACCCCGCGACCGGTAAGTATAGGGCGCGCGCGTCGGACCAGTTGGTTGAGCGCGCTGAAGCAGTGCGGTTGGCCCGGGACGAAAAAGTTGACGCTGCGTCAAAATCGAATGATGGGAGAGCGGCATGATAAAGGTGACAATCCCGGGGTACAGTAAAGCGAAGTACGCAGCGCCTTTGGTGCGGGCAATACGGGCGAGTGCCTTAACCGCCAATGTGCCCGTCCATGTGGCGGCTACGGTTATGTCAGAGTTCTTCACGGTGTTGGCAGACGAGGTGGCCGAGGGCAATGTGTTTCGCATCCCCGGCATTGGGGCGTTTGGCGGGATCGTTTGTACGCGGCGTCGCAATGGGGACAAGTTTCCTGCACCTGTGTTTGTAGCGGGTGTGGCGTTTCGGAATGATTTGCTGCGCACGTGTGAGACGGACGCCAACGACAAGTTGGTGGTGCCGCACAAGTTTTACGCTGTGAAGAAGAAGTTGAATGTGTTTCGGGTGAGCAACATCCCGAGGGTGCAAACACGCACGCGGTCCGCACGAACTGCGATGGCGAGCATTCGTGAGACTGTGCTTGCGCAAGCCCAGCGTCGCCGCGCTGTGTAAAGGACTACACCATGTCGCCTATTGATTTGCTCATTCAGTACGATGATTTGTTTCTGTACAGCCCGTCGTTTCTGATCGGGGAAGAAGCGGAACAGGCCGGGCACGTGTTCGAGGGTAAGGCTATTGGTACAGCCGCGCTGGCTGACATTAGCCTCAAGCAAGTGATGCAAGAGTTGGTGGGTCCGCAGTTACCGAACTATGCCAAGGAGCGGAAGACAGGCCAGACAGTCGGTAAACGAAAGTTGAAGGATGTGCAGGCGAGGGCGCGCACGGCGTTGTTGGTTGAGATTGGCCGGTTCGAGGCTGGTGCAACTGACGCGACTACGTTGAAGGCCAGTGCGGCCAAGCTGATGAAGATGGCGTGGCGCGATGTGTTCCTAGCAGGTGTGCGAGCCAGTGGTAAGCCGCCCACGTTACCCGGCAGTAAGGCGCTGGTGCATCTATCGCCCGGTGACGACAAGTGGCTTAAAGGTGCGATGGCACATGAGGTGCGGTTTCTTAATTCGTTTATGCGGGCCGTGGTTGGGCAGACCTACAAGATGGCATTGGATCAGCGGGTGGAGATGTACGTGCGTAGTCTTGAGTCGTTTTTCGATAACGCACGTGTGATCGGTATGCCGCCGGGCACCCTTATCCATTGGACAGGTCCGTGGGACGATCGGTCATGCCCGGGGTGTAATTACATGTTCAAAAACAACCCGTACACCAAGTACACACTGCCGACTGTGCCCCGTGCTGGGATGACACAGTGCTTGACTAACTGCCGCGATAGGTTGTTATTGCGACGGGTGGGGGCGGAGGCCGCAGCAGCCGCCGTGGAGGGTAAGAAAACGAGACAGCAGCATGTGGGGGCGCTTCGTCGTCTAAAGCGGAAGAAGGGTTGACGAGGGGACTACGACAGGTATAATGCTCGCAGTGGTTTCGGGTGTCCAGCCCACCACTTTGCCTAAGACAACTCGCATGGGTTCACCACCCATGCGAGTTTTTTTACGCCTAATGCGAAAACTGCTATTGACGCGGCGTCAATGCGCCGATACACTTGGCAGACGAATCAATTGCCCGGAAGATCGGGCAGAAAGGCGGTCCACCATGTGGATTTTCAACGAACACGGGTTTTTCAGCATTGTGCTGGCGCACGCACAGGACAAGGGCAAGCGGGTCGCCAAGCGTGACCCAAACAAGGTGATGATCCGGGCGCGGTGCCGGGCACACCTTGAGTCGTTGATGGGCTGGGCGTTTGACGATGGCGTTGACCACGCCGAGATTATCGAGACGGCGAATCGGGATTACATGTTTCGCATCGTGATCCCGAAGACTGAACTGGCCGACTTGATGTTGAAGACGGCCAATGAGTTGAGTACCGCCAATTTCAAGAACAGTGTTGCCGCCAAGTGGGGTCATAGCGACCCGTACACGGACCTGTGCCATAACGTGTGGGGCGAGCATTACGCCATGCAAAAGAAGGTCCACGGCGCAGCGCTTTACGGTTGAAGTAATGATTGCATTGATGGACACAAGTTGGACTACGCAGGGTTGGAGTCAACCGCAACCCGCTGACACGAATGTTAGCGTGTGCGCCGTTGTGACTCCTGTGGCAGCCATGCTTACGCACTGCAAGCACGTCGCGGGTTTGGTTCTACCCGAACCGGATGCGGACGTGTGGCGCAGCATGGACTACCGTACGTCCGGGCTGTACTTCGCGGCAATTACGTGGTCTGTGCTGCGGTTAATGGTGCTGATACGCTTACGCGGCCGTGCGCGATTAACGTGCAGGCGTGTACCCCCTCCGAACCGACCGAAGAGGCGAACACCTACTTTCGGCCTTTGGCGTGGGTTTCTTTAGCCCGTGTTGATGGGTCGTTCTGAGTATTTTGATAGCCGGGTTGAGTGTTCGCTCAACCCGGCTTTAGTTTTACAG